AGGCGAGAAAAAAGAAAAACAAACTTAGAATCCGTAGGGCGCATATGAGTTCGAGGTGTGTAGCAACTTTCCAAAAGTAAGGCGCTTCGAAGCAGCTCGTTATGAGCTATTCATGAAAAAAAAAGAAAAAAAAAAAAAAAAAAAAAGAAATTAATTATTAGAAAATGAAAATTGGTCTTTATAAGGCAAAGGATTAACAGGAGAACTGTATCCATTTAAAGCATTATATGCTGATTTTACATTATAAGTAATATCGCTTCCTAAATTTAATAAATCTTGAGGAATTAAACCACCACCTTTTCTTCCTTCTAGGGAACTTGAATCTGTATTTGAATTAGTTTTTGAATTAGTTTTTGATTTTGAACTGAGTTTAGTTTTATTTTTCATTTTTTTTTTATTATCATATAAGTACCCACCCACCATACTATTTAGTGTTGTATAACCAGCATCATTCATTGTCATCTGCAACGCTGGATCATTATTAATTACTCCTCCTATAGGTGCTAAATAATTTCTATTAGCTCCTACACCATCCATCCCTGGCCATTGTGAAACAGATGGTCCCCATGATTGCCCTACGATTGGACCTGGAATTGAAGACGCTGGTTTAAAAAAATTACCACCATTTTGTCCAGTACATACGTTGCATGTGCCTCCGTTTTGACCGGAACCCAAAATAGCAGGATATTGTGTTTTACCATAATCTATATTTCCTCCGAATTTATTCATTTGATTCCACGATAAAGGAGCAATGGGACAGCCACAAGATCCACACCCTGAACCACCTTTTTTCATATAACATGTTCCTGGACAATTATGACCACAATTACAATTAGGCCCGCAACGGCAATTAGGTCCGCAATTAGGACACGATTTTTTACCTAAAGATTTAAAAAAAGTTTTATTTTTCTTTTTAGAACATCCTATCATATTTTTCATTGTTTTACTTTTTTTATTATTAATACGTTTTTTATTGGATCTTACTATTTTTTTTTGCATATATAATATACTTTTAAAAAAAAATCTTCTTTTAGGAAAATGTAGAGCCAAAATATATAGAAATGAACTATTCAATGTTAACGTGTGTCAACATATGTCGTCTACAACACATTTTATTCAAGTTTAATTCATCTAATACTTCACCTTCAGGCGTTTTTTCACTATATTGTTGAGTCAAATAAATAACTTTATCAACATGAAGATCTCTTGCCATTTTTCTTTTTCTAACTTCTTCACAATAATAACGGTATTTATCTGCTAGAACTGTTCCACATGTAAAGCATTTAATTGGAATTATCATTGTCTATTATAGTATTAATTAATATTTTTATATATATTTTAATTTAAATCAATTTTTTATTTATTAAGATTATATAATATGAGCTTTTTTACCGCCACTGGAGCATATACAATTCAAACACCTCAACAAAGCGGAACAAATTATTATTTTGTAACATTTTTTGAACCCGGAGGAACTATTTCATTTAATTCTCCTGTATCTGAAATATCATATTTTGCAGTAGCTGGTGGTGGAGGAGGGGGAAATGGTTTTCATATTGAAGAAGTAGTATTACAGCAAGTAGTAATCTCTGATGCAGGAGGTGGTGGAGGAGCAAGTGGAGATTTATTAACAAGTATTTTTCAACCAATTTTATACTCAAATTATAATATATTTGTTGGTTCTGGTGGTCAAATAAAGCAAAAGGGAGGTAATTCCTATATGCAATTAGACGGAAATAATATATTTGATTCTGTCGGTGGAGCTGGTGGCACAAGTACTAGTGGTGGTTATAATGCAAATTATGGGTCAGGAGGGTCAGGTGGACAACATATTATTCAAAATGGAACAGAAAGTGGAACACCACATATTGATGCATACGGTTATCCTGCTGGTTATGCTCCTTATATATTAAATGGATTAAATGTAGGAAACTGGGGTGGAGGAGGTGGTGGTGGTCAATGTTCTCCTTATTTTGTATCATCAACAAATCAAGGAAATGGTGGATTAGGTGGAACTATTTCTTCTGATAGTACATCTGGTATAAATGGGGGTGGCGGAGGTGGAGGTGCTAATTATACAAATACATCAGGAGCGATCGGTGGCAATGGTGTAGTTATTTTATCATTTAAAGAAGGCACAGGTTATAAAATTCCGGGAGGACAAGATTTAGTTGATATTTTTTATCCTTTATCTTCGGGTGGAGTTACTGGTTCAACGGCAACTGGCTATAATTATAATACAGGTTCCGCGTTTCAAGAGTTAACAAATTTATTTGCTCAATATACTCCAGGAACTACAGCAGCCCCTTTAACAAATTATATTTCAGATCCATATAGTTCATTAGATTTAAATCAAGTATTTCAAAATATAGATTATCCCCCACAATATCAAATTATTAATCAATCTAATGTTATCATAAGTTTTACTTCCGATAATAATAATTATAATGGTTTAATTTTTCAAAATGAAACTGGACCAACAGGATTAACATCTGGTTCAGTTTCTTTAAGTTTCCTTCAACAAGTTAATAATGCAAATATTTTAGTTATAGGAGGTGGAGGAGGAGGTGGTGGGGGTAATTTAGGAGGCGGAAGTGGTGGTGGAGGAGGAGGCGGAGGTGCTACAACATATTTAACAGGTCAAACGTTCAATATTGGTGAGCTAATTACTATTTCAATAGGTAATGGAGGTTTAGGAGGTTATTTAACAATAAATCCTAATTATCCTGGCCCATCAGGAACTAGTGGATCCTTTTCAGAAATAAGTTTTAATACAAATACTTATACATCAAATGGAGGTAATGCTGGTGCAGGTTTTGGTGTTTCTAGCGGTTCTTGTGGTGGTAATGGTGGTAATGGTGGTAATGGTGGTAATGGTAATGGTTATAGTTATGGAGGAGGAGGTGGTGGTGGAGCAGGAAGTTTTACCGTAACTAATCCAAGTATTAATCTAGGAGGGTCTGGAGGAACTGGATTTACAAATAATGGTATTTCTGGTCAATTAACTACACCAGGTTATTTATCAGAACAAGGTCAAGATGGTGGTGCTTCTGGTATAACATCAGCTTTTATACCTTTCTATGGAACAACAATAACTCTTGGAGGTGGAGGAGGAGGTGGCGGACTGGTTAGCTCTGGAAATCCTGGAAGTCCTATAATAACTGGATTTGGTGGCGATGCGGGCCAAGGTTCAGGAGGATTAGGTAATTATTCAAATGCAAATAATGGAAATGGAATTAGTGCAAATAATAGCATGACTAGTTTGAATAATTTAAGTCCAGGTTATGGTGGTGGAGGTGGAGGAGGGGGAGATGGTGGGAATGTAGAGTTTAGTTTAGGTGGAAATGGAGGTAATGGTGTAGTAATAATATGGTGGCCTTCAAATTAAAGGCGCTTACATCATGTAGGGAGCAATTAAAATGCATTAATTAAAAACCCACCTACATCATGTAGGGATCTAAAAAAAACCTAGTTTACATCATATTTTATGTCCTTGAAAATAATATGAATCAATTGTTAAAAGATTACCATCTTTATCAGTCTTATAAGTAGGGCCATTTATTGATCCAGCAACACACTTTCTATTACCCTTGCTGTTAGTTGTTAGAACACAACAATTTGTTTCAGCACAATTAGATTCAGTTAACATATTACATTCTCCCTCTAAATCGCTTGATTTTCCTAAATAAACTTCACAAAAACTTTCAGATGGTTGTAATTTTAGATTTAGATTGTTGTCAACAAAAGCTTCCACAGTAACTTCTTGTATTAATTTTGGTGGTGGTTTAGAAGGATTTAAATTTATATCTTTTATTTGGATATAAACTAACAAAACAATAACAACAATAATGATTATTATTATTATTAAAATATTTAGTGAATTATTATTTATTAAATCCTCTATTTGGTTCATATATTATATAATAATATCAATTTCTACAATTTTTCATAATTTTTATGAAAAATTTTATTTTATATGTATAATTTATAAATGGCACGTTCAAAACATCAAAGACGTCATCGTAAAAGTAAAACCTATAAGAAACATTCAAGTAAGAAAAGAAATTTTATTGGAAAGACTTTTAGTAAAAGTGTAGGATTGGTTAAAAATACTAGTAAAAAATACATTCCTAAAGTTGAATCTGGTTTAGAAAATGTTGGATCTAAAGTTGTAAAAACCGGATCTAACACCATTCCTTACCTTCAGCGCATGACACGTAATTTATTTGGTATGTTCTCTACTAAAAAGAACAGAAAAAATAGAAAATAAATTTATTCAATCTCTTCCAAAGTAATTCCAATCGTCGTTTTCGTTTTTTTATATTGTTTGTTTGTTTTATGGATTATATCATGACACTTTTGACATAAATTTATTAAATTTGCAACATTATTTTTATTGAATGTTAGACCTTTTTTTTTTATTATACCCTTATCATTTGCTTCATTTTGATAAATCAAATGATGAATATCTATTGCAGGATTTTGTAAACATTTTTCACAAATTCCACCTTTAATCTGTTTTGCATTAAAATGTGAACCTTTTTGATCTAAAACACTACCCGATTCTGGATGGTATTTCATTCTAATTTTATGGGCATTTTCCAGAAAATCCACTGGCAACGATAAAGATTTACATACTTCTAAACCATACATATTCGTTCCCGATCCATCCTCCAATTTTCTATTGTATATTAAACAATCATTCTCTTTATCATATTTAACTTTCATATGTTTCATGCCTACATGATGTAGGGAGACAATCTCGTCATAATTAACAATTTCATGAAGATGTGTAGCAAAAATGAAAGAGCAACCAATTTTTTCTAAAGCCTGAACGCCTGAAACAAAAATACTGATTGCACTTATACTTTCAGTTCCTGAACAAAGCTCGTCTCCTAGAACTAAACTATTATTATTTGCTACACGCAATATTGACCTCAATTCAGACATTTCTACCGCAAACGTTGATAACCCTTTGAACAAATTATCATTACCTAATATTCTGGTAAATATATAATTATATGGAAAAAATTTGAAACTTGAGGCAGGCACGAATAAACCAGCTTGCGCCATTATTGTAGATATTCCTAAAGCACGTATTAGACTAGTTTTTCCAACTGCATTTGTCCCAAAAAGGAGTATTCCATTTATAGTATTTACCTTTCCTATTGTTATATCATTTGCCACATATAATTCTGATTGTTGGATTTTTTCTATTAAACAATGTCTTAAATCTTTTACTTCAATGAACGATTTTTCACTTTCAACAATTTCAGGCTTACAATAATTATATTTATCAGCAATAAATGCTTTTGCATAAATTAAATCAATATTTATAATAAAATCACATATATCTAAAATTTGATCTTGATAATCCTGTAATTTAGTAATAATTGTTTGGAAAACTTTAGCTACCGTATCAATTAAATTTACTTTTATTAAATTAACAGTCTTACAAAGATTTGAGATTTGATTACTAGAAATTGTTTTATTTGTGCTTGTTTGCTTATTAAATTGTAATTGCAATGATAAATCAAAATTTGATTCTGAATTTGAATAACTTGAATTATATTTTAAAAATATATTTTTTTTGTTTTTAATTAATTCTTCCAATATTTTACATCTTCTTTCAGTTGCAATTAAACTAAAATTATTCTTTTCAGTTTCATAAATTTTTACATATAATTTTTCATCTTCATTTTCATCCTTTTCTTTTAATATTTTTTTTTTCTTTTTTGATCCAATCTCATAATTTGATATTATAGAATTAAAATAAGAACGACAACATTCCAATTGATCTTGAGAATCTAACAAAGTTTTTATTTTATTATCTAAATCAATATTGATACCTTCTTTTATAAAAGATTTTTCTATCTTATTAATATTATCTATTTCTTTACATTCCTCTAAAATTAAAACACTATTCAAATAATCCAAAACAGTATCTATTTTTTCTAAAAATTTATCAAAATCATTTATCTTTTTTGATAAATACCAGTTTACATTGTTATTATTTTTTACATAATTATACATTGTTTTAGCATTTTGAATTGATTCATATAAATGAAATATTAATTTTGGAGTTACTTTTTGTAACATAATTTGACGCATTATTTTAGAAATATCTCTTATTTGAAATAGTAAAGATTTGATATTTTCAATATCTTCTTTATTTTCTAATATTTTTTCTGTTATTTCATATTCCATGTTTAAATAATTTATATCTGTTACTGGATTCAAAAAATTATTTTTAAATTCACGTTTTCCCATTGATGTTACACACTCATTTAGCATTTTTACTACAGAAGAATATTTGCCTGAATAATTATCATCTTCTATTATATTCAACTGTTTTAATGAATGATTTGCTAAGATTAATTTATTTTTTGAATTTTCCAACTTGGGCTTAGAAATTTTATAAATTAAATTTGGATTATGCTGATAAATAAAATCTAATAAATAGCAAAATGATTGTGTAGCATAAACATTGTCATTAAAAATACTTATGAAAGATTCAAAATCATAGATTTTATAAAATTTATTCAATAATTCTTTTTGATATGTTTGTTTTTCACAATTTTGAACCCTAATATTATTTTTTATTTCATTATTATTTCCTAAATTTACATGATGTATTATTTTACTTTTTATATTTGTAAAACTTATTATATCATCTACTTCAGATTTAGTTAAATTTGTTATTATAATCGTTTCACTAGGATTATATATTGAAATAAATTTCTCTAATTCATCAAATGTGCATGGATTCTTTTTTATATAGATTTCATCAAATTCCATAATATTAGTATCACCAGTAAATATATCAATAACTGCAGCTCCTACATAAATATTATTTCTTTCTTCGTTATAATTTTTTTTTCTAAGTAATTTCTTATTTTCAATCCATATACAACAAGTATTATTAGTTATCTTATCACTTTCAGTAGAGAAATATGTTCCTGCAGAATAAATGCCTGTTAAACTTCTTGATGTGTTGGGACACGCCTCATCTTGTTCATAAACAACAATAGTAAAACCTGCTTCCTGTAATTTTTTTATATATTTTTCTATTAAATGTTCTTTAAAACCTGCCATAACTACAGATTCTTGTCCACAACAAACCTTTTTATCAACTACATTTAGATCACAAATATTGGCAAATTGCATTATCATACTACCACTAATTTTATTATTTTTATCTTTTAGTCCATAAACTTCAAAAAAAGCACCTACTTGCATCAATATTATTGTATTTATCCCATACTCTTCGGAATATTTTTTAGTTTTTTCAAAATAATCTTTAATTAAAGACATATTGATTTCTAAAAATATATCTTTATATCATTTTTGCTTTATAACTTGATAATCTGAATTTTTTTTATGAGATAATGTATTAAATATTAAAACTTTATAATCATTATATTGTTTTTTATTTATCAATTGTAAAGTATAATAAAAGGTTTTTAGAATAAATAATGATCCTAATAAATACCATGGTATAGAATTGTATTTTTTTAAATCATCTAAAACTATTTCTATGTCTTTTTTATTGTAGATTGCAATTTCACATTTTATATCAATAAATTTATCACATTTTATTTTATATGCATAAATTTCTATATTATTTAATTTCCATTCAACTTTAGAAAAGTCATTTTCCTTTACATGTAATTTATGCTGTAACTTTGTCAATGTGCTTTTCATGTTATCTGTAAATATAGCAATATCTATATCGCTTTGTCCATGATGATAATCTGGTCTATTAATTGAACCATAAAAATACAAATCTGTATCTAAATATTCACCTAATTTAAATAAATATTCTTTTATATTATCTGGTAAACTACTTCTTATTTTTTTCATTCTTTCTAATTCTTCTTTAGAATTCATAATATCAAGTAACAAAAAAAAATATATATAAAATATTATTATTATATTGTTTTTTATTCCATATTCATAAAGTTATGTAAAAGAATATCTTTGTTAGTATTAGAAATTTCACCAGTTAACATAGCAGATTCAAATGTTTTTCTTAAAATATCTGGAGGACATGTTGAACCAACTTTAATAATTCCATGTTGTCTTAAATATTTACGAACATCAGTAATATTGGTTTTTTTTAGTTCTTTTTGTGTATTTATAATATTTTTTCTAGTTTGTTTGTCTTTTATTAAAACTCCTACTTTTCTTAATTTTTCTGATTTCCCTAATAAAAATTTACGTCTAATAGTTTTTTTTAAATATTGCTTTGGAATGTCTTCTTCTATTTTTTCTTCACGAGTTTTTATAAGTTTATCAATATCAATATCTAAATGTTTATTTTTATCAAATCCATCTTCAATAATTGATAATTCAGGAATAAAATTATCTTTTTTTGAAGATTTTATATCTTTTTCAATTTTATTCAATTCTGCTAAATTTTTTGTTCTATAATTTGATTCTTGATCTTGCATCTTTTGAAGTTTTTTTTTGATTTGTTCTAATTTCTCTTGTCTAGAAGGTATTTCTTTAAATAAATCATTATTATTATTATTATTAATGATAGATGGTTTTTCTAATAAAAAATTTGTATTTTTTTTTGGAGGAGTAGGAGGACGAACCAAATTTGGTATTTCGGGATGTTCATTTATTTTTTCTAGTTCTTTCCATTCTCTATAGGTTTTTTTTTTGCCATTTTTTAGACACCCGTATGGGACATCATCATTGGATTTGTAATTTATATTAAATACTTCATTTGTTAATAATTCAGGTGGTAAATCTAATGAAATTTCCATAGGTTTATAAACGCTAGAATTTAGATTAGAATTTAGATTAGAATTTAGATTAGAATTTAGATTAGAATTTAGATTAGAATTTAGATTAGAATTTAGATTAGAATTTAGATTAGAAATTAGATTATTTTTTAATGTTCTATTATTTAAAATATTTTGTTGTTTTTGTTTTTTTGATAAATCTGTTAAATAATTAATTGCTCCATAAAATTCATCTGAATATGTATTTTCTTTTTTAGAATCATTATTTTGATTTTGATTTTGATTATTATTTAATTCTTTGGATTTATGATCTTTTATTCTTTTTAATAATTTATTTTTTAGATTATTTGGAGAAACAACTGGATTTAAAGAAGGTAAGGCTTTTTTTTCTCTATTTTTTTTTGTTTTATTTCCAGATATTTTAAATAATTCTGGATTTATTTGAATTGTTTTTTTATTTGACATATGTAATATATAATAAAAAAACAATTTTTTGATTAATACTCAAATAATTATTATACATACATACTTGACATTATTTTATTAAGTTTTTCCTTATCCGACTCTTTTTCTTCATTTTTCAAATACATTTCAAAACCTTTATTAATATCCTTGATAGTTAATTTTTTCTTTAAAGAAGGATCCAAACAAAAAACTCTTCTACTATGAGCTATTTTTGTTTTTGTAAAAAGATTTTCTATATCTCGTCCCGAAAATTTAAAATGACTTTTATGTTTTTCAAACCATTCCTTATTCAATTCTAATAAAGACCATCCATTATCATTCACCTTTTTTAAAAAAATTTGATACAATTCTTCTGCAGAATATTCTTCGGTTTTAAATCGCCACGGAAATCTTGAGTTTAATCCTTGATTGTAATTAAAAAAACAATTTTGAAGCTCATTTTCGTAACCTGCAATTATTACCATTAAATTTTCTTTATGATCACTTAATGCTTCACATAATGTATCTATACATTCTTTTGAAAAGCTATCACGTTTTTCTTCATTGCCTAAAGCATATGCTTCATCTATAAATAAAACTCCTCCCAAACATTCTTTTATAACATCTCTAGTCTTTAATGAAGTTTGGCCTAAATACCCAGCTATCAAATCAGCACGAGTCACTTTTTTAAATGTCCCTTTGGTTAAGATTCCTAATTTAGAAAAAATATTTCCAATTATTTTTGCTATTTCTGTCTTACCAGTTCCAGGATCACCAAATATAACTGTGTGCATAAATTCGTTACATTGAATATTAGGTTTTAAAGAATGCAAATTTTGTAAATAATATAAAATTTGATCAATAATATTCTCTTTTAAACTTTTAATACCTATCATATTATTTAATTGAGTAAGAGGTTCTTTAATATTATGTAATGCAGACATATTTATGTTATATTCAACTTCTTTATCATCTGGATATTTTTCAATTAAATCCAGCAAATCTGCAATTTGATTAATCTCAATTTCAATATTAATTTTTTTTTTATCAATTGATAATTTTTTATAAAAACATATTTCATTGTCTAAAATATTATTATTAATATTATTATTATCGTCAAGATATAAATTAGGATTAGAATCAATATTTTTTTCAATAGAAGATATTAATGAATCTAAAATATTCTGACCTAAAAAATTAGTATTATTTAAATTAGACTCAGTAAAATTATAATCAATATTTTTTACAAATTTTTTTATATTGGATCTTTCTGATAATTCAGTATTATTACAATAATATAATGGATCTGATCTAATTTTATTATCTAATTCTAGCAAAAAATTATTATATTTATTTATATCTGTAAAATTTCTATTAAATCTAATATTTTTTATAATTTTATTATTTTTATTGTTTTCCATTTTATAAGTTTAATATAAATAATATAATTAAACATTTATATTATTTTTTACGAATTTACATTGTATTCTTATCAATTGTTATTTCTTTGGCTACTTTTGATATAATTTTATTAATATTGTTTTTTTGTTCAAATTCTGTAGATCCAGACATAGAATTAGAAACAATATGTAAATATTTATCATTTGTTTTTGATTCTGAATCATAACAATCTGGATTAAGTTTTACCCATTCATTAATTTTTTTCATATTTTTATTTGCAATTTGTTTTATAACAGTAGACATTTTATTGTTAGTTTCATCATTTTTAATCCACTCATTATTATCCTTTATATATATTATTTCACGTTTATAATCAGAACAATGTATAGGTCTTTCACGGCTATCTAATTCCTTTAAGTTATTTAGAACTACGTTAGAAATGCCTTCTACAAAACCGTTTTTTCCCGTATTTTCTAAATCAAGTAGTTGAACTTGAATAGATTCAACAAAATCTGAAATATTCATTGCATCCTTGCATGTATTATTAAGAAAAAATTGTAAATTAAATGTTTTATTATTAGAATGAATATTACTATTTGATATTGTAGGATATTTACATATATCAACGAGTTTGTTAGTTAAATCTTTATTCTGTGTTATCACTTCTTTCACTAATTCAGTAAGAATTTTAACTTCTGTTTTATCTACTTCATCTTCAAAACTTTTGGAACCTTTTTTTGTTTTACAAATCTGTCTATGTTTCCATAAACTCTGACGACTTTTGTAGTCGTTGCCGCACTTGCAATAAAAAATATGCTGCGGAACTATTTTGTCATCCAAAAGCGCGTTTTTGTGTTTTGCAGTCAAAATGTGTCTGTTCCATTGACTAATTCGTGATGATTTATAGTCACAAAGATCGCAATATAAAAAATTGGAACTTTTTTTGTCATCCATTTTGTCTACTATTAGTTGACAAAAAAAGTTCCTAAATATTTTTACTGAAAAAATGAAAAAATTTATCGTAACAAAAATTTTCTTGGTTTTTTAGTTTTGTGAGCATTATGGTAAGAAAGCGTTTTTCAGCGAACATTTTCTAGAAAGTCTTGGGACTTTTGGATTTTGGACATTTATTTTTGTCCATTTTTCAAAACCCAATGACTTTTATAAAACAAAGTTTGTGACTGAAAAATACTTTAAGAATAGATCTAATATTTTTGTTACGTTACTTGGTAATAAATTAAAAATTTTCTATTTTTTAAAAAAAAACTATGATTTTATACCCTTTAGAGAGACAAGAATATTATAAAAAATATTTTTATAATATATTTGATTATATTATAAAATGGAAGCAGGAAGAATGATGGTGTTACATTCCCTAATAATCGTATTTTAATATACTTATTTATGATTTATATACTTGGTCAAAAACCAATTGTAGCTGAGAACCGTAGTATAATAATAGCAGCATTTATATTAATTTATATGATTATGTTTGGTCATGGATTGCCAACATCAATAAACAAAAATTTATTGTAATAAAATTATAGTTGACTTCAAAGTGATTTCATTTATTATAAAATAATTAATGAAAAAAAAAAAAAAGCTTTTTTACAAAACTTGCAGTCAATACAAAATTTTTGTGAATTTTTATTGGATAGAGCTGATATAAAAAGATAATTTAATATATTAATATATTTTATTTTTATTTATAAAGGTAACAATTTCACATGTAAATTGTTATTATTCAACCTTTTTTACAAAAGCTCTAGCTGCTTGTGTTAGTTTGTTTCAAATATGTTTCGACTAGATTGTTTATATATTTATAATATAATTGTTTTTTTGTTTCTTCAATATTATATTCAACGCCAATTAATTTTTCAAGAATTATTTTTATTATAAAATTAAATATATCATCATTATTTCCAGATGTTACTATATTATTAAAATTTAAATGATTAATCAATTTATTAAAAATATTTTCAGGAAAATATAATTCATTATGTATTGAACCTACTTTATATCTTAAACTTAATGAGAGAGAATCTTCTTTAGTATCAATTGCATGATACATCCATGATGGTATAAATAAACAATCATTTTCTAGTAATTCAACTTCATATCTTGTAATTTTTTTATGGAATTTATCAAACATAACTTTATTATTGGAGTATAATGAATAATAATTAATTATATTAGTTGATTTTACAGGCAATAAATCTTCAGAATATTTGGGATCTATTAAAACCCATTTTTTTTTACCTTCAATCTGTATATTAAGTGTTTGCTCTATTTCATTATGTAAACCAGTAAAATCACCTTTTTTACTAATAAACACATCTCCTATTAATAAATAATCACTTAAACCAGGAATTATATCTAATAAATCATTTTTTTCAATATGCTGATTAAATATATTATGTTTTTTGGAATCAAAATTAGCTGATTTTGAATATGTAGCTGTTTCTTTACAATATATTATTTTTATATCGCTATTTAAAATATTTTCTCTCAAATCTTTTAATTTATCAAAATTTTCATTAAAAGTAAATACGCATGGAGTATTAAAATTATCAGTATACATCTTTAATTTTTCTCTGTTAAAGTTATTTCTACTAAGATTGGTAATTTTACGAATTGGTAGAGGATCAATATCTTTTCGTGTTGAAATGTTCTTCAAAATATTAGTTAATTCATTTAAAAATATGGGATCCTCAACATTGTTTAAACAAAATTTAAACAGTTTATTTGAAATATAGTAATTAGGATTATTATCTTGTAAAATTAACTTATTTATAATATAATTTAAGTTATTATTAGATTCAATAAAATTTCTAATTATTCGTTTTATAGCCATTTATATAATATATAAAATATAATAATTTATTCAAAATTTATATAAAATAGAAAAAAACAATTTAAAAAAAAATTGATATATAAAATAACTCCTGGGATGATTTCAATAGCAAAAGAAATGGAAAAAACAGCAGTTTTTGATATTGAGAATAATCCCTATATTGAGGAGCCATGGACTATTATAGAATCTTATTTTGGAGACCAGCATTTAGAAAAATTAGTAAGACATCAATTAGAATCCTACAATAATTTTGTTGGCTATCAGATTATTAAAACGATTGAAATGTTTAATCCGGTTAATATAAAATCTGAAAATGATTATGATGCTAAATCTGGTAAATATTGTCTAGAAATGTTTATTACATTTGATAATTTTCATATTTATCGTCCGCAGATTCATGAAAACAATGGTGCGATAAAATTGATGTTTCCACAAGAAGCACGTCTAAGAAATTTTACCTACGCATCTTCAATGACTGTGGATATAAATATAAAATATGTTATCAGAGATGGTGAAAATTTGGAAAATGTAAAAACGCTTAATAAAACTCTTTCAAAAATTCATATTGGAAAATTACCTATTATGTTAAAATCTAATATTTGTGTTCTAAGTCAATATAAATATGTTGACACTCATCATACAGGAGAGTGTAAATATGATGCTGGAGGATATTTTATTATTAATGGATCAGAGAAGACAGTTCTAGGACAAGAAAGAGCTGCTGAGAATAAGGTTTATTGTTTTAATATTTCTAAAAATGATACGAAATATTCATGGAAAGCAGAAATAAAATCTGTTCCTGATTTTAAATGTATATCACCAAAGCAAATAAATATGATGATAAGTTCAAAAAATAATGGCTTTGGTTATCCATTATTATTACAAATTCCCAGAATTAAACAACCAATTCCTTTATTCATTGTATTTCGCGCATTAGGTGTTGAATCTGATAAAGAAATTTGCGAATATATTTTGTTAAATATTTCATTAGACAAAAATAAAAGAATGCTTGAAAATCTACAAGCGTCTATTATTGAAGCAAATAAATATATTACCTATGAAGACGCTATAAGATATATTATAAATTTTGCTAGTTTTACACCAATAAATATGGATAAGGAAACAGGGGCTCTAAAAAAACATCAATTTACCTTGGAAGTTTTACAAAATGATTTATTCCCTCATTGTCAAACCGTAAAGCAAAAGATATATTTATTAGGATATATGGCAAACAAGTTAATGCAAGCTAGTTTTGAATGGATTCAAGCTGATGATAGGGATTCATATATAAATAAACGTGTTGATTTGACTGGAACATCATTAAATAATTTATTTCGTAATTATTTCAATAAATTAGTGAAAGATATGGAAAAACAGATTGTAAAAGAGATAAATAATGGAAGTTGGAGATCAAAAGAAGATTATTTAAATATTGTAAATTTAACAAATATTTATAAAATTATTAAATCTACAACAATAGAAAATGGATTTAAGCGTGCTTTAGCTACTGGTGATTTCGGTATTAAACATACAAATTCCAATAAAGTAGGTGTAGCTCAAGTATTAAATCGTTTAACATATGTTGCAAGTTTAAGTCATTTGAGGCGTGTTTCTACACCTACAGATAAAAGTGGAAAATTAGTTCCTCCTCGTAAACTACATAATACGTCATGGGGATTTTTATGTGTTGCTGAATGTTTTGATCCTAAAACACCAATTTTAATGTGGGATGGAACTATCAAACTAGCTGAAGATATAAAAATTAATGATATACTTATTGACGACTTAGGTAATTCAACAACAGTCCGTTCTACTTGCGGAGGTTTTAAAAATATGTATGATATAATTCCTGATAAAGATAACTTTATGAAACATCGTGTAACAGATAATCATATTCTTACTCTTAAAATACGTAGCCATAAAGTAATTAGAAATTCAACCCAATTGGATAGAAATTATACTCACATAGTAGAATATTTAAATCGTGAAAAAATAATATTTGAAAGAAAATGCTTTAAATCTTTAGAACAAGCAGAAAAGTTTGTAAACAGTTTTGAGGATGATAATACTATTGATATAACTATAGAAAAGTATTTAACTTTAAAACAAAGAACAAAAGATAAATTAGTTTTATTTAAAACAGAAGGTATAAATTGGAGTAAAAAAGATGTAGAAATGGACCCATATTTACTTGGTATGTGGTTAGGCGATGGTTTAAGTGATGGAACAGGATTTGCTTTAAATTATAAAACGGATTTTGAAACTCTTGCTTATTGGGAAAAATGGGCTGAAGAAAATGGAGCTATAATATTAAAAGGATCAAGATATAAATTCTCTGTAGTATCTAAAAAAAATAAAGAGGCATCTAATCAAGGATTATGTAATAGAGTAGAAGAAGCTCCTCTTAAAAAATATCTTCGCAAATATAATCTTTTAAAAAATAAACATATTCCAAATGAATATCTTACAAATGATAGAGAAACTAGATTAAAAGTTTTGGCTGGATTAATAGATACAGATGGTTCAGTTCGCGCTGAAGGACGTGAAATACGTATTTCTCAAGGACCAGCGAATTACAGAATAATAGAAGACGCTTATACTTTAGCAATGTCTTTAGGATTTTCATGTGGTGTAAAAGAAGGAAGAAGTCAATGGACTGATGAAAAAAGTAAAGAAAAAAAGTTTAGCACATATAAAGAATTATCAATTACAGGTCATAAAATTAGTGAAATACCTACACTTCTTCATCGTAAAAAATTAGCATCTAAAGAAAATGAAACGCAAATTTTAAGAAGTAAATCTTTTATGTGTAGTAAATTTAAATTAGTAGAAACTGGAATTGGTCCATATGTTGGTTGGCAACTACACGATAAACGCGGTAGATTTATTTTAAAAGATGGATTAGCTGTCCATAATACCCCTGAAGGTGCGTCAGTTGGAATAGTAAAAAATATGAGTTATATGACAAATATCACAATACATTCTAATAGTAATTCTTTATATGAATATATAGAACCTTATATAACAAGCTTGGAAATATTGAAACCAAGCGAATTACACAATAAAGTTAAGGTTTTTATAAACGGTTCATGGATTGGAATTTCTGACGATGCATATAATTTATACGTTTCACTAAAAGAAAAGAAATACAAGGGTATTATAAATATTTATACATCAATTATATTTGATTATAAATTGCAAGAAATTAGAATTTGTAATGATAGTGGTAGAGTTACAAGACCTTTATTACGTGTGAAGAATAATAATATATTATTATCAAATAAAATAATATCAGATTTGAAAAATCAAAATATGTCTTGGGATGATTTATTAACAAATTGTAAAAATGATGAATCAGTTATTGAATACATAGATGCTGAAGAACAAAATTATAGTATGATTGCAACTAAACCAAAAGATATTATTGATAAAAGTCATGATACTATTTATAAATTTACTCATTGTGAAATACATCCTTCTACTATATTTGGTGTCGTGGCTTCATGTATACCTTTTCCCGATCATAATCAATCTCCAAGAAATACGTATCAATCAGCACAGCAAAAACAAGCGATGGGTGTTTATGCAACAAACTACAACGAACGTATGGATAAAACATCGTATGTCATGACATATCCGACAAGACCATTAGTTGATACAAGAATTATGAATATGATAAAAATTAATGAAATTCCATCAGGTTGTAATATAAATGTCGCTATAATGACACATACAGGTTATAATCAGGAAGATTCAGTATTAATAAATAAAGGTTCAATTGATAGAGGATTATTTCAGATAACAATATATCATACTGAGAAAGATGAAGATAAACAAAAAATTAATGGTGATGAAGAGATAAGATGTAAACCAGATCCGTCAAAAACTAAAGGAATGAAATTTGGTAATTATAATAAAGTAAATTCTAAAGGAATTGTAAATGAAAATACATTGATTGAAAATCGTGATATAATAATTGCAAAAGTAACACCAATCAAAGAAAATAGAAATGATCATACAAAAGTAATTAAATATGAAGATGGTAGTAAACAATACAGAACAGTAGAAGAAACATATATAGATAAAAATTATATAGATAGAAATGGAGATGGTTATAGTTTTGCAAAAGTAAGATTACGTTCTTTAAGAAAACCGGTAATAGGTGATAAATTTTCAAGTCGACATGGTCAAAAAGGAACTGTTGGAAACATTATTCCTGAAGAAGATATGCCGTTTACTAAAGACGGTGTAAGACCTGACATAATAATAAATCCACATGCAATCCCTTCTCGTATGACAATTGGTCAATTAAAAGAGACATTATTAGGTAAAGTTTTAGTTGAATTGGGATTATTTGGAGATGGAACAAGTTTCGGAAATATAGATATAAATACTTTATCTGAAAAATTATTAGAATTGGGATATGAGGGCTATGGAAATGAATTATTATATAATGGATTAAATGGAGAACAATTGGAATGTAGTGTTTTTATGGGACCAGTATTTTATCAAAGATTAAAACATATGGTAAATGATAAACAGCATAGTAGATCTATTGGACCGATGGTTAATTTAACTAGACAACCTGCTGAAGGAAGATCAAGAGATGGAGGACTTCGATTCGGGGAAATGGAGAAGGATGCGATGGTATCTCATGGTGCTTCTAAATTTACAAGAGGAAGAATGTATGATGCATCAGATAAATATTCTGTATTTGTTTGTAAAAAGTGTGGTTTAATAGCTCCATATAATGATAAATTACATATACATTGTTGTAAAACTTGTGATAATCGTGTTGATTTCTCATATGTAGAGATACCATATTCTTGTAAATTATTATTTCAGGAATTAACAACTATGAATGTAGTTCCTAGAATAATGACAGAGCATTAAATATGAAAAAAAAAGATTTATGTTAGATAGTATAATATTTTTTATATTAAAATATTATATTATATATGAATTTAATATTTACTTTTTTAAATAAACCAGGTTTAGGAGATAATTTTAGAGGGTTGATATCAATATTACAAATCATTAACAAAATAAAAGAAAAAAAACAAATTAATTTACTAGTTGATTTTTCAAAGTCAAAAATGAAAAATTATTTTTTAAATGAAATTTCAAGCGAATTATTAGAAATAGAAGAGAGTGAAACTTTTTTTTATGGTGATGAAAAATGCCATGATGAAGATATAATAAATTTTTTATTGAATAATAATTCTGATTCAATAAGAATTAGCACAAATAATTATCCAGATATTAATAATATTAATGATACTATTAAAAATGATTTTAAAAATATATTGAATTTTACTCCAGATTTTAATAATAATTTATATGAGCATTTAAATAAATTGCCAAATAAATATCATCTTTATCATTTTCGTTTTGGTGATAATAAATTTGTTACAAAAAGAGATTTTGATATCTTAGAAGTACAAAAATTTATAAAATTGTTTAATGAAAAAAAGAAAGATGGTCCATGCGTAGTAATAAGTGATTCTTTATTTTTTAAAAAATATATAAATAAATTATTTAAAAATAAAAATGTCTTTGTGTTTTTAAATAAACCTACTCATACGTTTTTAAGTAAAAATATGGATTCGGAAGATGAAATCAATATTTTATTAGATTTTATGCTGATGACAAAAGCAGAAACTATAAATTGTTATAGTTTTTATCCTTGGATATCAAATTTTATATTATGGACAAGTTATATTTATGATGTGCCTTTATTTAATATGAAAAAATAATTATTTTTTCAAATAATTGTATTATTTTTTTAAATACTAGTATTATTTTTTTCATAAAATTTTTTATAATTGCATTTATAATGGTTAGAAAATATATCATATGTAATACTAAATTTTCCATGCATAGATTCATAACTTGATTTATCAATATAATCCACAATTGATTTATCCTGTTTCAAAGTATTAAACATGGTGTTATAGGTTATTTTATCACCAACAATATTTATAATTTCTTCAAATGGAAAAAATATATTCATTTTATAAATATCTTGATATTTATACCAATAACTTCTATAAGCTTTTACAAATAATCGTGTTTTAAATTTTGAAATAGGTAAAGCATGAGTTATAATAGTAGACGACATTAATCCAAATTTAACTCTAGCAACCGTTGTATGAGGTAAAATATACTCATTTTCAACAATAATTTTATCAAAATTATAAATTTTATTAACAAGTGAATTTTCTCCAGCCATGTATTCATAAATGATTTTATAATGGAAATCAAAATCATCCATTTTTATTACATTAGAATTTTTAACAGGATTAGGGTTTTTTTTATTTCCAAAAGTATGTACAAATCCAATATGACAAATATCAAGACTATTAACGGATACAAATTTTGCATAATGATTAAAATCTTCATGTAAATAAACTACTCTTTGATTTCTATCAAAATATTCAGGTTCAATAAATATTTTGCTTTCATCAATGAGATGTTTATTTTCTTCATTTATAGGAATAGTATTGAAATAAACAATATCACCTTTCTCAACTACTTTAAAACAATCTATATTCTGATTTTTGGATTCCATATGACGATAATTAGGAATTTCTACAAGATTACCATTTGAACCATCAAAATTATATCCATGATAAGGACAAGTAATAATATTATTACATATTTCGCCTTTAATAAAAGATGATCCTTGATGACTGCAACAATCCCTAATTCCATAATAGGTATTTTTATCTTTCCAAACTGCATAATTAACATCTCTAATTATAACTTGTTTAGGTCTAAAACCAAAATCTTTTGAAAAACCAATAGGATACCATGTTAAAATGCCATTTTCATTTGGTCCTTCCAATCTTGGTTCTATATCAAAATGAAAAAACCCTTTATCAAAATTATTTAATTCTGCTTTTAAGAAAGTTTTTATAAGAGTTCTTTGGTTACTAATTAGACTATTACTTGTTTTATTTAATAAAAATAAAATTAACAATATTAACAACATTATCTATGTATAATAAATTATTTTTAAATTATTATATTTTATATTATTTTACAAAAAGTTTTTTAATATTTAGCTTTTTTATTTGGATTAATATCATGACTATTAATTATATTACCATTGTCATCTAATTCATGATACTTACCATTATCTTGTTTAGAGTCATTAATCCAATTTCCTTCATATAGTGTATTATTTGCATAATACATTTTTCCCTGCCCATTTTTTTTACCATCAGACCATTCGCCTTCAAAAATAGTATTATTAGGATAATACATAATACCTTTCCCATTTTTCCTTCCTTTAATCCATTCTCCATCATAAATGCAATTATCAATGTAAGTCATTTTACCTTTTCCATCTATTTCTCCATTATTCCAATTTCCATCATAAATTCTTCCATCTTTGAATTCCATTTTACCTTTTCCATTTATTTGACCATTTAACCAATTACCCTCATAATGATTACCATTACTATAATCTACTGTTCCTTGTCCATGAGGCATACCATTTTCATCAATCTTTCCTATATATAAGCCATTATTAAATTTGATAATATGACTATTATCATTATTTAGTTTATCACCATTATTTCCACCGACTATTTTTTTGAATTTTCTCATATTTAATGTTCTATTATTTAATTTGTTAGTTTGTCTAGATCTTCTAGTTGGTTTTTTATAATATTTTTTTAATTTGGAATTATTATTAAATATTGATAAATGATTATTGCCTTTCATATAAATAATATAATATTTAATATATAATTAAAATTTAAAATAATTTAAAAAATAAATAATAATTATTATATATTTAAATGAAATTATATTTTTCCTTATTTTTTTTTACAAATATTGTAAATGGCTTAATATCTTTTAAAACAATTTCTATTTCTAAAAGAAAAACAAGTTTAAAAATTTCAGATGATTATTTGGAAGATATTTCAAACTTTCAAAAGTTCAAATATAATTTGGTTAACGAAAATTATAATGATATGATTCAAAGTATTATGGATAAAAATGTTCAAAAAATTTTAGTAGATAATGATTTTAAAGAAATGGTTACTATAGATAAGTTATTTGATAAGGAACCATTATATAATAATTTTCATTTGGCAAATATTAATCCTATTATAATTCCTAATTTGGTTGAAAAAGCAGCTGATGCAAATACACCTATATATTTTGTAGATTTAGCTCCTGAATCATTATTATTTGTAAAAGATTTATTCAATGGATTTATATCATTTACAAGTTATATTATACCCTTATTTTTTGTAATTTCTTTACTCACAAGATTATCAAATGGTTTTGGTCAAAATCCTTTTCAGATGATGCCTATAATTGCAAAAAAACAACCTGAATTTCTTAAACCAAATATTTCTTTGGCTGAATGGGCGGGGAGCCCAGAAGTTATTGATGAATGTAAAGAAATTATTTCATATATTGAAAACAAAGAAAAATTCAAAGAAATTGGTGCTGAAATGCCTAGAGGAATATTACTTGAAGGCCCCCCGGGAACTGGTAAAACATTACTTGCGAAAGCAATTGCTTCGGAGACTAATTCATCTTTTATTTCAGTATCCGGTTCTGAATTTGTTGAATTATTTGTTGGAATGGGAGCATCTAGAGTTAGAGATTTATTTAAAATGGCTAGAGAAAATAGGCCAGCTATTATATTTATTGATGAAATTGATGCGGTCGGTAGACAACGTGGTGCTGGAATAAATATGGCAAATGATGAAAGGGAACAAACTTTAAATCAAATGTTATATGAAATGGACGGTTTTAATAATAATGATGATATAGTTGTAATGGCTGCTACAAATAGGAAAGATATTTTAGATAAGGCATTATTAAGACCAGGTAGATTTGATAGAATAATAAAAGTTCCAGTTCCAGATAAATTGTCAAGAGAAAAGATTCTTGATGTATATTTAAAAAAAAAGAAAATGGAAGAACCATTTGATTTATCAGCGATTGCAGAATTAACAGATGGATTTTCAGGAGCTGAGTTGAAGAATTTAATAAATGAAGCATCTATTCTTTCAGTAAGAAATAATGAAACTAGTATTAAAGAAAAATATATATTTGATTCATTTGAAAAATCATTAGTTGGCTTGATAAGAAAGACTCCAATAGATAGTTTTGAAACAAATCAAAGAGTTTCAATCCATGAAATAGGTCATGCATTATTAGTATTAAAATTTGACAAATATTTTGATTTTCAAAAAGTGTCAATTCAATCAACATATAATGGTGCTGGAGGATATACAATTTTTTCTGAGAAACCGGAAATTAAAAAAGGTGGTTTATATACAAAAGATATATTTAAGAAAAGGTTAATAATTACAATGGGAGGTAAAGCTGCAGAAAGTATTTATTATGGAGATGAAAATGTTTCAATGGGAGCTGTGCAGGATTTAAAGACTGCAAATTCATTAGCTAAAAGAATGATAGGTAATTTTGGAATGGGAGATAAATTAGAAGTATTTTATAATGATGATATTAGTGATGATTCTAATCCATTTTTAGGAAGAAGTTTAGCAATTGGAAATAAATATTCAGATTATACTAGAGAAATAATGGATAAAGAATCGTTAGAATTAGTAAAAGAAGCATATTTAGAGGCGAAAAATATATTAACAAATGATTACGAAACCTTTATAGAAATTTCAAATTTATTACAGAACAATACAATTCTTTATAAAAAGGATGTGGATAATTTTGTAAAAAATAAAAATGCTTAGATTGTAAACCCAATTATTTTGTAAATATTATAATTTATATTTACAAAGTATATATAGCTTTGAATGATTTTCGGAGATATTTCAAATTTTAATAATGTTTCAGATTATTTGCCTATATTAAATGGATGCTTAAATGCGGATTTGTTTATAATATTATTATCTCAACATAACTTTATTAGTTCTAAATATTTAAAAAATTGGTATAAAAAATTTAATTTAGCTGCAGTAATTATTGATTTTCTAATACTAGTAATTGGAATTATAATAACAAGATTTTTTTACAAATACTTTTTTCAAGAATTTAATATTTGGAAATTTATTGCAATAGCTTTGTGCGTTCAAATTATTTACGATAATTTATTTTATATATTTGTTAAAAATATACCTTTAGGGTATAATTATATGTTAGATTTTTTTAAAGAATATGCGAAAGAATTGGGGTATAAAGCAATTATAGGCGATAGTTTTGCCATGATTATATCTTGTTTATTAAGTTCATATTTTAAAACATTTACTATAAATACTAATATCATAGGTTTAGTCTTAAGTTTATATTTTATTCCATACGCAATTAATTATTAAAAATGAGAAAAAATTATTTAAACAAAAATTTAATTTTATGAACAATAAAAGCTGTTAATGCAAATAAGGTTCCTCCCCATAATGAATCTATTATGACAGTTAACCAAGACCAATTTTTAAATAGTGCTAAATTAGTTGTTTCATAAACTGCATATATTACTAAACCCAATAAAAATGCATCTTGTATACTGCGATTTGGTTTAATAATAAAGTAATTGATTCCGGTAATTAAAAATATATAACAAATTATGGAAGCTAATAAATTGATTTTTAATGGCGAACCTTGGACAAGCTGAACTTGTTTAAGAAAATAATTTTTCATTACACCTAAATATATATAATCTAAAACGACAAATACAACTGCACTTATTAAAAATGTAAAATCAAACATTATAGATTATACTAATAAAAAAAATAAAATATTTACTATAGACATTTAAGGAATATATTTTTTTTATAAATCTATATTATAAATGTCTAATAGTATTGGAACAGGATTTTCCCCATCAGCAACAGGAAGAAGTGGTTTTACAACCGGAGGCTTAGGTTCATCTTTATTGCCTGGTATTGGAAAACCTTTATATGTTAAAAATAATCCAAATCTTCGTGTTCAACTTGGTGGTGGTATTAAAGGACGTATGCCTCAGCCATTAATTGATCATGATAATTCAGATAATTTTGCAATCACAAGATTTACATTGAGAGATGCTTGGAATACAACAACATATTCTGGAAGTTCTAATAGATTACGTATAGTTACTCCATTTAGAGCAGTTAATAATGCAGGTGATTTGTTAAGTAGACAAAATTATTCGTCTGGTGGATGTATACAATCATTCCAAAGTAGACCAGGTTTATCTGGTTTAAGACAACGTTTTGGTTCAAATACGGAAACAGCTCCATCCGTCGTTTGGTCTGAAATACAACTTGATGCATCTATTCCATCATCTACATGTAATGGTAAGTATGTTTATGATAGTTCAGATTATATTCGTTTTAAGAAGAATCAAGCAGTGAACCAAAATTACAATGATTTATCATTTGGTGGAGATCAAAGTAGTGGATCTCAAGTTGCTTATCGCGCAATAAGAAGATATTAGATATTATAAAAAAATAAATAAATATAAATCATATAATATATTTTCATATAATATATTAAATGACTACTCCTTATGGAATTACAACATCAATTGGATCACAAACCTTTGCAGGATTTGTTAATGCTCCTATTGGAGGTCCATTAGATACAGGTAAATATCCAAATATAATTCCTTACCATAATTATGGTATTTTAACAGGTAAAAGACCTACGCCTCCACAATTCTATCCTGGTCAGGAACCAGTCTATGCGGAAATGGATACCAATGCAAGAGCACGTTATTTAAGAGCAACTGCATTGAGTCCTCAACAAAAGGCTATTCAAGATGCTTTAGGAAAATTATCAGTGCCGATAACTAAAGTTGCATATCCATCTCAAAGACAATATGCCGTCAGTTCTCATATGAATTATATAGAACCAATACCATCTTCTATGCATACAAGTAATTTAAAAAGTATTTCAGTAGGAAAGTCGGCATATAAGGTAGGATTGCCATTAGAGGCGCCAATAGGATCAAAAAGTTATGATACAAGTTTTAGAAGAACAGCATTACGTAGAGCAAGATCAGGCGGATGCACAGCACCTAGGAAAAAAGGTTCAATTTATAATTATAGTTTAACACAACCAGGAATTTGTGCATGGGGTTCTTTACCAAGACAGAATTATTAGAATTAAAATAAATTTTTCTAAAACTAATATATAAAAATGAACAAATATCTTGTTGAGTTTTTAGGAACATTATTTTTGGTTTTTGTAATTTTTGCCACAAATAATTATTTGGCAATTGGTGCTGCTCTAGCAATAGGTGTATTTTTAGGTGGTGCTATTAGTGGTGGCGCGTTTAATCCTGCTGTTGCAATTGCATTTATGTATGCAGGAAAAATACCAAGCTCTGATTTATTACCATATATTATTGCACAAATAGCTGGAGCTTTAGCAGGTTTTGAAATTTTTAAATTGGGTAAATCAAGTTTTTAAATAAAGAGGAAAAGTTTTCTTATATAATATTATATGACGAATAATAAAAAATATTATAAAAAAAGAACTCTAAGAGGAGGTTCTTGGTATAATCCATTATCTTGGGGTCAACCACAAGATCCCTATGCTCCTAAAAGAAGTTGGGGGCAATGGGTTTCTGGAACAAGCAATAATATAATTCAAGGAGCAGATAGTGCTGTAGGATCGGCAGCATCATCTATTTCAAATGGTGCATCAAGTGCTTATTCAAGTATGTTTTCTTCAAATACAAATACTCCATCTACAAATACTCCATCTACAAATACTCCATCTACAAATACATTAAATACTACTACACCCACTACGGGATCTATTTCTTCTTATAGTGGAGGAAAAAGAAGAAAAAGTAAAAAAAGTAGAATGAAAGGAGGGGAGTCATTGGCCTATTATGCAGCTCCAGTTAATGGCTTAAAAGTAGCATCGCCTACATATTGGATTAATTCTTCAACCAATCAAAATCCAATGGGAGGATCTAAAAAAAAAAGTAGAAAACTAAGAAAAAGTAGAAAACTAAGAAAAAGTAGAAAGTAGAAAGTAGAAAATTAAATAATTTTGTAATTATATTTAATAATAAAATTATTTTGGAATCATGTCATTTTTAAGCATTATTTTATATAATATATATATTCCTAAAAATCCTAAAGATGCAAAATATAATTGCGATGTAGAATCGTCTGGAATTTTGAATGTTTTTATATTAGATAAATTACTAAATGTTTCTCTACATTGATTATTAGTAATAGGATTAGTTTTATCTTGGAAAATACATGGATCCATGTTTTGAATATCAATAGTAGTAACAAAATGACTTTCAGTAGATTTATTATTATAAATATCAATGGTTTCCATTTTTATTTCTTGACACTCTGGTTTAGATCCAGATAAAAATGCTTGGAACATTTCCATAGGATTAAATGCATTTAAATTACTAATAGTTCCTGGAATTAAACCTTTAAATTCACTGAAGTTGACACCAATTCCTGAAGAAATAATCGGTATATTACCTGCAGGAACGTTATTAATATAAATATATCTATCAACGTCTTGTCCAGTTGTTTTATCACTGCATTTACTATTTGTATTAAGAAAGAATTTGTTTCCTAAAGGTTGACCAGTAGCTGACGCATTTCCGGATCCAGAAACTAACAATTCTACATAACTTTTTAATCCATCAATATCCTTTCCTAATGAAGAAAGACTTCCTTTGTCTGTCATGCCCATTTCTGAAGGAGTTTTAATATATTTATAATAAGGATAATCCGGGCCAATATATTTTTCTTCAACAGCTTTTGCATTTGTTAAAACTTCTTGAAACATATTAGACATTTTGTTATATATTTACTTTATATAAATTTTTATATTTTTTCTTATTTAAGTTAAGTATCGGCACCACTTATATCTGGAGGCGTAGTTCCGGCAATTTCTTGTGCAAAATCTGCTTGTTGTTGAACTAAACCTTGAATTTGAGTTTGAAGGGAATCAACATTTTGTTGTAAAGAATCAACTTTTTGTTGTGTATCATTTTGAGAATTAGAATAAGAGTCCATTCTTCCTTTTAATACTTCAATATTTCCAGCGTTTTGTTGGCCTAAAATTAGTGCATTATTAGGATCATTTAAATTATATGGTTTATAATCTGAATCTGATGAATCCAAACCTTCAATAATAGTATTTTTATTGTTTCCAAAAAATGCTAAAATTATTGGATAAATAATTAAAATAGTAAATATAATTATTAAAGAATAAATCAAAAACATATTTTATTATATAATTATATTAGTTTTATTTTCTTTTGATAATTTATATAATGTCTACAGCTTTTTATCCAACAAATATGAGACAACAATCAGCTAGTGGGTATAGTAATAATAGCACATTACAAAACATACCCTATGTTCCTTGGAAAGGAACGGGTTTATATTCAAACCCGGTTGGAATAACTGCTACTCACATAAGACCACTAACTAATTTAGATCCAGGAAATATTTTCCCAACCGGTTTTGGTAAAGCAAGACCGATCAAACATTATAGAAAAGGGACAGTTATTCCAATTTTATTACAAAACTTAGAAACTGGATCAAGAGGTGATGTAGAAAAAAAATTAATTGCTTATAATCTTAATAGAGCTGTAAAATCATCTGTAGGTTCATCATTAGGAGGTGGAAATGGTGGCACAGGTTTAATTTCGCAATTGATTGATATGCCTGGGTCTTTTATTGTTAAAGATAATGGTAATCAAATAATAGATAGAGTTTTAGACACTAATTTGGAAACTGCTATTTTGTTAGAATCAGAAGTTAAAGGTATAAATGTTGATGCAGATTGTAAGACATGTAATGGTGTAGGTTTGGTTTCAAATTGGAGTCCTATAAAAAATTTAACAGAAAAACCTGAACCAAATGTTACCAATCCGATATTATGTTGTAATCAACAAAGAAAAGCAATAGCTAGAGTGCTACCAACTAACACAAATATTAAAAAAAACTATTATCAAACAAATTATATGTATTTATATAATCGTTGCCAGACATTTCAACAAAGACAATTTAATTTTGTGCAGGGCCCAATAAATTATGAAATTATTAAATTATTTCTTACATATCCTTTTGTAACTGCAAGAATACTTGAATATACAAAACCAGGAGATCCTCTTTCAATTAGTAATTTTTATGTTGCACAATGTAATCCCAATTTCATAATTCAGTCAAGTGTAGAAATTGGTTTTATAAGTTATTTATTAAAATCATTATTAAATGCAAATTTTATTAATAAAGATGAATATAATTTTTTAATATCTGCAAATTCAACCAATGTTCTTCAATTTTTTGATCAATTAAAACTTTTTTTAGATAAAGAAAAATATAAATTAATAATTGAATATCTATATCAATTAGCTGCGGATCCATATAATGGATCACCATTATCGGGTCCGTCAAATCCAAAAGGATGTGCCCAAGTAATTTACAAACCAAATAATCCTCAATTTGCAAAGCAAGGTGGAGTTTCAAGTAGCACAAGAATTTTAAAATTAAATGTAGATACAATTTCTACAGCAGCTGCTAGACAAAAAACGTTAGGTAGAACAAATATTAATACAGCATATGCCCAATCAAATAATAATTCATTTATTTACAAAGACAAAGTTCCGATATGCCAAGCACAAACTTTTACAGGCAATCCATTTTTCTTTCAGGGCCAACATCAAAATAAATTAATATGTAGAAATAAATCAACGGGAGCAGAATATCATACATATAATTCATTAAATAGTGGTTCCGCGGGAAATTATATTGGAGCAACACAATCTAGGGGATCAGGCTATAGTAATAAATCAGCTATAGGTAATACATCTTATTTTGATAATTTACAATATTTTGGAAATAATATAACAAGAACATTATCTGCATAAAAAAAAATAAAAAATTAAAATAAAAAATTAAAATAATAAATACATATTAAATTTTAGAATTTGTATTTATTCATCATTCTTAATTTCATCATCAATATCTTTTGTTTTGTAATTTAGAAAAATATTTATTTGATCAATAAATTTATTATGTGGTATTTGATTTTTTTCACACCATTGAATACATTTCTGAATATGATTTCGTTTTAAATTTTCTATTTTCTCTTCTCTATTTTTATTTTTAAAAATATTGATTATTTGATCAAATGATTCTAATTGTTGTTGACCTATAACTGCGTTTGATTCTTCCAATTTATTTAGAAAATAATAAGGAATATCATTATTTAAGATAGAAAATATATTAATATATTCTTCATCTAAATTTTTCTCTAATAAAAGTTTTATTATTTTCGTTTCTAATTGATTTAATAAATTAGTTTCGTTTAAACTAGTTGAGTTAAAATTTTTGCAAATAATATATCGTTCACCTCTAGTTATATTACAAATTGTTGGTCTAACTATATACACTTTTTCATAAAGTGAAGTTAATATAAATAAAATATCTACTATTGGTTTATAAAAAATATTGTCTATTTTAATTATAAAGGTTCCATTATTTGATTGATATTTGATAATAATTGAAAAAATTAATAATAAATTCTTTATATAATTTTTAAAAAAAATATAATCATTTGATTTAAATTCGCATATTATTAAATCCAAATTATAATTAAATTTATTTAAAATAAATATATTCAATAATTTATCATAATCAAAATCTTCGCAAAAAATGTTATCATCAAAATCTTCTCTTAAAAAGTTTAATAAATAATTGGTTGAACTATAATTCGGAGTAAGGTGTGCTATACTTATTTTTTTTTTTAACGCTAAAATTTCATTTATATTAAATAGTTGTAATATTTCCAATAATTCAAAAAATATATTACAATCTGGTTTAACTTTACTAACTGATAATTGAGTTCCAGGAACATTAGAATGTATAAATTCATAAGGATTTATTATTTTATTTATAAATTCTAAACCTATTTCATTATCATTGTCTTTTTGTTCAATTTTGAATAACTGTTTATAAACATCTTTCAAATAAAAAATTAAACTATGTGATAAATATGGTTTTATTTCCTCTTTTTTTAACTGTATTTCTATATTAATTTTAAATTTATTTTTTGGTATAATATAATAATTCATTATTTATTATATTATATTGAATAATATTTATATCTTTTTTAATTGCATTTCTTTTACTCCTCTATATTAAATTCAATATTCTTTTTTAAAGCTCTTTTTTTTACAACTTTTCCTTCTTTTCCATCTTTTCCTTCTTTTCCTTCTTTTACATCTTGTTGTAATAATATTTTTTTTGATAATTTCTTAACTTTAGGTTTTAAAGCTTCTTCTACAGACTTTCTAGCTAATTTAGTTCCGTCTTCTTCAAAATCAATTTCATCTGGCAATTGTTCTAATAAAGATTTTGTCAACTTTTCTGCATTTCTAGTTGAAACTTTCTTGAAGACAAAGTAACGATTTAAAAATGAAATGTCTTTTTCATATTGTTTCATAAAAGGAGCATCCTTATAATCTGATTCTTTCTTTGGATATTTCTTTATTTCTATCATCATTTGATTAAATAATTCTTGAAACATTCCACTACCTTCTGGTAAACCTAAATTTTTTGCTTCATCCCTTGTAACTAAAGCAAAACCATACTTTTCCATTGTAATTGTTAGGAAATTGAAATTTACTAAATATTCTGGGAGTGTTTGATTTATTGAATCTTGATATACAGATATTTTATAACCTAAACTTGATTCATTGTCATCAAATAAATCTGAATGATAATCTTTTGTTATAGACCATACTTTCTTTGAATCTATAAAAATATCTTTGGTTTCTACTTTCCTTAATAACTTAAAAATAGTATTGCCATCATAGCATGTTCCTATAAAGTAACCATTCAATTTTGTGCATTCAGTAACATTTCTTATAAAATTATAAAATGTATTTTTATTTTCAAACATATAATGAATAGCAAATTGACACGAGGATACATCAAAACCATTTATTGCAACTCCTTCCTGTCTTTTTACTGCAACGCCCAAATTTTTATTATATCCTGTAGATCCAAAAATACATTTTGTAATTTCATTAGCTTTATCATTAAACATATTATTTCCACTTCTAATATTTAACGCACTATTTCCATTTATAAATAATGCGTAAGGCATATAACGTGTTGATTTCTTGAAATTTAAATATCGTGCACAAGCACCATTTAATCTATTTTCAATATTATCTTTTGAAATATCTATTCCAAAAACAAATGATAAATTAGAAGCAATCCATTTTGGAAAATCACCTGCTTTTCCGCAGGCAAAATCAATTAATATGTTATCTCTTTTTGACACCGACTGAATTAGAACCTTTTTTACGAATAAATTATGAAAATCTCGTAATCCTCTCGTTAATGTATCTGTTGTAATACTATTATAATAAACATCATCAGCTACTTCAATTCCAGGAATACCTGTTCCAGTAGAAATCATTGTTTCTGTTACTGGATTGTGTATTGAATGCCAATTATTATTTGCAGTATTATAATCATTTGCTCCTACACCTTGTCTTGACCTAAAATCTGCGGTTTTATCATATCTTACTCTCATTGGAATCCATTTCCATAATCCAGATTTTGAAATATCATATCTAAATTCAACCACCATATTATCTTCAAATACTTCTCTTTCCTCTGTAAACATTTGGAAAAATCCATTGGAATCCATTTCCAACATAATATTACATAATCCAGCTAAAGGATCATAAGGATCAGAAGGAAAGAATTGTTTTGGTTTATAACCATCATCATTATTCAAATCTTCTTTTAAATTGAATTTATCATCTAAAACATCTTGACAAGGATTAATGTAACCGTGTCTGTTTTGGTCAAACCCAACTGCTAAAATTAATGTTTTAAATTGATTATATTGGGTAGATTCGTAAACATTTATACCATTTTCAAATATAGGTGTTATTATATCAGAACCATCAGCACTTTTTTTTGTTATAACCAGAAAATCAATTGTATTATAACTCTTAGGGAAGGTTAACGTAGCTTCCGAAGGTTTCCATTTAAAACAATGAGACCATGTTATTTTTCTTTTAGGACCTGCCTCTAAAAATTTATTACTACCAACACCTAAAAGTGTGGGTGTAAATATTAAACCATCAATTTCATATTCAAATAAATTATCTGCTATTCTCCTTAATAAATAATTATTTGCTTCAAAAATACTATATTTTGTATTTGAAATGTTTTCTACGTCTTTAGATACTTCATCAGGAAATAACGGATAGAAATTTTTACCAGTAATTGTTATAGGACTTTTATTGGATAAAAATTCCTGATTTGATTTTACAAATTTTACAGGATTTAAATTTTTAATTAATTCTTTCATTAATGGAAGACGACATCCTTCTTTAAAATATTTATCTTCTTTTAATGGTGTTTTCACAAATGGTCTTCCCCTTACATCAAAATTATTTATATAATAAATATCAAAGGAAGCAAAAGTATTAATAAATTGATCATTCTTATTATGTAATATTAATTCTCCATCTAATAATGAACTAAAATATTTCTCATTTTCTGTTTTTGCACCAGTAAATATAATATTCATATTTGTATTTATTAAATAAATTTTTCCATTTTTATTAATAAATAATAAATTTCTTTCACCATCTGCTTTCTCAGTTACACAGTAAGAATATGGTTCAGTAATATTAGGGACGATAAAATTTTGACTTATTGGTGCAATATTTTGAATTTCTAAAGTGACTAAACTTGGACCAATAAAATCGCTTGGATATACACGATCTTTTGGAATATAAGTTTCTCCTTTTTTTTTATTTTCTTCAAGAAATAATAATTTTTGATAATCCTGTAAAACTTCCTTTTGTTCAGGATAAGAAATAGGATAATTCGTTTTTTGTAAACCCGATAAAATATTTTTAATAACTTTCTGAAAATCATTAGATAATTGATTTGAATCTTTATAAATTGTCTTTGCAATATCTAACACTTCTACTTCAATTTCATAAATTTCAGGATTTTCAAATACATTGGATTCATCAATATTATATGTTTGGATCAACCGATTTCCGCCTCTTTCATTTTTAGAAGAACTTCTAACTATACTTAAATCAATTTGAAAAGCCGGGAAATCTTTATTAATAAATGAAACACGATTGATATATCTAAAAACCTTCTTTGATTTATTCCAATTTTCAAAAATTTCAATACCCATTTTTCCAGTTTTACTTATTGATTCTTCACTTTTTAAAGTAACGCGAAAATTAAAATCATCAAAATTGGCACTTTCTATAAATTCATTCTTGTCTTTATCCGGCCTAACATCATATTTTTTTAATATTTTTACATTATATCTTGATTTATCGTCTATCATTTTCAAATTATTTGTTTTACAATATTCTTGAATATTATTAATACCTTGTATTTCAATACGAAATCTATCTAAATCACCAGAAGTTTTAAATTCACCTGTTTTTACATCAAGGAATTCTGGCTGTATTTTTAAACTATAAAGACCAGTCTCATTGTTTGAATAATATTCTAATGATTTTAATTTTTTCACAACATTATCGTAATCAATTTTAGTAATAGGTTTAATTCCTCGTGTGCCAAATTTAGCTTCCATTTCATATTCATTGTATTTTCCATTAGGATTATTTAAAATAAATTGTGAAATAATATTTAATTGATCTTTTGGATTTATTTTAGATTTATTTCTATTATCAATAAATTTGCTCATTTTCTATATATATACAAATACATATTTTTTATATTCTTATTCAATTTTTTTTAATAGTTCTGCACTAAAAGCTGATAAATATCTTTTTTTGTTTTTTTCTTTTTATTATCCCAGTTATAGTTTGAATTTGAATTTGAATTTGAATTTGAGTTATTATCATCTATAGAAATATTTAATTTTTGGCATAAATCAATCAATTCTTCTAATTTATAAGAAGTCATCGCTTTTAATTTGGAATCAAAATTACAAATTTTATGATATGTTTCTCTATAATTATTTAAATGAGAATCATTTATATTTAATTCAATATGATGTTCAAATGTTATTCCATTCCTATGAATTACATTTACAATATGTTTATCGTCAATATCACAACATGTAATTTCATATAATTTTCTTTTTTCAATTAATAATACATTTAAATTTTCCATTATACATAAAGCAAAAAAAGTCTTAATAGATATTCTTTCATTGTTTGCTAAATCATCTTCTAAAAAAGAGAAAGGCTTAATTTTATGTATTTTTAATATATTTTTATTTTTTCTTAACATTTCAATATATTTAAACTTTTCTTGTTTTTCTATTGTAAAATATTGATTATTTATTTCCATTTCATATTTAGAGAATCCATGCTTTAAAATATAAAAGCACCAAAATAATGAATCTTTTTGTTTCGGTTTGTAATATAAATCCTTCTCTTTAAATTCCTTTAATATATTTTTCTTTGATTCAGTATGTTTAACTTGAGGTAAAGGACTAATATGTTTTTTTGGTTGGATAATATGTTTAGTAAATCTAATAATATTTTTAGAAGAAAACATATAATCTTGAAAGTCCTCATTTAATGTATTTTTTTTTAATTCTGACTGCATAGTTAATTATTATATAGCAATTTCTTTATTATCTTTTATAAAAAATGTATTTTTGTATTTTTCTTTTTGTTTCTCTGCATTATTAAGATCTAATTCTTGATTTTGAACATATTTTATGTGCATTTCCAATTTATTGATTATATTTGGAGAAATTTCACTTAAATTTATATGAATACCATATTTATTTTCATTAATAATAACATCTGAATGATTTGTCAAAATTCTAAGAATTTCAATTTGATTGAATTTTGACATGTTTTCTATTTGTTCTCTTATACTATTTAATTTGTTGTAATCATAGTCTTCAATTTCCATCTATAAATAAATTTATAAAATTTGCTTTAAATAAATATTAAATAATATACATTTATATATATTTGTAATTTAATTAATTAAAAATATATTCATATATTATCTTAAATGCAAATAGGAAGTCATATTTTAGTTGATATGTTTGATATAGATAAAGAAAAAATTATAAAAATAAATAATAATGATGAAAATATAGAAAAATGGAATACATTTATAAAAGAATCTTTTTTAGAAGCTAATATTAATTTATTGAATATTTCATGGCATAATTTTGATAATCAAGGCGCATTTACTGCCCTTTATTTATTATCAGAATCACATTTAAGTATTCATACATGGCCTGAACATAATTTTATTGCTTTAGATGTTTTCACATGTGGTAAATCTGATCCAAAATTTATAGTAGATAGAATTATAAATTATTTTTCACCAAAAAAATACATTATTAACCCATTACAAAGAGGTAACGGGTAAATTTTTATTACAATATAATAATAACATTATAAATTTAGTTTTGGTTTAAATTCTTTTTTCCCTGTTATAGGTGTAACCAATTCAGCAATAATTGATATATATTTATCATTTAGTTCAAATCTTTGAGCTATTACACGTGCTACAAGTTTCTCATTTTCTTCTATTGAATTAAAATAGTCACTTGCATAATAATGGTCCCTTGCAATAAATAATATGAATGGACTAATTTCTTCATCAGAACTTTCTGCACGAATTCCGGCTTTAGTAATATTTTTAGCTATACAATTAAGATTCATGCCGGCAACAGGATAACAAACTTCACAATTAAAAACTATATCAAATAATATATTTTCACCTTTTACTATTCCACTTGAAAATGTAATAATTTTAATAGATCCTGGTTTAACAAATCCTTCTACAATACATTTACCTGCTACCATTTTAGTAATAGTATTTTCTAATGTTTGTTGTAAATTCTTTCCTACAGCGGTCATAGGTAACATAATATTTTTTGTAATTTGACATGGACTATAAACTGTTGTTTGTCTATTCTTATATTTAGAAAATTTAACTGCAGTCTCCATTATATTATTATTATATAATTAATTCTCTAATTATAAATAATTTTCAATTTTATTTTATAAAATTATAAATTATAAATTATTTATCTTTATCTTTATCTTTTTTCTTTTTTTTCAAATTCATTAATTATTGCACTCTCAGTATCTAAGAACCACGTTTTATTTTCCAATTTTTCTCTTTGAAAACTCCTCAAAGTGAATTCTTGTCTTACACATAATTCAAAAGCGCCATCTTTTGTAATCTTAGATTCATATTTACTATTAGTTTCAATTTTGTTTAATAATTTAATTATTTTATCTTTTCCAGATTGATCGCATCTAAAGCCTGTGCTTCTTTCATTTGTTGTATCCTTTACCTTATAAACCATATACTTTTTGTTAGTTTCAAACCCAATAAACCCAACATAATCATTCATATTTTTTTTCAAATTATATTTTTTTAAGATTACATCTTCTAAATCTCTTTTATCTTCCTGACCACCTTCAATCCATTTCTTATTTTCTAAAACATAAATATTTAAATTTTCTAAACGCGATGGCCCATTAAATATTAATATTCCAGTAATTCCTTTTGATACGATTATTTTTGATAATAAATATTTCTTGGCTTTTCCGAAAAATCTTTTTAATCTTTCAGATTTATTTATTTCTTCAATATTATTATTTCCATATATATAATTTAATAAATCTATTTTTTCATTCATCATTAAACTATCTACAATATGTTCTATTAAAAATTCTTCTAATATTTCTAATCTTTCTTGTTCTGACCCTCCTTTAATTATATCACTTTCTTTTGCCATTTTTCTAATTACTACTCCACTATGTTGATACCAATTATCATTTCCTCTTTTTACTTTAGTAGTTTCAAATGCTAAATTATAATTTTCAAACATATTTTCAATAATTTTTTTACCTTCTACATGAATATCATCAATTATTTTTTCTTCTACATTACGCTTATCAATTACGGGCTTAACAATATTATTTTTTATTTCAAATTTTATCATATCATGTTTATAATCTATAGGAACTGAACGATCATATATTGAAATATTACTGTAATTTAATTCACTTGGTTGAAATAAATAATATTCACCAATATTTATTAGATAACCAGTTCTAAAATATTTATCTGTAATATATTCCGTATTATCAGTTATAATTTGTGTCAAAGCTGCATAAATTTGTGTTATTGGATATTTTTTTGGAATATTTATAAGCTGAATCAAATCTTTCTTCTTATAAAAGAAACGCATTTTCATTAATGATTTAATTTTTTGAATTATTTTATCAGAATTAATAAGCATAAAGGTTTCATTATATGTATCTGTATTTAAAATAGAGTCCTCAATTTTTATATCTGGATAACATTTGAATTCACAGGACATAAAATCACATGTTGGAGAATTATCCATATCTCCTATTTGAAAATTTTCCAATTTTTGATGATCAGATAATACCTGGTAAATATCCTTATTTTCTTCTATTTTTAAAAAATTATCTGTAGTAAATTCTGTTTGATCATGATTTATTATACAATCTACTGCGGTTTGTTTTAATACTCTTGAAACTTTCCCTATTTTTACTCCTTTTATTTCAGAAATACGATAAACATATAAATCGGCTGCCTCTTCTTCAGCATTTTCTAAAATTGTCCCGTATAAAAATATTTGAACATTTCTTTTTTCAAATGGCAAATCTTTATGAGAAAAATTACGAACTGCTCTTCCAATAATTTGTTCTATTCTATTTATATTATACCAAGGATCTAATATATGCACTTGACGAATTGCTTTAAAATCTAAACCTTCCGATCCTGCTTGTGAAATTAAAACAACCTTGATTTTTTCACCATTAATATTATCATCATTTGTTATTGCTTTTACGTCTAAATCATTATTAGGTGAAATTCGTGGGTCACCAGTTATCATAATATATCTTGCTGGATAAAAATCTTTTTTAGAAGCTGGAGGTTTCATGGTTCTAACATCTACTGCAGGAGTAGGTGGAGTTTTAAATAAAGACTTATTTGTTCTTTGGAAACCCATTTCTTCTAATGCTAATGCCATAGGGATTATTCCTGCATCAATATATGAAGAATATACTAATATTATTCCATCTGAAACTTTATCATTCTTTAAATCATAAATATAATTACAAACATTTTTTATTTTTGAACTATATTTTCCAATTTCATTATTCTTAAAAACATGGACAACTCCTTTTTTATATTCAAAATCACCTTTTATTGACGGTGTTTTAGAATCAACATAATTCATAATTCTTTTTAAACCTTGAGATCCTGTTAATTCTTTTGGATCAATAAATAAAATATCATTATTTGAATCACTGTTATCACCGCCTTTTGATTTAATATTTTCTGGATATATTGATTCAGTTATTCCCTCAATAATATGATCTCCATCCATTTTTAAAGAATCTGGTTTTTTAAATAATGATTCTTTGAAACTTTTTATATTTTTTTCATTTTTAGGATTATTTGTTTCAATTGAATCTTCTAAACTAAAGCTAGAATTATTTTTAATATTAATACTTTTTAGATCAGCTTCTAGACCTTCTGTTAGTGTAGGTTCTGATTCTAATTCAGAATTATTAGGCTTCAAATATGTTCTGTTGGATTTATCTAAAATAGGTCCATTATTAATAACATCATCAATTTCTTCTATTATTTCTTTTTGAACATTCCCAATAATTGGTGATATATCATCAATATCTTCTTCTTCATTTTCTAAATATTCTAATGAAGGTATATTTTTTACTAAATCTTCTAATCCATTATAAGGATAAATAATATTTAAAGCTTCAATTGGAAGTTGTAAATCTGTATAACCAAAGGATTTTAAGGAAATAAAAGAAGCTGTTCTCTTTTCTTTACCAGATTTTGTAATTCTAGTAATTTGCTCTCTATTTCTTAATCTATTAATTATATAACTATATCCCATTTGTTGATAATCACCAATTGTATTGATATATAAACTTAACTTAGTTATCTTTTTATTATTTGGAATTTTCCTTCCATTAATTTGATATTTAGGATATTCATCAATATTATTAAATGTAAAATCGGGAGCAAAACGATTTGGAAAAACTCTAAAAGGAAAAGTATAAGGGTTTTCACCTCTTACATAAGAAATATATCCAGTTGCTTTTCTTATTAACATTTCTTTACCTAAATCATTTCCATCTTTATCCTTTTTAAAATCTCCACTTTTATCAAATATATCTGAAACACTAACAATACCTCTGCGATCATTCATATTCATTAAATTTAAAAGCCAAACAATTTCCTTATAGCTGTTAAACATTGGAGTAGCTGATAATAATAATAAACGTATATTTGAAACAACACTTACTAAATACATTAAATTTTTTGCTATATTCTTATTTTCATTATCATCAGATATTCTAATATTATGAACTTCATCAATAACAATTAAACGATCAGAATATTCATTTTGTAAGTTTTTTATTTTTGTTTTTATATTAATATCTTGAAGTTCACCTGATTTTTTTGCAATTTCATTAGAAAATTGAAGATATCCTTGAAATGAATACGAAGAATTAATTAAATTTTTTACTTGTTGAATAACTTTTTCTTTTTTTAAACCTTTCATACCAGTAGGATTAATTTCTTTTAATAATTTGTTTCCTAAACATCCTTTCATAGTCCAAATTCCATCTAATTCCTTCAACTTTCTTTCGTCAAATAATTGTAATTTAAAATTATCTTGAACATTTGGACTTGCAACAATAATTATTCGTTTATTAATTCCCATTTGTTTTAAATAATCACGCATTTCCTCGCAAACTCCTATAGCACTACAAGTTTTTCCACTTCCTAAACCATGATAAAGTAATAAACTATTATATGGAGTTTGAAATGATAAAAAATTCTTTACAAATGCTTGCTGGGGAAGTAATTCATATTCGGCATTACTTAAAATTTTGGCATAATCCTTGACATTAAATATAGATCCATCATATTTTGTATCACTAAACTCTTTTTTTTGAGCTATTTTAATATTAAAATTAGGATCGTCTAATAATGGATATAAGAAACTATTTTTTTCGGGATTTTCTTCCAGAAATATTCTATTTTTTAATTCAATATTTAATTGTTCCTTGTTATTAGGACATTTTTTACTATAAAGTTTATTTAATTGACAAATTTCTTTTTTTTCATTAAAATCTTTATTTTTTTTAAGTTTAATTTCAAAACTCATTACTTATATATTATTAATATAATCTATATTCTTGTAAAACTTTATTTATATTTATTATCAATTGTTTTTTTTCTAAATTGTAAGATCTTATAGATTCCAAACATTCATCTAATGATTTCCATTCAATTTTGGAAACTTCTGTTTTCTGATAATTCTGCAAATTATCATCTATATTTTCTGAATAAGCTAAAAAATATTTATGTTTATATGATTTATGGTTTGAACCTAAAAATACTTCTTCAAAAGGCATTAAATTCTCAATAATTATTATATCTTTCTTTTTTAATCCCGTTTCTTCTTCAAATTCTCTTAATGCGCAATCTAAATCTTTCTCCTGATAATTCCTTCTTCCTTTTGGAAATTCCCATTCTGTTTCTAACCATTTTGTTGTAGCATTGTTAATTAATTTATCTAATGAAATTATATCATCATTTTCTCCATTCTGAATACCATTTTTGAGTTGTTCAAATTTTTTTTGACTTGATAATTCCTCTCCTTTATATTGACTACTTATGTTAGAAGTATCTTGAACTCCCCACATTGCCTTCCATAATGTTTCAAAATCAGATTCTAAAATATTATTTCTTTCAGTTACAGACATTTCATTAAATATATTTTGTAAATGATCATAATTATTTGGAACATATTTTCCTCTAATAAAATCAATATATCCAAAACTATCTTTACGTCGTATCATCAAATATTGTAAACCATTGTTAGTATGCCTAAATAAAATAATTCCATAGCTTGTTATAGGAAGTTTACATTGATGAAATTGATGACCTTGTTTTCCACAATTATTACATAAATTATTTTTACTCATTTTATTTTAACTTATATGTTTAAATAAACTTGTTTTTATGTTGTTTTAATTAAATGCCATCTAATAATATTATTTTAGATCCTTCTATCTGGGGGCCGCATTTTTGGTTTTTTTTACATACTTTAGCTATAACTTATCCCCATAATCCTAATGCCATAACAAAAAAAAAATATTATGAATTAATTCAAAATTTGCCATTATTTATTCCAAACGAAACAATTGGTAATAATTTTGAAAAATTAATAGAAGAATACCCAATTACAGCATATTTAGATTCTAGAGATTCTTTAATTCGTTGGATGCATTTTATACATAATAAAATAAATGAAAAACTTGAAAAGCCTAAAGTTAGTTTCCATGATTTTTATTTCAATTATTATGAGGAATATAAGCCAAAAGAAATAAAAATGAAGGATTTTTATAGATGGAAAGAAAAATTAATTTATACTTTAGTTATAATTTGTGTTAGTACATTAATTATTTTTTTATATAATAAATAATATTAAATTATAGTATATGAATTCCACAATACAAAAAGTTGATAATAGATCAATTGGAGAACCAATGTTAAATAATGAAGAACCAAATTATATTGAAGGAGAAGATGAAACTAACAAAATTGATAATGTAGAACAGAAACAAATAAATAATGAAGAAATAGATAATTTGGAGCAAAATCAAGTGAATAATGAACAAAAAGAACAAATAAATGATTTGGAGCAGCAGCAAGTGAATAATGAAGAAAAAGAACAAATAAATGATTTGGAGCAAAATCAAGTGAATAATGAACAAAAAGAACAATTAGATGATTTGGAACAGCAGCAAGTGAATAATGAAGAAAAAGAACAATTAGATGATTTGGAACAGGAACAAGTGAATAATGAAGAAAAAGAACAATTAGATGATTTGGAACAAAAAGATGAAATTACTCTTACAATAAATAAATCAAATTTAATTTCATTAACTCAAAATTTAAATACTAATTTGTTAGTTAATATTGCAGCATACAAGAATGTTTTGGCAAAATTAAAAGATAGTGAAAGTAATAATGATAAAAAGAATGATTTAGAAAAAAATATAGACGATTTAAATTCGCTTCAAGAAACCGTTTCTAAATTAATGAATGATGTCCAGGTAAATTTGGATGTGCCAAATGACCAAATGATTGATCCAGAAAAAATTATTCAAGAATCTGGATCTAATCCAAGTTCTTTTATGACAAAATTACTAGGTGCTGAAGCTGCAGCAATCATTGGATCAATGACAGCAGCTACTGTATTGATGCTTGGAGGATCTAAAAGAAAAAAAACAAAAAGAAGATATTTTAAAGGAAATAAACTAACAAAAAGATCAAAAAGATAATATAATAATATTATATGAGATTAGAATTAATTATATTTGGTATAGCAATATTTTTAATATATAATGCATATCATGATGGAAAATATACAAAGATTTTACTATCTTATAAAAAATATTATAAAATGATATTTATAGGTTTCATAGCAATTTGTATTTATTTAATGATAAAACGTAATCCTATGCAAAGTAAGAATTTATTGCTTTACACTAACAATATGATAAAATATATGCCGATTGATAAATCATCCATAGATATGTTAACTCCCATTTTTGATTTATCAACAAATAGGAATTTTATGAATGGACTTAATTCTAATTTAAATCCAAATTTTAATTATAATCCACAATTAATGCAACAACAGCAACGAAATTTATTATCTGGGAATAATGAATTTAAAAGGCCAGTAAAAAGATCCGTTAGTGAAACTAAGAAAAAATATGTTGCTTCAATGCAAGACTGGAAATGTGGGCAATGTAATAAAAAATTATCGCATACATTTGAAGTAGATCATAAAATAAGATTAGAACATGGAGGTGGAAATGATGTAAGTAATTTGGTAGCACTTTGTCGCGAATGTCATGGAGAAAAAACAGCAATGGAAAATATGTAAAAAAATTTATAATAGGTAAAATATTATTATGTAAAATAAATATTATATAATAATATGGAAATACCTAATATAAAAAAAACACAATCTTTAGAACAAGTTTTATTTTCATATAATATTTTAACTACAAGTTTGTTTTTATTTATAATTCTTATAATAATTATTTATTTTGTTAATCCTACTGGTTTTAATAAAATTTTGGGTTATGAAATATTTATTACTGGGCCTATTTTATTATTTTTTGCATTTATGATTAAAGAAATTATGGTTTTTAAATTTAATCCTGATAAAGCATGGCTATCAACATTTTCAATGGCAAATGAAAATTGGTTTTTTCCAGCTATTATTATTTTTTGTATTTCACTTGGAATTGCAGCGTTTTTTAGTATGTTATTAATAGGTGGTGTTTTTTCAGATAAATTGCCCGAAAATAATATACCAATGATATTTAATTTTTTAATAATTATTTTATTTTTATTAATATCAGTATCTATTTATAATAATGCTATAAATAAAGACAATACTATTTTAAGATCCCTGCCAAATAATATTCAAAATATATTCAAATTAAGAACAAGATATACTGTAATATTTTTTATTTTTATTTTGTTAGTTACCATGTTATATTTTGTGAATCCTTGGAACATAATGGATAAATATGGCGGACCTACGATTTTTTTCTCATTATTTGTTGGAATGCTATTAATGATAATGATAATTATATATCAATACTATATTTCAAATCCTTCAAAAGAAAATTTATTCAATAATGAATCATCAATAACAGCATATGCAATAAAAGCATTTTATATATTAACTGCGTTAGGATTATCAGGGTTTTTAATATATTATGCATTAAAATTTATGGGAATTTTTGATCAAAATGCAGTTAATCCTTCTTCATGGGGTCATCTTATTTTCAATTTAATTATTTTTGTTAGTATGTTAGGTATTATTTATAAGTTAGCAAACGCAGGCGGATTTTTAGATAGAAACCCATTTTATCGTTTAATATTAAATACTTTATTATACATTCCTTGTCTATTAATTAGTTTTTTAAATTATTTTAGTAAGGTTTTAGGAATAGCAAAAGGGGTGCCTGGAAGTCAATCCGCATTCAAACCGCCAAATAAGTTTGAAATAAAAATGTTAGTTTTAGCTCTAATACTATTTAGTGCTTACTTTTCTTGGATTTTATTAGGTAAATCATATGTTACAACTAAGTATTTGAAACAAGGTGGTAAACAATTAATCAATCAGCCAGTGCCTTTAGATATATTATCAAATATTGTATCTTATCAATCTTTGACAGGATCTGAAAATTTTGATTATCAATATGCTATATCATTTTGGTTTTATTTAGATTCATTTCCTCCAAGCACAAATTCATCTTATTTAAAAATTGTTCCTATTCTCTCATATGGTGAAAATCCTTGCATAAAATATAGTTCAAAAGACAATACAATTTATATTACAGTAAAAGAGTCAGAGTCCGTTGAAAATATTTCCGTTGAGAATATATCTGTTGAGAAAATAGCAGAACAATGGAATAATCAAGAAAAAATGACTGATCAAATTGAAATAGTAAAAAATATGCCTTTTCCTTCAGAAATTGATTCTGACGGAAACCGTATTATTTATAAACATTCAGGCGTTTTACTTCAAAAATGGAATCATATTGTTTTAAATTATTCAGGCGGAACTTTAGATGTATTCTATAATGGAAAATTAGTAAAATCATCTATTGAAGTTGTTCCTTATATGAAATTTGATATGTTGACAACTGGTTCTCAAAATGGGATTAGTGGTAACCTTGCTAATTTAATGTATTTTAACAATCCAATTGATATTTTGACTATACATAATTTATACCAATCTCTTAAAGATAAAAATCCACCAGTTATTCCAGAAAATACGCATTCTATAATTCCATTTATCAAATAGAAAATTTCTAAATGTATAATATAATATCATGGAAGTGAAAAATATCATATTATTTGTTATTATAATTGTATTATTGTATATTGTTATAAGATATATTATGAAAGATGTAAACACTTTATCTGGTCTCATATCTGGTAAAACTATGCAAAAAATTGACCCTACTAGTTTAGCAAATAATTCTTCGTCTAGTAGCACTAGTAATTTTACTTATTCTATTTGGTTTTTTGTAGATGATTGGAATTATCGTTATGGTGAACCAAAAGTTATTTTTGGACGCATGACTTCTGGATCTTCAGATAAAGAACCTTGCCCATCCGTAGTATTAGGGCCTCTTCAAAATAATATTATTGTTTCTTTAGCTGTTTATCCTGGTTTAGATGAACAGCCGGAAGATGGAAGTAATTTCATAGTTCACAATTGTCCAGTTGCTAACGTTCCAATTCAAAAATGGTGTAATTTACTAATTAGTTGTTATGGTCGTTCATTGGATTTATATATTGATGGAAAATTAGTAAGAACATGTGTATTACCTGGAGTAGCTAAAATTGATGCTTCAGCTCCTATTTATGTAACTCCAATGGGTGGGTTTTCGGGCTGGACTTCAAAATTTCAATATTGGCCAGATTCATGTGATCCACAAAAGGCATGGAATATTTACAAATCTGGATATGGAGCAAGTTTGTTAGGCAATTTATTTGGAAAATATACCGTAAAAGTTTCATTAATGGAAGGCGATACAGAAGACTCTAGTTTTAGTTTTTAGATATACTCTTTATAAAAAGATTGTATATTTATATAATAATGACAATACATACAATTGGAGATAGTCATTCTTTTCATGGCTGGAATAATGATATAATAAAACATTGGTTAGGACCTGTTTTATGTTATAGTTTTGGAAAAGACCAACTAAATAGATGTGATATTCGTGAATTTAATATAAATCATGGTGATTCAGTTATTTTTTGTTTTGGTGAAATTGATTGCAGAGCTCATATTTTTAAACATATAACTGATACAATATCTTACCAAAATGTTATAAATAGTCTAGTTACTTCTTATATTGAAGCAATTGATTTAAATTTATTTACATCTCAATTACAATTAAAGAATATTTGTATTTATAATATTCCTCCTACTTGTTCTTGGATTGATACAGTTGACCACCATGAATTTCCGTGGCTAGGAACCAAGGAAGAAAGAAAATCTTATGCTTTATATTTTAATCAAAAACTAAAAGAAAAATGTTTTGAAAAAGGATATATATTTTTTGATATTTATGATAAGTGCACCGATGAAAATGGATATTTAAGACATGATATAAGCGACGATTATATCCATATTTCAGATACAAATTATTTAAATGAATTTATAAAAGATAATAACTTATAAAACTTAATACTTGTTTTTCAAATTATGAGATATTTATTATAGTTTTTTTAAAAGTATAATATATATATAATAAATGAATTCAGGTTCTAATTCTACATTTAATCAATTTAATACAACAAATAAATATGTTAGTAGCACTCAAGAATTTCTTGAGTCTAATAGTCTTGTAGCTCAAGTTGCATTTTTACTCCTAGTTTTAATTCTATTTGTTTTTCTATTACGTTTAGGCATTTCAATCTTAGGATATTATTTTTCCCCTTCTGATTCGCCCAAAATTATAAATGGAATGGTTGATGCAAAACAATTAATTGTTATACCTCAAGATCCTTCTATAGAGGGTTCAATACCTATTTCACGATCTGTGAATGCAAGTGATGGTATTGAATTTACTTGGTCAACATGGATTTATATAGATGATCTTACATATAATTCTGGAAAATACAAATGTGTTTTTTATAAAGGCAATGATTTTTCAAGCGATCCAAATGACACTGATGCAAAGGGATTAAATTTTCCAAATAATGCTCCAGGTGTTTATATCGCACCTAATACTAATGATTTAATTATTTTTATGAATACATTTAACGTTATTAATGAACAAATTACTATAAATGATATTCCACTTAATAAATGGGTAAATGTTATTATTAGATGTCAAAATAATACATTGGATGTTTATATAAATGGAACAATTGTTAAAAGTCATCATCTGCATGGTGTTCCTAAACAAAATTATGGAGATCTTTATATTGCTCCAAATGGAGGTTTTGCCGGATATATTTCTAATTTATGGTATTATAATTATGGATTAGGAACATCAGCTATTTCTAATATCGTAAGAAAAGGACCTAATACCAAAATGAAAGGATCAAATGGTATAAATATGAAGAATAATAATTATTTGTCATTACGATGGTACTTTTATGGCTCCCAAGATGAATTTAATCCGTAATCTTGTCATTTTATATAATTAATTTAACATATGATATTTTTCAAATAATAATATGTTTTCATTTATATATTCTTCATATTGAATTTCTTTTTCATCTATTCTATCTTGTAAAATATACTTATATTTTATATCTGCCTCTTCTTTTGTTCTATAAGTATGATGCCAGGTGTCAACAATTGGTAAACTTTTACACATTAATACTTCATAAAATCTAAAACTCCAAGAACTATCACCAGCAGGACATAATACAAACTTACTTTGACACATTTTTTCAAAATAATAAATATTCTCATTAATAATACGATATTGAATCTTTTTTGATTGATTATCCTCATTATTTTTTGGACAAAATCCCAATTTTAAATTTGAATAATCAAATGAACCTAATAACTCCCAATTATCATTATTATCTGTATTAATAAATATAGAATTATGGGTGAAATATTTTTTGGCAAATTCTATTACCCATTTTCTATATTCTTCAGACGAACTAATTGAACCAATAAAACAATAGTCATGTATTTTATTATGATTTAATTCATTAATATCATTATAATATTTTTTAGAAAATAATGCTATTGGTGGATTTGGATTAGCTTGACAAGTCGGTAAATTTTTTTCTAAAAGTGCTTCTTCCATATGATATTTAAGACCCATATATGAGGTAAATCCTCTGAAATTTAATCCAGTTTCTGGATCTATTGATAAAGAATTTCCCATTTATATATAATTATGATAATAAATATTTTTTCTTTAACTTTTTATTTTATTCATCTATTAACATTAATGCCATTGCAGCATAATTATGTAAATCAATTAATGTATCTCTAATTCCTTCATCGTTTACAAGATTAACGCCATTTTTTGTAATTGACATACTGCGTTGTAATTTATCTTCTATGCGCATTAAAACTCCAATAATTCCATATTTGGCAAAAGCATCACCATAATCAATATTTTTTTTTGTGAATAATTCTAGTGCCTCATTTTGAATTTTCTTCATTTGTTCTACTCTATTCATCTTTAATAAATAATATAAATAAGATAATCTTTATATTATTTTATTATTTCATAATACAATCTTTATAATCTTAACAATCTTTTATAAAGGTATAAAAAAAATTATTCACTACCAAAGAAGGCTCCTTTTCCCAATTTAAAATCACTCAATCTAGTAATTGTATCGTCATTTTTTTTTAATATTTCTTTAATTAAATCTTTAATTGAGATCATACCAATAAATTCTTCATTTTTATCATCTACCACAAGCAAATGACGAATATCTTTAAACATCATTTTATTCATACACTTTTCCAATGAATCATCTTTTCTCGCTATAATTAGTGGAGAATAAGTGCATATTTCTTTAACTGTAGTTTTATTCAAATCTTTTTCATATGAGGAAACTTTTGAAATAAAATCTCTCTCTGAACAAATTCCTACAACTTTATTGTTTTTATCTGTAACTGCCAAACAACCAATATTAAACGCGGTAAAACGATTTACTGCATCTTTAACTGATGCATCCTCACTTATCTTAAAATCAATTTTATGATAACAAGATTTCTCAAAAACATTTAATGCTGAAGTTCTTAACATTGTATTTACTGAACATAAATTACGACGTAACATTTATATTATAATCATATTGGTAAGCTCTTTTTAAGTTAATTTAATTAATTTATTTTTTTATTTTTTATTTGTAAAAAAGTAGATAATAATTTTTATCTACTTTTTTTAAAAGTTGATATATATATGTCATGTTTTAATAGTTTTTGTTATTTACCTGAACCTCCCAGGGCTTGGTCAAGAGTGCAAAATGAATGTTCTCTGGTTACGACATCTAATTTAAACCCTACAGAATTAGTAAAATTTCCATACACTGGTGAACTTGTTCTTGCAAGTGCTTTAACTGAAAAATTAAATATGTTAAATAAAGGAAATATTTTACAATACAAAGCTAATAGTAGCAATTTAACGAAAAATATGAAATATTCAAAAATTGCAAAAGGTCAATGGACGAATCGGAATACAACATGGGCAACTCAATCAACACGTGGATATACCAATCCTAATAATAACTCTTTAAAACGTGTAGGAAAAGTTGATGTGCTTATTAATCCCGATACTCGTTTACCAATAAATGTTAATACATATTTAAATAGCGTTGGAAATTTAAATATTATCAATAGTCCAATCACAGGTTTACCTTTAGACCCACTAATTACTACATTGGATTGTCCAAAATTTATACCCAATAATAATGAAGCCTTACCTAATAATTCAGGAGGTGGATCAAATAATATTGTAATTCCACCACCTCCACCTACTCCATCAAATAATGATAATAATATTCCATCAGTTCCTCCAACTCCACCCGTAATGCCTATTGCAATACAAGACGGTGGTAATTTAATTTGTTCTGTTCAAGAAAATATTTGTTCAGGATTTATAAAATCTAGTTTATCTCAGCAATTGTGTAATCCTACTAGTGATTCTGATGTTCCTGGAAGAATACAGGATCTATGTTGGAATGATGGAACACCAACCTGGTATCCTAGACAAAGATATACTATGACAAATAGTGGAAATAAATGGCCTTTCACGACTGGACCTGAGGATACTACTACTATAAGTGCAGTAAGACCCTTTCCAGCAAATATTATCTCAGCAACATTCAATTCTAATAATAATACAATTACTTTGAAATGGGTTCAAAATGAAACATGTTTACCAGTTACACTATTTAATATCTTACAAAATCAACAACTGGTAAAAATAGTTGATGGTTTCAATCGTCAAACTGATATTATTGTTGAAAAAAATAAAGAATATAATTATGTTATAATTGGTGTTACATCGGGCAATATTATTTCGTTCCCTTCTAATATTGTTACAGTTAAAACATGAATTTATGCCCTCAAATTTGGATTCATACATATTTCTTGACTTGGAAAAATATCTCCACTCATACAAACATCATTTACTCCTACTTGTGAACATGCTCTAAATCCTTGATCATCGCCTATAAAACACCAACCAGCTTTAGAAGACTCATTTGGAGAAGGGCCTTGATTGGAAATATTTTGGGATGCATTTTGTAATGCTTTTTCAAGTGAATCTTCCGAAGAGTTTTGCGTTGGTTTCACTATAGGTGTTCCTTGTTGTGAAGATTCAGCAATTTGTCCTTGAGGTAAATTATTATTGATACTATTATTATTGTTTTTATTTAATGCATTAAATGTAGTTTCACTTGTATTTGAAATAACATCAATACCAGCTTTAGCACCAGTTGAACTGGTTTGTATAGTCTGATTTGTTGTTTCCAAAGTAGAATAACCTAACAATTTTAATATAGGTCCAAAAATATCATAAAAAATATTTGTAATAAAATCTGTCCCTTTTGCTAAATAAATAAAAATATTAAATCCTATTAAAGCTAATATTAATATGATAATAATCCAAATTTGCCAACTAACAGAAGATAATGTCCAAGAAGGAGGATTAGAAATCTCTGGTAAAGGCGTTAATTCATCAGGAAAATCACTTGATATTGATTTTATAAAGTCATTATTTGATGAACTCATTATAATAAAAAAATATATTAATTTTTTTACATTTAAATTTATACATTTTCCTTAAGAGTTTATTATCAAAAATAATTATTTATTGGTAATAATTTTGTAGGAACCACTCTACAGTTATTCTAATTCCATCATTTATATCAGTAAAATGAAAATCACTTGTTAAAATATTTTTTAAATTATTTATTCCAACTGTTTTTTTATATTGACCATCACTATATTTTGTATCAAATGATACTCTTTCTTTATAGTCATAATTTTCTGCTATTAAATATCCTATTTCTCCTATACTAATTTCGTTTTCCTCAGGAGTAGAAATAATAATATTTTCAGTAATATTTTTTTCAAATATAATCATAATTATTTTTGCTAAATCGTGTGAAAAAATAAATTGTCTCAAAGGCTTTCCTGAACCACGAATAATGAAATTTTCATTATTTTTTTTTGCTAAAAAACATTTGTGAATTAAAGCCGGTAAAACATGTCCATTTTCTAAATCAAAATTATCATGAGGACCATAAATATTTGTAGGCACAATGCAAGTAAAGTTATCACCGTAATTTTCTCTGTATGCACGACAGTGAATTTCTAACATTCTTTTTGCATATGCATATGCGTCATTTGAATGATGAGGAGGACCTTCATGTAACATTGATTCATCAATTGGATAATTCTTAATATTATCTGGAAAAATACATGTAGATAAACATGCAATAAGTTTTTCTACTTTATAATCATGGGAACATTTTACAACATTATAATTAATCATTAAATTTTTTTCTAACATTTCAACTTTATTATTCATATTTTTAAATAACCCTCCAACACATGCTGCCAAGTGTATTACATAGTTTGGTTTATATTTTTGAAACATATCTTTTGTTCTATCCATAATCGTTAAATCATATTGTTTTGAAGAAATAAATATATAATTATATTCATTTTCATATTCATTGGAAATAAATTTAATTGCATTACCGACTAAACCCGTCCCTCCTGTAACTAAAATTGTTTTTTTGGAACCATTCATAAAATATATTAATTATAAATATTATATTTTATTTTTTCTTACTTAAAAGTTAATAAATAAGTAAATTGATTTAAATTGCCTAAAATTTCGTCTCTAACATTTAATAAATCACTATTGTTTGTTATATTTAAACCCGCATCTTTATTCATGTTAATTAGAAATTGTTTATATTTTTCAACTTCTTTTTTAAAATCTGATAGATTATTATAATCTAGAAGAGGTAATGTTTTTTGAAAAGTTAAATTAACACGATCACCTTTTTTACCTAACATTATTTCAACAAAAGTATCTATATTATCATTCAAATTACTATAAAGTTGATCAGTTGCTTTATGTTGGGAATAACTATGAGTTTTCCAATGATATAATTTAACAGTATTAAGCATTTGTAAAAACATCGTTACAATTTTCTTTTGAGTATATTGGCTAGAAATAGATCTTCTAGTTTTGTTATTTGAACTTCTTTTAGCGATAGTTTTTGCCATTTTCAATATATATATATATATATATATATATAAATATAAAATAGTAAAAATATTTTTTTACATAATAAAATTTTAGGTCTGTTTTTAAAAACGCGGAATGTATTCTGCACCTAAACTATTCATTGTTTCCAATTTTGCAATAGTTTTTTCTAAATTAGAAGATTTGATATTTTTATATAAATAATCAGTTCCTGGTGAATATTCGTTTTTTTTTTATTTGTTTATAAATTTTATTTATATTTTGCGAAATTGTAATAATTTTATTTTTTTCTTTTATCATCTCTTCTTCAACTGAATAAGGTTCTGTAAAAACTTCAATTACAAAATATAACAAAAGTTTACGTTTCTTATGACATCCTGATGTATATTTTAAGCAAAATATATTTAATGCACTATTTACTATTCTTTGAATTAATGTGCTTCTCTTATTTGCCTCCTGTAAAAAAATATCCCAAATAATCCAAATAATATCCATTTGAAATTTTGCATCCACTTTAGCAAACACTCTACGTTCACATTTAAATTTTTCTTTTTTAAGTTTACAAATAGATTCAAATTCAATTATCCATTCAATCCAATAACATGCACTAATACTATTTTTGCCTTCTTCAGATAAATCATACGCAAGTTCATTAATAGGAATAAATAATTCTTTTGGATCATCTTTCAAAAAAATATCTTCTGCAAATTTTATATTTGGAGCTTTGAATCTTTCTGTCATTTGAGTTAAATCAAAATCATCCTTTTTTACTTTTACCTCCGAATAACAATGTTTCTTTTTGGATTCACATAGAACACACATTATTTCACAAAATAATTTTCTCATTTTATCATTATTTCTTAATCTCAATTCCTGTTCCGAATATCCATTTGAAATTATTTGTTTAAATGTATTAATTCTTAATTCTAAATAGGTTATTAATTTAGGATTTCCTATATGAATGTGTTTTATATAATATTCTATTATTGAATCCCATAATTCTCCATAATGACCAGCACAAATTAATTCTGCACTCCAATAACATGCGGATTCTACTTTAGCATTGTATAAATTTTTAATTAACTCTTTTTTTACATCTGTTTTTTTGAATTCTGAAAATGTTATACCTTTGAAATCTTTTTGTTCCCTAATATCATTAATTTCAATTTCATTCATTTCTACCTTTAAAAACCATATAAAAAAAAGCTTCATAATAAACTAATTCTTTTTTGTAAAATAGTTCAAATTTTGAATTAATATTTATAATTATATATACATATTAGAATGAGTTATTCACAATTTGGTCAAGAGGTGGAAGTTATTAAATTCTATAAAAATAAGCCATTTGGGTTTTTTGTAGAAATTGGAGCTCATAATGGTAAAAAGTTGTCAAACACTTATATGTTGGAATCGCAGTTTAAATGGAAAGGAATATGTGTAGAACCTAATCCTCAAAAATATGAATTATTATGTAAAAATCGTCGTAGATCATTTTGTTGTGATAGAGCTGTATATAGTGAAAGTAATAAAGAATTAATTTTTGATATTGCAAATAATGATGATTTATTATCTGGTATTAGTGAAACTATTGATTTCCATAAAAACTTTGTTGAAACTAACAAAAGTCAAATTTTAGTAAATACCATTTCTTTTTTTGATTTACTTGAAAAGTATAATGCACCATCATTTATTGAATATTTATCTTTAGATACTGAAGGTAGTGAATATGAAATATTAAAATCACTTGATTTTCAAAAGTATATTTTTGGTTTAATCCACGTTGAACATAATTTTGTTGAGCCAAAAAGAAGTCAAATTAATGAATTATTGACTTCTAATGGATACGAATTTATAAAAGAAAATCATATTGATGATGTTTATAAACACAAATCTATTGATTAAATCAAAGTCATATTTGATATTTCTTTCAAATATTTTATTGAACATGATTCTACTAATAATCCGTTGGCATAAATACCATAATTTTTATTAATATCATTATTTTCTAATGCTAAATGATATATAGTATATTTTCCAGGAGTTTCATATACTAATGCTCTTTTATCTACACATACTGGTAAACGCAATTTATCATCTGTTCCATAAATATTTCCTAATATTTCTAAAACTTTTTCTTTCTGTTCTTTAGAATCAAAACTATCAATTAGAATTGAATGAGACCCTGTTATTATTAAGTCTTCAAAGATTTCTGGAAATTCTATTTTGGAACATTTATAAAGTTGGTCTTTTATTCTTTCTTGTAAAGCTGGATGGAAAATTTCTCTTTTACCAATCAATTCAATTGGTTTATATCCATGCTTCCATGTTTTTACTAAGTCTCCTATTTTTAGATCTTTTATTAAAATATATCCTTTGTCTGTAAGAATTTTAGTATCTTCATTGAAGCAAACAAGAGGTAGAATTGGTTCTTCTGGTTCTTCTGGTTCTGGACCTTTATATTTTATAATACTACCATTTAATTCATTAAAAAAATATAAATTAGCATTTTTATCAAATGCTAAACCTGGACCAGTTAGTGAATTTATTTTACCAAAATCTATTATAGAATTATAATTTCCAATAGGGTTATATTTATATAGAGTTGCATACGAAATACTTAATTTTCCTCCAATACTTTGACTTATTCCATAAAAATTATCAAATTTATCAAGACCGATTGATGCCCAATTATTATTTAAAGGATCTGTTATGAAAGTAGCGCTAATTAACATACCTGTTGGTGCATATTTACTTATTTTTGGAGATGCACTATTAGATATGTATAAATTACCTAAACTATCAAATACTATACTTTGATTAGCACCAATTTGAGAAGGTGTATATAATTGAGGTGATCCTGAACTAATAGGTCCTGAACTACTAGATCCTGAACTACTAGATCCTGGAAGCATACTACTAGATCCTGAACTACTAAGTCCTGGAAGCATACTACTAGATCCTGGAAGCATACTACTAGATCCTGGAAGCAAACTACTAGATCCTGGAAGCATACTATCAAATCCACCCATACTATCAAATCCACCCATACTATCAAATCTTCCCATACTACTAGATCCTGAACTACTAGATCCTGAACTACTAGATCCTGAACTTCTAGATTTAGGACCCTCTGGTTGAATTGGTGGGTCTTTATTCAGAACTATTTGTGAGCCTAAAGTTCCTCCTGAAATAAAAGGAAATGCTATTCCTTGAGCATCAATCATGTAAACACTACCGGTATTAATAGATGAAGTATAATATAAATTACCATCTTTATCAAATGCTAAACCTCCCGTGGCTGTATTAATATTTTCTATATTTTTTACAAGATTACCATTTTTATCAAATTCATGAATTTTATTTGTATCTTTGTCTAAAACATATATGTGATCATCTTTCCCAATTACAATTTTTAAATTAAGTGAAGTTACTATATCTTTACCACCTTTATCGTCTCCATCGGGAACCCTAATAATACTTGCAAAAATACTTTTTTGGCCTAAAGGGCTAATTTTATAAATAGCATTACCTTCTGCAGTAAATAAATTGGTTGCACTGTCAAATGCAAATGAAGATAGTTGGCTAGTTTGAGAAACATATGTAGAAAAATTAGAAACAGTCGGATTAAGTATAGGGTAATATTTTGTTAAATTTTCTAAATCATTTTCATTTAATCCGCTACTTATGGGTGTTGCTTCTATACCTAAACTAGCCCACTCATATGCACCAGTTAATTTATTATAGGTCAAGAAGGAATTCATATATTTTCCACTTGAAGTTCTATAATATACTCTAACACCTACATTTGTATCATTTAATGAACCATTATAACCCCATAAACCTAATAATGTATCTATTGGGTCTGTAACAAGTAGATTTAAATTGATTATTTGCCTTAATTGTTCCAATGATTCCGGAGTAATCTCTAATCTTGAGTCATAATATAGAGTTAAATCATTTAAATCTTCTAATTTTAAACCATTATTTGTTGAAGTTGCTTGGACTCCATAGTCAATTAATTTATATAATTTTGTTGTTTGATCATACTCAAATATATCGGTATAATATCCATCATACTCACCAGTAAAGCGATAATAAGCTCTAATTGTTACCTTTTGGTCATTAACTGTAGAGGTTTTATACCATAAATTATATAGATCTACCATTGTGAAATCACGATTATCGTTTTGTTTCCATCCATTAGTATACGCTACTTTTAATTGATCCAAAGCTTGCTGAGTTGTGGCTTCTGAAGCACTAAATACCATATATATATATAAATAATATATATTCTTTTTAAAAATTATTTATATATATATTAATTATGAAATTAATAATATTTATTCATACGTGTGCCTTGTATGAAAATACCAGAGCTAAATTATTAGAAAATACTTGGGCAAATAATAAAGATATAGTATTTATAACAGATAATGATTCAAGTGAGCTAAAAAATCATATTTACATAGGACCTTATGAAAAAGGTCCTACATATCATCCGAATAATGTAAAAAAGATGTTTAATTTATTTTTAGAAAAATATAGCGATTATGATTATTTTATGATAATTGATGATGATAGTTATTTGTATATTGAAAAATTAAAACTATTTTTATCATTCTTTGAAAAAGATGAGCCTTATATGATTGGAGATTTTTTAAATTGGACACATAAACATAATAACTTTAAATATGGTGGAAAATATCAATACTGGGTAGGTGGAGGTCCAGGAATTGTATTTACAAAATCATGTATAATTGAATTTATGTATATTTATAATAAATTACATATAGAAGATGCAAATCATGATATATGGTTACACAATTTATTTAAATATTCAAATGGTAAAATTAAAAGAACACATTGTCCAGGATTCCATCAATATGATGGAGAAAATTTATATAAAAAATATTCATTAAATGATAATAATTTAGTTTCAATACATTTAAACCATGATATGTCTTTATTATCAAAATATCATATAATTTAATAAATTATTTTTCTTTCCCAAGTGTGTAATATTAATATTAATATTTTTAATTATTATTTTTAAAGTATAGATAATATATAATATATAGATGACTAAAATTTTTAAACAATTAAATAATTCAATAAAATCTTTAGGAACAGCATATAACAAATCAACTGTTTGGGCAAAAGTATTAATTTTTGTTGTTCTATTGCTTTTGTTAGTTTTATTTTTTAAAAGCTTTAAAAATACTGAACTAAGAGAAGGATTTGAACAAAATGACAAATTTTTATTCAAAACTGGTCCAGAAATTTATGATGATTTTTATTCTAATATATATGATTATTTAGTATTTAATAACTTAAAAGATGAGTATGAAGTTGGCGAAATTATTAATAAAACTAATCCATCAAGTGAAAGTAAAATTTTAGATATAGGATGTGGCACGGGTCATCATGTTGCCTTTTTAGGTTCTAAAGGGTTAGATGTTCTAGGTATAGATATTTCCCCCTCTATGATAAAAAAAGCAAAAGAAAATTATCCTGATTACAAATTCATTGTTGGTGATGCTTTAAAAAATGGTCAATTTGAACCTGAATCATTTACTCATATTTTATGTATGTATTTTACTATTTATTATATTCAAGATAAGAAAACATTTTTTGACAATTGTTTTACATGGTTAATGGGAGGAGGATATTTAATTGTTCATTTAGTTGATAGAGAATTATTTGATCCAATTTTGCCTCCAGGAAATCCATTATTGTATGTATCACCTCAAAGATATGCTAAAAAACGAATTACTTCAACTAAAGTAAAGTTTAATGAATTTTCTTATAATGCTGATTTTCAACTAGATACTAATAATGATGTAGCAAAATTTGTAGAAAAATTTAAGAATGATAGTGATGATAAAGTGCGTAAAAATGAACATATTATGTATATGCCAAGTGTTACTGATATTTTAAATGAAGCACAAGCAAGCGGGTTTATAATTGAGTCTAAAATTGATTTATTGCAATGTCAATACGAATATCAATATTTATACGTTTTAATAAAACCTAATTAAAAAAAATTGAATTATCTTTTCTTTTATATAAAAAAGATAATTATATATTTGCAATTATGGTATCGTTTAATCAATTGTTTACTTTTGTCTTGTTAATGTCTTCAAAATACAATATTGATTCTTCTCATTCAGAAGGTCATAGTATGAATGTATTGCATTTTGCTGATGAAAACTATTTTAGTCAACTTTATTTCAATCCATATTTAGAAAAACAGAAAAATGTTATTTATTGTGCAGCAATTTTGCATGATATGTGTGATAAAAAATATATTGATGAAGAAAAAGGAATGAAAGAAATTGAATATTTCTTGGAAGATAAAATTACGCCGGAAGAATTATTTTATACAAAAAAAATTATTGAAACTATTTCATATTCCACTGTAAAAAAAAACGGATATCCTGATCTTGGTGAATATCAATTAGCTTATAATATTGTAAGAGAAGCAGATTTATTAACATCATATGACTTTGATAGAACAATGATTTATAATTTAAATAGAGGAAATAGTTTAATTTCTTCTTATACTAATTCATTAAAATTATTTGAAGATCGTGTATTTAATTATAATAAAGATAATCTATTTATTACAGAATTTGCGAAACAAAAATCTTATACATTAACAGTTAATGCTTTAAAACAGATGGCTTCATGGGATCGTATTTTATTAAATACTAGAAAACTATAAAAAATAAACTTTAAAAATATTGTTTATATAATATAAATATAATTATGTCAAATTATGATTATGATGACTTTACTATTTCTACTATTGATAGCTCTTCTATTGATTTAGATATCCCTATTATTGATAGCTTTAGCTCTACCATAGGTCTAAAAGCTATTGCTTATAAAAGAAATAGAATATTTAAAGAATTAGAATTAGAATTAGAATTAGAAAAAGAATTTTCCAGCCAGTCTAATATAATAGATTCTAAACAAGAAATTATTCAAACTTCTATTGATTATCCTAATACAGTAACATATATACAAATAGGATTTATTTGTTTTATTCTTTTTTTATAAATTAGTATTTTTTAAATAATTAAAATATTATTAAATTGATAATGATATTGATATATATATTAGCTTTTTTAATAATTTGTATAATTCTTTTTTTTATTTATATAAAAATAAAGTATAAATTTTGGGTTTTACAGCCTGTATTTCATTTTTACGATATATATTATTGGTTTGTAAATGTAGGAATAATAAGAGACGAATTACCACAAAAGAACCGGTATACAAATTTTAAAAATATAATAACAAAATCTTTGGAAAACATTGATAAAGTTGTGATAAAAGAAATAATAATGTTGATCCAGTTGAATTATTTACGAAATGATGAAAATAAATATTTACCAAAAAAGGAAAATATTATACCATATTTCAAGGGTCATAATGCAAAAACTTTTATATCTTATTTTTCAGAGCCAGAATTACTAATTGATAATAAGACAGGATTAACGATAGAAACAAATAAAATAATAGGGGTCATAACAAGTAGACCACTTCATGTTAAAATAAAGGACAAGGAATTTGATGTGTATTATGTAGATTATTTATGTGTAAATAAAAATTGGAGAAAGAAAAATATAGCTCCACAATTAATACAAACGCATGAATATAATCAATCGCATTCAAATAAAAAAATTAGTGTTAGTTTGTTTAAAAGAGAAGAAGAACTAACAGGAATAATTCCATTAACAGTTTATAAAACGTATTGCTACAATATGAATTTCTGGGGACAACCTGAAAATTTATCGCCTGGTGTAAGTTTGCTTACATGTGATAATCAAAATATATTCTTTATGTATAATTTTTTGAATGAAAAAAAGGAAAATTTTGATATAATAATTTATCCTGAAATGGGTAATATAATAGAGTTAGTAAATACAAAAAATTTATATATAAAGATGTTAGTTTATAAGAATACTGGAAATATAGAGGCATTATATATTTTTAAAAAAACATGCACATTTATAAAAAAAGAAAAAGAAATAATTTCTTTAATAGCTTCGGTAAAGGGTTCAAATATTGACGATAATGAATTTATAAAAGGTTTCAAGCAGTCATTATGGGTTTTAAAAAAGGAAAATAAAATTTTTGCATATTTAATGGTAGAAGATATAAGCGATAACAAAAAAATAATAAATAATTTATCAATAAAAACGCATCCGGAAATAGTAACAACAATGGCATATTTTTTCTATAATTTTGCATATAATCCATTTAAATCAGAAAAATGCTTAATAATAAATTAGTTATTTCTAGTTTAATTTAATATCAAAACAATTACATTCATCAGTTTTGTAACTAATCATAAGATATTTATCATTTTCTTCAAAATTTGCTTCTTTATATTTGATTATTCTTTTACAATCATAATATTGATTTAGTGGTGCTTTTAATTTCATAATATAAGGATATTGTTGCAATAAATCACATTCAAAAATGTAATAAATATTATATTTATATTTATTATTTATATTAAGAATTCGTTTTGCCTCGGCACCAGTAGTTGAATAAGCGATCCAGCCATAGTCTTTACTTTCAAATAATACAAGATGTTTTTTTAGCATAGTAAATTATATTTTTGATATCTCTATTTCTTTAAATCAGTTTCAAAAATATTTACAATTATATTTATAATTATAAATATATAAATATATATATGAAGAAAAATTCAAATAATTTGTCAATTTTGTTAATATCAATTATTTTAATTTTAGTAACTTTTATTTTGATAAAATTATTTATTGGCTTGTATAATAACAATAGAATTACTATGTGGGGAAAATCACCATGTGATAACAATAACAAAATTAAGTCAGAAATATATTGTTTTCGTGTAAATGGTAAAGATGAATGGGCAATTGTTTATGGTAATCCACATTTAGATAAATATCCATTAGTTAGAATTCAATCTCAATGTGTTTCTGGTATAGAATTAGATGATTTAGAATGTGACTGTAAAGATAATTTACAATATTCAAAAAAGCTAATTCAAGAAAATCCAAATGGTGGTATTCTTTTTATTTTAAACCAAGATGGTAGGTCTTTAGGAGGAATTGAAAAATTGAAAGAAAAATCTTTACGACAGATAGAGGGTTTAGAAATGGATTTAATTCTTAAAAAAAGAGGTCACGGTTTTGATGAAAGAAATTATGATTTTTTACCAGAGGCATTAAAAATTATGGGATTTAGTAATTCTATTATTTTAGTAACAAGATATCCAGGTAGAATAACAGATTTAAAAAAATCGGGTATTAATATTGTTTCAACAGTAAAATATCCTTATAATTTGAATGAATATAATGAAAAATATATTAAAATGAAAAAATGTATATTTGGATTTGATTTTGAAACACCTGATTGTAAATAAATATATTTAATTTTTCAAAACTTGTGAAGGTCCTTTAAGTCGGTTTTTAAATATATGTATTTTAAAAACCAACTTAAAGCTCTTTATATTTAAGTAGGTTTTATTACATAAAATGGATTACTACAATACATACAAATACGCACATTATTTATTGCGGGAGAATACAAAATTGGATTCAATTTATTACATCTCGTGCATTTTGATATCTGAGGAAAACTTACTATATTTTTGTTAGTTTGATCCTTTGATAACATCAAATTTCTGTAACCTTTAAACATTATATATACAATGTATAATATTTAGAGAATATCTTTTATCTTTTATCTTACATATTTTCCTACTCTTGCAAAACTATCTATAACAAAAATTATAAATACTCCTAAAAAACAATATAATACTACCTCTTCTGTCACATTTCCTGTTTTTTGATCCTGCTGTTCTTCCAATAAATTTATCATATAATTTAGTTTTTCTAATAATACCAAATTTGAATCATTGGTTACCTGTTGTGATAACATATCAGACTGAGATTGGTAATATTGGAGATTGTTTGTATTATTATTATTATTTTTAGGAACCAAATTTTTATAATATGCCTTTACTTGTGTATCATTCATAAAATTACTTTGCAATTCCTGTAATTTTAAATCTTCATTTAGTGTTGGCTGTGGCACCAAACTTGAATCAATATTTGTTAAACCCTCCTGCATCTTTTTACGTTCTGAACCAACGGATTCTGGTTTATCAGGAAATTCATAAGGATTTAATGGCTTAAAATCATCAGAATGTTTAGCTGAAACTCTTGCATTATAATTTCCTAATTCATCATCATCAGATGTATTATTGTGAATTGATTGTAATACAGAATTTACCTTATCTGGATTAAAATCATTTGAGACTTGTCTCATTTTTTGCGTTTTTGTATGCGAAGAATTTATTTGTCGCTTCTTATTGATGGGAGTATCCATTGAATTTTGTATATTATTATTATTATCACTATCAAATGGTGCTGCTGACATTGCTAAATAAGACATTCTCTTAATAAAAATTAAGATAATTATTTATAAAACAATCTGAAATTATTATTTAATTGATTATTTAATTGATTATTTAATTGATTATTTAATAAATTAAAATTATATTATATATGTTTTAAGAAAAAATATTATGTATTTAATATAGAATGAGTGTTAAAAATAAAAGTATGATTGCTATTTTTATTGTATTGCTAATTGCATTATCTGTTAAACCTAAATCAGTGTATAATATTTATAATACTGCTTTAGGCAGATTATTATTTATTGGAATTATTATTTTTTTAGCTATGAATAATATTACTTTAGCATTAGTTGTTACTTTAATTGTTATTATTTCATTAAACCAATTTTCACCTTTAACTGAAAATATGGATAATATTACTATTGGTGATGATAATGTAACTGATACATCTGGTTCAAAATTACAGGTTTTAACCAAGGATGCTACTATACAAAATAATAAAATTAGTGATTTAAAGGCTAAAGCACTAAATAATTCTCCTAATACTCCATTAACCACTAATAATAATGAGGGAGTTGACAAAGAAGATATAAAAAACGCTATTCAGTCTGTAGATTCTAAATCAATACAAATTGATCCTAAAAATATGAATTCTAGTGAAAATGTTAAACCACATTCTACAAGTATGTTATCTAATGATTCTAATTTAACAGAAGGATTTTGTCCATGTGCAGCAGCACTATTTTAAAAAAATTATATAACATTATATAAAATAAAATGAAAAACAAATATTTTAAAATATTAATTTTTATAGTTTTTGGATTATGGGTTGTTTATTTTTTCCAAAACATTGCCTTTAAAAAAGAACCTTTTACTCCCAAATTAAATTCCATTTATCATCCGTTTAAAAGACGAATGAAATCTCAATTTCATAAGTTTATAGATCCAATAGTTAGTTTTCCTAAACTATTATGGAATAACCTTGTTAAATGGAATATTATTTAATCTTCAATATTCAATATTTTAATATTTATTTAATATAGTAATGATTAATATTTTAAATAACTCTATAATATTTCTTCATGATCATATTTTATATTTAAATAATAGCAAATTTTTTGCTGGAATCGTTATGATATTATTAAATATAGGATCTAAATTTATAGTTATTCAATTTAGTAAATCCACAGAAGAATATCTTAAAATGAATGTTACTAAACAACTATTAATATTTGCTATGGCTTGGATGGGAACTCGTGATATTTATATCGCTTTAATTCTTACAGCTGTATTTACAATTCTCTCTGATCACTTATTTAATGAAGAAAGCCCTTATTGCTGTGTTCCTGACAAATATAAAATATTAGCAAAAATACTTGACGAAAATAAAAATGAAATGGTTTCTGATCAAGAACTCAATGATGCTATCGCTGTTTTAGAAAAGGCTAAAAAAGATAAAACAAAACTAAATCAAAGAAAGAATTTTACACTATTTGGCGACTATCTTCAAGATAGTTATAAAACATATAATTAATATTTAATATTTAAAAAAATATAATAATTTAAAAATCTTTAATTATTATAAGTATGTCTAAAAATGATTATAATAAATCAAATACCGAAAATAAAAAACAACAAAAAGCACCTAATACTCTTATAATATATATTAAAACTCGCATTCCTAATTTTTATAAAATCAATTATGAACCTTACATGACTGTTCCTATTAGTAAAAGTAGAACTGTTTATTTTGACCCATTAATTGAATATTATAGTTTACCTATTAGAAACTTACCTAGAAATGCTCCTCCTCAAGAATTATATACACAATTTTTTGAGCCTAATCAATTTGATACTATGATAAATCGCATTTTAAGTGATTTTAGATATATGCAAAAACCGAAAACATTAGAAGAAGCCACTTCTAAAGGAATTGTTGATAATAATATAGAAATTACATTAAAAACTTTGTTTAAACCTAACAATCTTTTTTATTTAAATAAAAAACCTTATACAATTGTCGGAATGAATTGGAATAAAAGTAATTGGCAAATTGATACTAAACCTATTGATAAATTATTATTACCTTTTTCTCAAGGTCCTTCTAAAGAATTAGAAAATGCTGAAGAAGAATTAGATGATATTCCAGAATTTTTAAGACAAGGCAATCTTGCCTCCGCAAATTTGGTTAATCAAGAAAATTCTGACAATCTCGGATTAGGAATCAAAAATGTTAATGATAAAAATAAAAATAAAAATGAAGTTATAGAAACAAATATTGATACACCTTTAATTAATGATGAGAGCACACTGGCAAATATGTCGGAAAGAAGCAAGAATTTATATGGTAAATTATTCAAAAAGAATTTACCTATTAATTATTCAGATGATGTTGATTTAATTAGAGATCCATTATCATTATCCTTATTAATTGATAATTCTCAGTTATCCGAATTTTTAAAAAAAAATAAAAAATCCAATATATTAAAATATTATAACGGCTATATTAATGGAAAAAAAAATATGCAAGACGCTGATTCCAATTACATAAATATATTAGAAAATCTTATTAAAGAACAAACTAATTTGAAAAAAATATCAGATTTAAACTCTAACCCTAATGTAAACCCTAACCCTAATGTAAACTCTAACCCTAACCCTAATGTAAACCCTAACCCTAATGTAAACTCTAACCCTAATGTAAACCCTAATCCTAATGTAAACCCTAACCCTAATGTAAACTCTAACCCTAATGTAAACCCTAAGTTTAAGCTTAGGACTAAATCTAAGCTTAAGACTAAATCTCAGTCTAAACCTAAGGGAAATAAAAATAATATTTCTGGTGGCGCCATTGACCCATCATTAATACGCATTAATAAACAGAAAAAAGAAGATATTGATAGAATAAATAATATTATTGATGCAAAAATTAAATATATGGATATATTTTATAATCTTATTGATGCTTTATTAAATATCTATGAGGCGCAAAAAATATATTTTTCTAATTTAGTTTTATTGCTTGAAGAAATTAAAATTGAATATTCAAATATAATTCAATATTACACAAAACCACTTTTAGCTGAAAAATGTATCCAATTTGATATTGATATTGCAAATGCATTATTGATAAAAGATCCAAATAATATTTATTCATGTTCTTATTTTGATAATTATAATAAATACAAAGAATGTTACAATTGTTTACTTAAATATAAAGAAGATCTTTTGAATCCAAAAATAAACTATAAAATAGAATCTGAAAAATATAATACTATCAATTACGTAAATATTGAAAAATTTCAATTTGAACTTTATAATACTTATATTATCTTGTATTATTCATTTAATCAATTTGATATTTGGAAATTATACTACGAATCTCTTTCAGTATTTATAAAAAGTATTTCAATTGATTGTGCTGAAACCATTAGTATTACTCAAAATCATATTGATGAGTATAATTTAAAATATACTTTGGAACAACAAAAAACATTTATTGAACATTTTAAAGTAGATGGAATTCGTGCTAAAATAGAAAAAGACGATAATAAAATAAAATGGTTTTTGGTAAAATCTGATGGTTCAAATGCTTTAACTAATACCTCTTTATTAGGTTTACAAAAAAATGATATTTTGATACAGCAAGATATGTATATTGATATTTTAAAATCAAAAACAAACGCATATGATTCTATTATTCTAACAACTTATTTATTAGAAATACAATGCTTAAGACAACAAAAATTATATATTTCCGAAGAAAATACGAATCAAATTAGTTTAGGAACAACATATACCCTAACAGATTATTATCGTATAATATTAGATTCGGTAAAAGGTAATTTGATTCCTGAATCAATAATGTGGGATACAAGTAAATTTTCAGATAGAAACTTTATTGAATATAAAATGAAAACAACTAACAAAATGCAATCAATATATAATAGTAGAGTTTATATTATCCAAGAATTACAAGAAAATCTAGAAAAATACTGTGAAGGAATTTATGATATTTTATTTCCTTCCATTAATGAAAATGGGTTTATTGATTTTTGCAGAAATATTTTAGATGATAATATTACTTCTATTCCTAAATATACAACTAGAAGCACATATTGGCTTAAAAAACAAGAAAAAGATTATGATGTTAAAAACACTTTGGATTTATCATTCAATTTAGGTAATATTGCTAAAATTGCAGCATCAGAAGGATATAGTGATGACCCATCACCTTCTGATTTATTTGAATGGATTGTTTATGATAATGAAGGGCAAGGAGACTGTTTATTTGCATCAATTAGAGATGCATTAAATGGAGAAATGGATGCAACAAATCAAATTACCGATAATCCTTATACTGAAAATATTGAAGGAAAACAAATATTTACTGTCGCATCTATCAGAAAAATAGTAGCAGATAATTATACACAAGATATGTATAACGATTCTTGTTTATTAATTGGTGGTATAATAGATGAAAATGGAAAATGCAGTAGTAATAATATTGATCAAACAATTCATCCTCCTACTTATGATTTATTATTCAATAAAGAGAAAAAACAAATAAGATCAATAAAGGAAGTAAGAGAATATATATCCCAACCATGCAAAAATAATTCTGGAGCGAATTTCTGGGGAGATGAAATGGCTATTCAAATTTTAGAAGCTATTTTAAAAATTAAATTTATTATTTTTGATATGACTACAAAATTAGATAATAAAAGAATTGAATTAGGAGATATTGTTATTCTTTTAAATTATGATGACGAAGAAGATAATGAATATCGCGTAGTTAAAATTGACTATAAGGGTTTAAACCCTAGTTATACAGTTAGATCTATTCATGATGAAATATCAAACTTAAATAGAGATGATTTGCAACTTTCTCCTAATAATATTTATTCTAATATACGAATCAATTGTTTAGATAATGATAAATTAGTAGATGTGAAAGATTGTATATTCTTATTGAAAACAAGAATAGAAAATTCAGAAGCCGAACATTACGAATTTGTCAGAAACACAAATAAAAATAATTATGTTTATGACATTGAAAGTTTATCGCAATATATAAAATATTTTATATATGATAGTTGCAATAGATTTTTAAAACCAGAATCAAAAAATAAAGGCTTTGGTTCAATTTTAGCTTTTCAAGCAATTTTTCATAACTTTGATGAAATTGATAGAAATAGAAATTTAACTAGAATTAATCCGGAAAATGAAATTGTAGAAACTATGGATACAAAATTGCAAAAATACAATAATAAATTAGATACTTATAATAAAAAATATAAAGAATTATCGGAAACTCTAAATGAATTATTCAGTAAAGACAAAGGAAATAGATTCCAACTAACAAAAGCTGAAAATAAACAAGTTAGAGAAATTACCGATGATTTAAATGAATTATCAAAAAAAATAGATAAAATATCTATGAAAATGTATCGTGTTACAAAAAATCAAAAGGGTGGGTTAACAAATATTTCTAATAAACCCAGCAAAGAATTTGGCGAATATGCATCATCTAATTTGTATGGTAATAATTATAATAATCCATATGGAATAAATCAGAATCCACAAATTGGTTATCCACAAATTGGTTATCCACAAATGCCTTTGCAAAATTATAATTATAATTATAATTATCCTCAATTTAGACCTAATAATCAATATTTACAACAACCTTATAGAACAAATATGAAAGAAATGTCATCAAAATTAGCTTATTATGTTTCTATTGAATTGGAATTATATCCTGGAACTTCTGTAAACCCTTTACAAAGATCAGCAGTAAGATGTCAGGCTACATTTGAACGCATTAGAGAATCATATGCAGATATTTTTGGATATCAATATAGACCAAGTGTATTAACAGAAGCATATGGATATAATAATTATAATGACAAAAGCAATAATAATAATAACAATAATAATAGTAAAACAAAAAAAAATAATAAGCAAAATAAAAAATCAAATACAAGAAAGAATGAGAAAAAATAATTATTAATTTTTACAATATCTTTTTAAAAATAGATAATAGATAAAATCTATTATGTATTTTACATATTCAAAAATTTTATTCTAATTAAATAGAATTTTGTGAATCACGATACAAAAAGAATTTTTCTTTTTGTTCATCTGTTAAAAGCAACATTAACATATCCATTTCACCTTTAATAACGTTAATTGCATCAACAAATTTTGCTTTACTTTCTTGTGTCTTGGACTCTCGCTCTTTGTCTAATTCAAATAATAATTCTTCTACATTTATATTGTATTTTATGATGAAATCTTCTAATTCTTTTTTAGAAGATTTGTATAGATATGAAATATGAATATTATTGTTTCTACAATATTGAGTAACTGCAGCAATCATATCAGATCTACTAGGCATTTTATTATAAAATAATGACTTTTTTTTAAATCATTTTCTTAAACCATTTATGGTAATAAAAATATCTCCGATTTAAAGGTATATTTTTCAGTAACAATTTTTTTCCAAAAAGTATTTTAGGTTTTCAATTTTGGACATTTATTTTTGTCCATTTTTCAAAATCCGAAAAAAGTCTTGAAAAAGACCCTCTGTACACGAGTTTCTAAGCATAATGGTTTAAAAACTTAAAAAAGGCTAGAAAAAAGTGTTACGATAAAAAAACATATTTTTTTCAAAAAAGGGTTTAGGAGTTTTTTTTGTTGTTAAAATATATCGTAAATGGCAACAAATTTTACGAAAAAAAACGACTTTTTATATAATTGTTTTTTTTGTGACTTTAATACGTGTAAAAAAACCGATTTCAATAGACATCTGTCAACGCAAAAACACCGAAGCAACACTTTGACAACAACAGCAAAAAATGAAGAATCAAAAATTTCTAAAACGTATAACTGCGATATATGCTGTAGATTTTTTAATGACAGATCTGGATTATGGAGACACAAAAATAAATGTTATAAAAAAGAATCTGAGATTACTCCTGAGCTTGTTATTCAGTTAATTGAACAAAATAAAGAATTACAACAAACATTACTAGATCAAAATAAAACTATAATGAATTTAGCTGATAAAGCTGGCACTAACAATAGTTATAATAATAACAAAACTTTTAATCTACAAGTGTTTTTAAATGAAACTTGCAAAGATGCAATAAATCTAACTGATTTTATAAATCAAATTCAGGTTTCCGTTAATGATTTGGAAGAAACTGGACATTTGGGTTATGCAGATGGTATAAGTAAAGTATTTATAAAAAATTTAAATAATATTGATTATAATTTAAGACCAATCCACTGTTCAGATTCAAAAAGGGAAATATTATATATAAAGGATGAAAACCAATGGTCAAAAGATGATGACCAAAAATCGTGTTTAACAAAAGCTATAAAGCAAGTAGCTCATAAAAATATTAAAAAAATTAGTGATTGGCAAAAATTATACCCTGATTATAATAATCCAGAATCAAAGCAAAATGATAAATATATGAAAATTGTTTTGAATTCAATGTCAGGTTCCACAAAAGAAGAATCTGACAAAAATTATGAAAAAATTGCTAAGAATATTGTAAAAGAAGTAATAATTGATAAAAATTGATATCTAATATAATGCATCTTTATACATTTTTAATGCTTTCTCTTTTTGTATTTTATAATCACAAATTGGTTTAAAATAATCTACATCTTTGTAATTCTTGTATTCAGTGTCCCAATTTATAATATCCTCTACTGGAACATTACTTAATTCGGGTATCCATTTTTTTATATATATACAATCCGGATCAAAATGCTCAGTTTGTAACCAAGGATTAAAAATTCTATAATAAGGTGATGAATCTGCTCCTCCTCCCATTACCCATTGCGTATTTCCATTATTGGAAGCAGGGTCATAATCTGTTAGTTTGGATGCAAAATATTTTTCACCTTTTTGCCAATCTATTAATAAAGTTTTTATCAAAAATGTCATAACTATCAATCTTGCTCTATTATGCATATATCCGGTTGAATTTAATTCTCTTATTCCAGCGTCTATAACTGGAAACCCTGTTTCGCCGTTGATCCAGTCTCTAAACCATCTTTCATTATTGTGCCATTTAATTTTATCATATTTAGGTTTTAAAGAACCTCCTAAAACATAAGGAAATGAGAAAATAATATTAGCATAAAAATCACGCCAAAATAGTTGTCTAATAAAATCACGATTTGAACGGAATGTTTTATACACTTCTCTAATGGATAAACATCCAAATTTAATATAAGCACTTAACTGTGATGACGGATGACTCAATTCACTACGAGTTTTTGAATAATTTATTATATTTTTACTTGCAATACGTAATTGTTTTATAGCATTACTTCTTCCTCCATGAACTAAGATATTAGGATTATTATTTGTAAATCGTTTTAATGCTTTATCAAGAGAAATAATATTTTTTAATTTAGGATGGGTTTTTTCATTATCATTTTTTTCATTATCATTTATAAAATGAATTTTATGTAGTCTAACTGGTTCGTCTACTTTTTTTTTTAAAGATTCATTGTAAAATGGTGTAAATTTTTGATAAGAATGTCCAGTGCTATTTAATATTGTCCCAGGGGAATGTAAATAATAGTCAAAACCATTAACTATATCAACTCCTGACTTATTGCAAATGTCAACAATTTCATTATCTCTTTGGATAGCATAAGGTGTAAAATCAATATTAAAACTTAGAAGATTAATATTTAATTCTTTAATTAAATATGGAATAATTTGGTTATTATTACCATAAAATGTTAGTAATTTGCCATTCATTTTATGTATTTGTAAAGATAAATCTTCTAATGATTCAATCATAAATTGGACAGCATTATCAGATTTAAATTTATTATTTGTTACTTGTTCAGGTGTAAAAATAAAAACAGGATAAATCTTTTTGCAAAGAGAATTAGCTAAATTCAGTCCTTTATTATCAATAACTCTGAAATCTCTTCTAAAAATAAATAATCCATTTTCATATTTCGTCATTAATATAAAACATTATTTTATTTTATATTATTATTCCTTATAAGATATATTATAAAGAATAATAAAATAAAGTTTCTAGGGTTAGGGTTAGGATTAATGACTAGATTTAGATTTTCTAGTTTTACGGCATAAAAATTTGTTATTTCTTGAAAAACCTGGTTTACATTTTTTTACACATCTCATAGTTTTTGGATTTATTTCTTTATCCTGAGGACAAATTCTATAAATAAAGTTTTCCTCAATGGCATCTTTTTCGGCAGATAATTTTTTTGTAGAATCAATTGTTTCTTTAAAAGAATTACTTGATAACAAATTATTTTTAAAATATTTTTTAACTCTAGTTAAAACTCCAATTTCTAATAGAATATTTTCATATTCATTCAATAATACATCAATGTTAATTACCCTTAATAGTGGATTAAAATTATACATTTTATGAAAAAATGTAGTAAAACGAGTGTAGTCTTGTAATGAAATTAATTTATGAATTTTAAAGCAATTAGTCATAAATTGTAATGTAAAACCTAATCCAAATACATCAATTGAATCAATAGTATAATCAAGTATTTTATTATATGAGTTATTTGAAATCATTTGGTTAAACCCTTGAAAAAAAGTATGAATATAGCTATATTTGGTGATTGAATCAGGAATGTTAAAATTGGGATTTAAATATGTGAATATTATGTTAAATGCATCAGGATTTTTCATAGGTATATCTAAAGTATTAATTTTGGACTTTGAAATAATTAATTCGTTAACTTCATTTTCATATTGATTTCGTGTGTTTTTACTATAATCCAAATATTTGTTAAATTTTTCTTTATTCATAAATGCACAATCAAAAGGATAAGACCAATGAAAAATACCTAGATTATTTTTATTTTTTTTTGATAAATTTATGATGTCAGTTTTCTTACGCATAAGACCAAAATCAATAAATTTCATTTTGGCTGTTTTCAAATCAAATAGAATATTTTGAGGTTTAATATCATTGTGAACGATTCCATTTTCTTTAAAAAATTTAATTCCTTTTAATAAATGATGAACTTCTAGCCAAAATTGATCTAATTTTTCTTCTTTATTTTCTTTAAAATAGGTTACTAAATTTTTTTGACAAAATGCTTTCAAATCAGGTCCACCATATTTAATAACTAATAAACTATAATTGTTAGGATTGGATATAAAATCAGTTTTATTAATATGTTTGCACTCATTAATTTCTGATATAATAGAATCATCATCAAGATTAGGGCGACACATAATTGGTTCTCCTAAATGGTAATTATTATTAGGATCAATTTTCCCAATAAATAAAAATTCTTTTAATTCTTTTTCTGCATTTTTAGTTTTCATTAATTTGGAAACATAATCATTATAATTAATTTCTGGATCTAAGCGATTTTTACAATGTATACTTGGTTTGTGAACACAACCATATGCGCCTTCACCAATAATATCACGTTTTAAATGAGATTTTTGTTCATTTTCTAAATTGGATATATTTTTTTTAACATGTTTTATTTTTTTTGATTGCGAATTCATTAAACTTATTATAATTTATAGTTATAATAATTTTTCTTTTTTATAAATTTTTCTTTTTTTATAAATTATAAACTTAAAAAATAACTTCTGGTGCAATTCTGATTTTTGCATTATTCATATTAATTGCCATCATATGGAAGCTACGATGTTCACAATCTACTTCTCTTGCTTTCCCTTTAAAAAGCATAGGCCCTGCTACATTTATATTATCTTGAATAAGATTTACTGGAAAAAGATCTATTCGTGGTCTATGGTCATAGAAACAATTTAAAAATTTGTTAGTTTTATAAATTGAAAATCCATTGAAAGCTGATAAACAGGGAATCAATGTTTTAGGAGGTGTTTTTTTTATAATTTCTTTTATATATCTACCCCATGCTTCCCAATCTTTAAAATGAAAACAACTGAATACATAAGGATATATAGATAATGCCCAGAAATCATAATAAGGGTCTTTATTAAATGATAAAGCATCCCATTTTTCATTATTATTTAAATAATATATTAGAGGATCAAGTTTTACTTGGATGCTACATACATCATCACAATCCATCATAATGAAATATTCATAATTGGAATAGTTCATTTTCATAATTTCTAAACATTTGTTTCTAGCCCTGGCAATATTATACACGCGATATTTATGCAACGGCTCTGATCCAATTGAAATAATAATTTTGTCTGGATGTAATTTTTCAAAATCACGTAAGATCTGTAAAGAATTATCATCGGAATCATCATAAGCAATAATAATTTTATATTCAGAAAAAAGATCTCCAATTTGTTGAATATTATTTAATACATTGTCTAAAAATTTCCCGCAATTTCTTATAGTTCCGCAAATACAACATTTAGTATTAAATCCAGAATTAGAATTTTCCATTATTATTATTAATATGTATAAATAAATATATCTAAATATCTAAACTAACAGTATTTTTATCAGATTTTTGTTTTCTACGTGTTCTTTTCGGAATATTTGCATCTGATTGTATACTTTTTAAATCATCAATACTAATTGTGCTATTATTATTACTTTCTTGCATCATTGATGGTGGATTTAAGGCAATATCAATAGTTTTTGTTTTTAACCCTGACAAAATGTCTGAAATATCACTTGGTCCTTTCATATCAGGTCTTCTTGCACTTTTTTGGGAAGGTTGTGGGGGTTCAAACCCTGGAACACCTAAATTTGATTCTTTGATACTAATTCCATCATTCATATTGGCAAAAGAACTTCTTGCCATAGAAATATCTGGTCTAGAATTTAAATTATTTCCACCTCTATTTGATGGTGGTTGAAAACTTTGGGTTGCCATGGGTGGAGGAGGACCCTTATTGTCACCTGGATTCATTACACCATTCATAAAACCTGAAAATCCTGGATTTGAATTAGCCATTGAATTGACTGCTGCGCTTTGGAATTGACGCATTAAATCAGGATTTTGTCTTAAGATATCATCCATTCCTGGCATTGCAGATTTAAACATGGTATTTGTCATATGCACCATCATTGCACTGCCGCCCAATTGAAATAATAATTTAAGCTCTGGTGCCATAGATGCTTTTGATTTATATTTCTCGTAAAGTTCGCCGAATATTTCATCATAATCTCCAATGTTTTCATTAATTTGTTCACCCCATCCCTCCAGTTTTACATCAAAAGGATCAAAGCGATTATTTAAAAATTCAATTCCATTAATACATGCCATCATCATATTTCCTTGAAATTTAACTGAATTTTGTCTACTTTTTTCATCCATTATCATTTCATATTCACCTTGCATTTCTAAAAGGTTAGAATCCATATTATATTTTTTAGTAAGCTCAACACCTTTTTTCTCTAATGCTTCTAATTTTCTTAAATATTTGAATTTTTCTCGTAGAAGCTCTTCTTTAGAAAGCTTTGGATCAGAATTCATTCTTTGATCTGGATTAATAGGAATATTATTGAATTTCCCATAACCATCCCATGTTTTTGAATCTGAATCAGTATTAGCTGTTGATTGTCCTATATTAGAATCAATATTGATAGGAGACTCGTCAAACCTTACTGAAGGTCTATCCTCATTAAAAGTTTTTATTCCAAATAAACCAGAATCAAATACATTTGAAATTGGAGGAGAAGTTTCATTTGCTAAATTATTTAATTCATTTTCTAAATTATTTAAGTCATCAATATCAATATCACTAGATAAACCTTGATTAGTATTTTTTTTATCATTCATTAATAATTCAATGCCATTTCCAAAATTAGATTTGGATGATGAAAAGTTAGAAAGTTCGTCAAAATCTGTAGAAATATCAATAATATCGTTATCCATTATGAATTAATAAGATCATTTAATTTTAAGTAATACGAATTCTAAAATATATAATTCTAAAATATATAATTCTAAAATATATAATTTTAATAAAAATTATATTTTTATTCTTTTTATTAAAGCTTGTGTTTTATAAACCACATTCCTTGTAAAAAACAATCGGAAAGATCATCTTTTTTTGTATGTTTATTAAAAAAATTTTCCCATTCTTTGAATCTAAAATCATTATTAATAATTTCTAAACATGTTTGAATTCCCAATTTTTTTCTTTGTTTATAATCCGTTTTTTCTTTATTATCCTTAGGTAAAAAATCTTTCAATTTATTTGCTGCGCTTATAAATTCAATATTAATATTATTATTTTTCATAATAAAATATTGAGAAATCATACCTTGAATTGTTTTCATTTTATTAGCAATTGGTCCAATTTGATTTTCAATAATTATATTATCAATTGTTGAAATATGTTCAACTAAAATTTCATCAAATTTATGTTGAATATTTTTACCTATAGTTACTAAATCAATTTTACTAGCATTAGATTTTTGTATTTCACTAAAACAATTGGTATTGCTAAATTCCGTAATAATTCCAATTAAGTTTGCTTTTTTTGGTGGGTTTTCATATTTTATTTTATATTTATCTGCAATATCAATAACAGATTGCATTTTTTGTTTATTTAAGAATGTCATACTAAGCTCTTTAGTTGGAAGTAAGTAATGCTGTTTTTTGGAGTGTTTTAAACAATAACAAGATCCTTCTTTCCTAAATTTTGCTGGTTTATTACATAATCCATTTTTATCAATTTCAATACATTTTGATTCTAATCTTTCACTTAAATCAATATTGTCCCACTTTAAAATTTTTATTTGATTGGTTTTATCTTCTGGATTTTGTATTTCAAATAAACAAAAAGATAGATTTTTGATTCCTATATCAAAACTAAGAATCTTCATCTATAAATATAACTTATATTTATAGAAAAAATGTTATTAAATTCATATTTAAAAAATTAATTTATAAAATTAATTAGAAATTGGTTGGAATATAAGGTGCTATAAGTCTAGATTTGAATTTTTCATTTTTTAAATAATCTTGTTTTAAATCACTATATAAATTATTATTTTTATCTCTATTATCATTTGAAGATAAATACAGATATGGCGATTTATTGGTAAGTTCATTATTTTGGTTTTGAAAAGGATTGTTTCCTGAAGTATATATATATTCCATTGTATTATATTTCATAATTTGCTTTGCATTTTTTTGCATATATTGCCTGTATTTCCAATTTGAATTTATTACAGATTCTGCTAATATTTTATTATTATTTGCAGAATCTGGTTCCCATGCAGTATTTAATTCCTGATTAGGTTCTATAGTATAAAAAGTATTATTCATATTATACTAAAGTTAGATAAAAATCTATTATAATTATTCAATGCCTAGTGTCTTTAAAATTTCGTTTTTTTTCATTTTAAATGCATCAACAATTCCTTTATTATGGGCTATTTCCCTTAATTTATTAAGACTCATTTTTTTGTAATCAGTTTTAGAGTCATCTTCTAATTCATTCATTGAAATATTTTTTAAAAAATTTATATTGCTTTCATCTAATTCATTTTCTTTCAATCCAGATTCCTTATTTTCTTCTATATGAATTGTTTTAATTGTATTTTGATCTTCTACTTCATTTAAATCTTCTACTTCTACTTCATTTAAATCTTCATTTAAATCTTCTAAATCATCATCATCTTCTAAATCTTCATCTTCATCTAAATCATCTTCTTCGTCTAAATCATCTTCTTCATCTAAATCATCTTCTTCATCTAAATCATCTTCATCTTCATCTTCTTCATCTAAATCTTCATTATCAGAAACTTCAATTAATTCATTATTTCCTCCAAATATTTCTACTAGTTTGTTAGTTGGCAAATGGTTATTTTGCATAACATTTAGTTTACTTCTAAAAAAATGCATTTCTTCAGCCATAGTTGTAATTAACCCAATCATAGAATTAAGCTTATGATCCTGCTCAATCATTTTATAACTAACATAAGCTAATACGCAACCAATTAAAATAATAATAGCTAAATTAAATAAAAAAGTAGAGCTGAATAAATTTGAAAATATCATTCTTAAAAATGAATAATATATTTTAATCATTTTTAAAACGAATTTTAGTTTTAGAAATTTGTCTAAATAAATTTTTTATAAAATTTTCGTATTTTCTAAAATTTCTTTAGGATAATTCATATCTTGTAGAACTTGGAACCCACCTTTAATTTTAGAAATTCCCTCATCAATAATATAAGTATATTGAAAATTATCGTTTTTTTTTATAGTCTTCATATTGTAATTTTTAAAATTTTGATGTTCTGATAATTTTTTGCATAGTTTTGTATAATGTGTTGTTAGAAGACAAGTAACATTTTTATTTTTACCAATATAATCTAAAAATGCACAAGCACTTATAACAGCTTCCTCCGGATTAGTTCCTGAATATAATTCATCAAAAATACAAAAATGCGTCTCTTCTTTACAATTATTTTTAATAGAATCTAAAATCTCTTTACATCTTCTGGCTTCAGCTTGGAATAAACTATCTCTTCCTGAAGTATCAGGAATATTTAAATAACAATGTATATTATCATAAGGAATCATTTTTAAACTTTCAAAACAACCAAACCCGATTTGTTGAGAAAGAATAATATTAATTAAAACGGATTTTAGTGTAGTAGTTTTTCCTGATGCATTTGGCCCACTAATAATCATATTTTTGTTAAGATTACAATTATTTTTAATAATTTTAAATTCAGATTCTTCAATAAATTTTGGATAATACATTTCTTTAAAAATAGGTTTACCTTTCTTTATAAATTGAGTTTTACAAATTTTATTATGGATTAGATTATTATTGCAATTTGTTAAAATACTAAAATATCCGTTAAATCCAAATGAATATAATAATGTATTATTAAATATTTCATTGTCATATAATTCATAAAATGTATGCATAATATTACCAATTTCGGTAATTTTTGAAAAGGATAATTGAAAAGGTGTTATTTTATTGATTTTATTATATAAATCATTTAAGATTTGAATATTATAATTAACATCTTTATCAAAATCGGCATAATTTGATAAAAGAGATGTTTTTTTTGAATGATAGTTCATTAGATCTATAGAAAATGCTAAATATTTTTTAAATTTAAATAAATAATTGTGAATCTTTTGCATATTAGAATAAAACCTAACACAGACTAATATATTTTGATATATAGAAAAAACATAAAAAGCGGATGATAAAAGTAGATACATTTTTTGACCGAAATCAACTTCATGAAAATTAGTAAAAACTTTAAAAATTGCATGATTTGAAATTATTGTTTTAAATATTTCCACATATTCCTTTATATTAAGTTCAATTCCTTTTAATTTAATAATGATAAATGGAATAATAACCATAAAAATAGGAAGACAAAGAGATAATATTGGAGAAGCAATATTATAAACACTCATCATTTGTAAAAACGCAGGATTATTGTTTAAATGTTTTGCAAAAGACCAATCTATATAAAGATATTTTTCACAAAACCCGGTTTCAGACTTTATTTCATGCCATAAACTCACAATATCATTTAAATTTGAATCATTAGTATCATATTTATTATAGATAGTGTTTAATTCTGGAGTTTTTAATGATTTAATAAGTTTTTGAGAATCTTTTAAAAAATTAGTATCCGTTGTATAAAAATTGGAAAATTGTTCAACAACTTTTTTAGATAATTTATTGGATGGTTTAAAAAAATTATCATAAATTGATGTATCATTTTTTTCTGTAGCTTTAATTAATTCTAAATCATTAATAATAGATTCGTTAAGTTTTTTAACATTTTTATTATAACATATTGGTAATTTAAAAACAGAATTAATTTCTTCTAAACTATCGTTTAGATTTTTTGTATTACTCATTACTGGTAAAATATATTAAATAATAATATATTTTACGAATTTTTTTTATTTATTATTTTTTATTGTTTTGTATCATATGATATTTTTCAAATATTCTTGTATTTTCTTTAACATAATCATCATAACATATTGGTTGATCTATTCTATCTTGTAAAATATATTTATATTTTATATCGGACTCTTCTTTTGTTCTATAAGTATGATGCCATGACTCAACAATTGGTATACTTTTACACATTAAGCATTCATAAAATCTAAAGCTCCAAGAACTATCGCCAGCTGGACATAATACAAATTTACTTTGACTCATTTTTTGAAAATAATCAATATTTTCATTTACAACCCGATATTGAACTTGTTTAGATTGGTTATTTTTTTGTTTTTTAGGAACAAACCCAAAATTCTGATTTGTATAATCAAATGGTCCCAGTATGGCCCAGTTTGGTGGATTATCAGTATTTATAAAAATAGAATTTGACGTAAAATATTTTTTTGCAAATATTCTAGCCCAGCGCCTTGCTTTTAAATTGGTTTTAAATGAACCAATAAAACAATAATCATATATTTTATCGTGATTTAATTCATTTATTTGATTATAATAGTTTTTTGAAAATAATGCTATTGGGGGGTTACATGTAGCAGAAGAAGGATCTAATTCATTTTCTTCTAAAGCTTCTTCCATGTGATATTGTAATCCCATATATCCTTGGGACCATCCTAAATCTAACTCCAATTGTTTATTCATAGATTTTAATAAGAAAAAATATTTTACATTGTTTATATTAAGTTAAAATCACCTGGTAATTCTTCAATTTGAGTAGAATAATAAGTTTCAATTTCTTTCATTTTAATAATATCACGCCTGGTAATAAAATTAATTCCAGTTCCTTTTCTCCCCCATCTACCAGATCTACCAATACGATGTAAATAATTATGAATATCTCTTGGTAAATCAAAATTAATTACAACACTAACTTGTTGAATATCAATTCCTCTAGAAGTTACGTTTGAAGATATTAAAACACGTGCTGATCCACTTCTAAAATTTTTAAATGATTTTTCTCTTTCAATTTTATCCATATTACTATGAATACAACAAACAGGAAAGTTATCTTCCTTCATTGCTTCATATAAATCAATAACTCTCTTTACACTATTTGAATAAATTATACATTGTGACATGGAAATATATTGATAAATATCTTTTAAAGTAAGATATTTTTGTCTATCATCTTCAATTGCTACATAATATTGTTTAATGCCTTCTAATGTAAGGCTTTCAGCTTTAACACAAATTTTAATAGGATTTCTCATAAATTTATCTGTAATTTGGAAAATATTATTTGGTAAAGTTGCACTGAATAGTGCAATTTGGACATTTTTATTGAAATATTGAAATATATTATAAACTTGTTCTTTAAAACCTGCCGATAACATTTCATCTGCTTCGTCAAGTATTACTAATTTTAATTTATTGGCATTTATATGACGTCTTCTAATCATATCATAAATTCTACCTGGACAGCCAACTATAATATGTGGTGGATTATTTCTAATTTCTAATGCATCTTCATCTATTGACGAACCCCCGATAATAGTCTTAATTCTTAATCCTTCCATCATACTTGATAAACCCGTAATTACAGTGCAAATCTGTTGAGCTAATTCGTGAGTAGGAGCCATAATAAGAATTTGATTAGAATTATCCGTTAGATCAATGCGTGTAAGCGCACCAACAGTAAACGCTGCGGTTTTCCCGGTTCCAGATTGAGCTTGAGCAATTATATCTTTTCCCATTTGAATAGGATAGATTGCTTTACTTTGGATTGGACTGGGTTTTTCAAAACCATAGCTATATATACCTCTTAATATATCAGGATTTAAATCAAAATCGTCCCATGAATTAAAAACTCTATTAAACTCTTCATTAATATCTTCAGATTCACTTGTCTCATTAGAAATATTATTATTATTTTTAAATGACATACTATATTATATATTATATTTATTGGTTTTAAGTGTATTTATTTTTATTATTTATAATAAAAAAAATTGATATAAATATTTATTAATAGTTAAATTTATAATAATAGAATGATGGAAACTGTAAGATACAATCTCAAAGAATTTACTGATATTTCATTTAGTAATTTTAATTATAATATTCCTGATGAATCATTTACGATTATAAATTATTTATGTTCACAAGTAGGAAGTCAGGAATTATTATCAAATAAGTTTACTAAATCAAATATTCAAAATTCAAATGAAATGGCGAATGAAAATTCATTATTTAAAAATACGAATAGTAAAAAACGTCGTGGAAATAAAGGTATGGAAATAAATTCAGAAGATTGGGAATCAATACGCTCATTTCAAGCAACAAAAATAGAACAAAAATCAGGAATTGATGGAGATATTGATCAAATACGTCTATTATTAAATAAATTAACTGATAGAAGTTATTTAGATATGAGGGAAAAAATATTTGAAAAAATAGATAATATTGTTTTACAAAATAGTCAAGAAGATGATGTCTTAAAATTAGGAAATATGATATATGAAATATCTTCTACTAATAAATTTTATTCAAAAATATTTGCCGATTTATTTTCAGAATTAATTAAAAAATATAGTTGGTTAAATGAAATATTTGATGAAAAAATAAGTAATATTAATGAATTATATACAAATATTCAATATTTTGATGCTAATGTAGATTATGATAAATATTGTGATATGAATAAAATAAACGAGAAGCGTAAATCTGTAACTACCTTCTTTGTTAATTTATCATTAAATGGAGTAGTGCCAAATACTATAATTATAAAAACGCTTTCAAATTTATTGGAGTTAATAATGTCATATATTGGAGAGAATGATAAAAAAAATGAAGTAGATGAGTTAACTGAAAATATTGCTATATTATTTAATAAAGATATTATGAGGTTTGAAGGTTATAAAGAATCAGATTATTTAATTAATGATTTATCAATATTAGATACTATTACAAAATTAGCAAAATGTAAAACAAAAGATTATACAAGTTTATCAAATAAAGCAATTTTTAAATACATGGATTTAATTGAGATATAAAAAAATTTCAAAGAAAATGAAAAGAACTTAAGAATTAAAATATATAATATTTAATATTCAAATAAAATGAATTCCAATATAAATAATGAAAATATATCTTTTTTTCTTCAAGAAAAGAAAATAAATAATGAAGAAGATAGTAAAGAGGATGAAATAAAACAAATGATGTATGAATTAGAGGAACTTATAGAATCAGATAACTTAGATTTAAATCTTAAAAGTGAATTAAGATATTTTATAAATAAAAATTTTTATAATAATGATGAATTATATTATTCACACGAATATAATATTAAAGATTTATTAAAAATTTGTCAATATTATGAAATAGATAAAAATATTAGGTCATCTAAATGTAAAAAGCAAGATATAATTTCAACATTGGTATATTTTGAAAGTTTACCAGAAAATTATGAAGTTGTTCAAGAGAGAAATTTAGCATGGGCATACATGGAAGAATTATATAATAACACTAAAATGAAGAAATATTTAATTTGGAAGTAAATATTAGATAATAAAATATTAAATCTTACTAATTTATATACAATATGGTTGTATCTAAATTAGATAGCACAATTAATTACCCTGAATTAAAAAAAATAGATCATAGTGATTTAAATAAAAAGTCAAACCTTTATGAAGTAGAAATTAAAGATCTAAGCGTAATAATAGCGATAGGATCACCAAAAAATACATTTGCAGATAAGAATATTACTTATTTTCCAGTTTATTTAGTTAAAAATAATAACACAGTTTTACAAATAGGTGTTTATGAAATTCCGAGCACAAATCTAGTGGATTATTATGATGAAGATTCATTAATAGATATAGAAAGGTTAAATGAACCATTAATATATAGTTTTGCGACAAAAGATTTCATTAATAAAATTGCTAAAGTTGTAGAAAAAGATGATGAAGAATCTTTGCCTAAGGTTGAAGAAAAAAATCCTGAAAAACAAACTAAAAAGAAGAATCCTATTTTAGAAACTGAAATACTTATTCCACAAATAAGAAAAGATATTTTTACTGGTAGAATTGGCGCACATATTCCTGAAACTTTGAAAAAAGAAACTTATAAAATTGCTAAAGATATTAGAGAAAAATATCTTCACGATCAAAAAAATCAACCCGAAGAAAATGATAATTGGGTTCAAAGATTTATGAATAATATTAATTATTCTATTGTTGATAATGAAGGCAATGGAGATTGTTTATTTGCTGTTATTAGAGATGGGTTTGCGAACATAGGTCAAGATACGACTGTTTCTAAACTTAGAAATAAAGTTGCCGAAGAAGTTAAACAAGAAGTATTCAATGATTATTATGATCGCTATACCATGTTTTTTAATGAAATTAATAATACTCGCGCTGAATCTATCATTAAAAAAAAAGAATATGATGAACTTAAAAATAAATTAATTTCAACTATTGATAGAGAGCAACAATTAATAATAAGAGATGCCGCTTTAAAAATTAAAAAACAATTTGATAAATTAAAACAAGATAATGAATTTGCCAAAGAAAATATACAAGATGTTTTATTTATGAAAAATATTTCATCTTTGGAAGATTTGAAAAAATTGATTAGAACATGTGAATTTTGGGCCGATGCTAGAACAATTAATATATTAGAAAGAATATTAAATATCAAATTCATTATTTTATCCAGTAGTAGATATCATTCTGGAGATTTAGATGGAGTTTTATTATGTGGAACTGATGTAGATCCAATTATATTATCTAGAGGAGAATTTAGACCTGAATTTTATTTAATACTTGATTATACAGGCAATCATTATAAATTAATTAGTTACAAAAATAAAATGATATATAATTTTCATGAAATACCTTACGATATTAAAAGAATGATTGTTGATAAATGCATGGAGAAAAATTCTGGCGTTTTTTCTTTCATTCCTGAATTTGATAAATTCAAACTAGAAAATAACAAAAATCTCGCCAAAGGAAATAGTAGAGACATTCCATCGTTTGATGATCTAGGAATTATGAACCTTTATGACGATAATATTGTTTTTTCGTTTTATTCTAAATCTTCAGATGATCCTAAACCTGGAAAAGGTTCAGGAGAAAAAATTCCTTTATGTTCTATAAATGAATTCTCAGATTTATCACAAATTCCCAAATGGAGAAAGAAATTATCCAATTTTTGGTTACAACCTTTTTCTTTAGATAATCATCGTTGGGCTTCTGTTGAAAATTATTATCAAGCTTCTAAATTCAAAAAAAATAATCCTGAATTTTATTTATCGTTTACTTTGGATTCGGGAACTGATTTATCAAAGAGTCCGGAAATGGCTAGAGCTGCTGGTTCAAAATCTGGCAAATTTAATGGTCAGTTAATACGGCCTAAAAATGTAATTATTGATGCCGATTTTTTTGAAAATAGATCCGATAGAGAATTAAAAGCTGCTATTGAATCCAAATTTGGACAAAATGAGGATTTAAAAGAATTACTACTTGCAACTAAAAATGCTAAATTAATGCATCATAGAAGGGGAAGGTCTCCTCAAATTATGGATAATTTAATGATTATACGTGATAAAATTTCAAAAAATACTTTTTAACTTTTTCCCTTTTAACAATTTGATCCCGTTGGATTCATACGTGGGGTTTGACCATTAGGACAACAACCATATCTTGTTCCTGCACAGCCACCAATCAATTTACTAGGTGAAGGAACGGGAATAGGAACAGGATTTATACGATGCGGATGTGTATTAATAATTGTAATATGTGAAATTAATACCATGACTATCAAAATAATTATTAGAAAAATAATAATTGATGAATTATTGTCCATTTATATTATAACCAAATATTTATATCTTTATAAAATTAAATATATAAATATATAAATAAAATAATAATAAACCCATATTATATAATTATTTATGAAAATTACCAAAGAAAGTTATCAACTTATGTATTTTTTTACTAAAAATAACTGTATAAATCCCTTAAAACAAACTAAAAAAACTGATTCTATTATTGTTAAATTGTATCACGAAATTTTAAACGGTGTTAGTTTTATTCAGAATTTAAAGTCAAAAATGGGATCCAATTTTTATAAATTAAAAATTACTCACATTCATAATATTAATCAAATTCCAAAACCAAGCACTTTTCCACCAAATTCATTTCCTTCACCTATTAGAAAACATATTGATGAAAATATATTTAGTTTATTATCTTATTCATTTCATATCTATGGACGCGATATTGAAATATTCTTTGTTACTGAAGAATCAAATCCAGAAAATTTAATTGAATTATACAATAATTATGTTGATATTATGTTAGTTTGGCTATTTATTATTAATGATTATTCCTCTAGAAATTGTGCCACTACATTAAAAATATATATTTATCATACTAATTTATTGAAAAAACTTCCTGAAACTAATATTCATATTTTAGATGAAAATAATATTAACACAGCATTTACCAGAACATGTCCCAAAAATTCCGAAATTGTTGTTTTCAGAAAAGAAGAATGGTTTAAAGCATTTATGCATGAAACTTTTCATAATTTTGCTTTGGATTTTTCTGATATGAATAATTCTTCTTGCAACTCTAAAATTTTATCTATTTTCCCAGTGAAATCTGAAGTAAATTTATTTGAATCTTATACAGAATTTTGGGCTAGAATAATGAATACATTATTTTGTAGCTATACAATTATGAAAAATAAAAATGATATCAATGAACTATTAGATAATTTTGAATTTTTCATAAATTTTGAAAGAAGTTATGCTTTTTTTCAAATTGTTAAAATACTTCATTTCATGGACATGTCTTATACTGATCTATATGAAAAAAATATTAAATCTGAAATAATAAGAAATACATTTTATAAAGAAAAAACTAATGTTTTATCTTATTATGTAATAACATTAATTCTATTAAATAATTATCAAGATTTTTTATCTTGGTGTAACCTAAATAACACTTCTTTATTACAATTCAAAAAAACAACCTCTAATTTAGATAGTTTTTGCAAATTTATTGAAAAAAAATATAAAACAAGAAATTTGTTAGAAAATATTGAATGCACAGAAAAACTATTAAACAAAACTAACAAAAAATATCAAACTAAAAAAGATTTAAACTTTATTATGAAGAATTTACGTATGACTGTTTGTGAATTAGGTTAAAATATTATTTTTATTTTTATATTCGGGTTCTCATTTTATTATGATGCCAACATTGATCAGTAGATTTATAACATGATTTTCCACAAATTTTGCCATCTTTTTTTAAATTTGAACAAATATATTTATAAGTTCCATTTCCCATATATTTTTTATTTTCTTTCCATGCTCTTGAAGCCCCATCAAAATCAATATTTACTTCTAACTCTAAAACAACAGTTTCCTCATTTTTCAATAATTTTGTTTGACTTCTAGTTTCCATTCTTTTATTATTACTATTACTAACAATAATAAAAAGTATTTCAATTTTTTTTATTAATATATATTATATTAATAAAAAATGTCTAATTTCCGAACTGAAGAAGAATTAAATAAGTTAAAAGAAGCATTTGAAAATAATCAAGAAAATTTATCCTTAGATGAAAAAGAATTTATACAATTTATATTAAACAATAACGATGAAAATGAAGGACATAAATGGACATTATTTTCTACAGTTAAAAGTAATGATGTAAATTTTATCACTAAATTTTTAAATGAAAATGAGAATAAAAATTTTCCTACTCCATTAAACATGGATGAAATACAAAATTTACCTAAAGGAATCCCTTTGATGATTGTATCTTATGGGAATCCTAATCGTAAAGATAGACTATTTCAATATAATGATGATAGTTTATTATGGCATCGTGAAATTTATTTTAGTAGATTATTTTCATCTAATTCTCATGGATTATTTACAGAGGATCCAGCTATAAACTCTCAGGGCAAAGATATTAGGAAATTTTATTGGGGAAATGAAGAACGAGTAACTGGATTAGCATTTGAACCCATATTAACTAGAGTTTTTAAATTAAATGATGAATTTTATAATAAATATTTTATTAATGTTCTTAGAGCTTTACCAGGAATTGGAGAGGACTATTTAAAAGCAAAAGCTAATTTTGCTTTAAAACAAGAACAGGAGCTATGGCAAAAGTTATTTACTGAATTACACGCAAAAGTTCCAGTAAAAGAAGGAGGAAAACGAAGTAAAAAAAATAAGAAAACAAAGAAACAGAAAAGTAGAAAACTAATTTAGATTTTGTTTTTTTTATTAACATATTTTATGGAATCATCTCAAAACAATTTAATTATAAATGCCGATAGCCAATATATCATTAATAATAAAACGATTGTAGCAAATAATTTAGGTGTTACTAGTATTGACATTCGTGTTGGAGGAATTATTAAGTTGGAATGTAATGGAAATAAACTAACTAAACTTCCTGATAATATTGATGAGATAGAAGATATATATTGTGATAATAATGAAATAACTGAGTTACCGGATGTAAGAAATATGGATTTAAATTTTTTAAGTTGTGCTAATAATAAAATTACTTTGCTACCAAAATACATTACAAAACTTGAACAATTATACGTTTCTAATAATCCTTTGGAAAAAACAAATTTTTTATCTGTTTTAGCATTTGGAGTATCTGGAGTAAATTATGGTCAAATATGCAATCTTTCATTACTTGCAATTTCAATTGACCAAGTTATGTTGTTAGTTACAGAACAAAATATTCATAGTGATTTTAATGTATTTATGAAAAGGTCTTTTGATACACAAATTCATATTGAAGATACAGTAAAGGATTTAACTGATATAAATATTGTTAAAAAATATAATCAAGTTTTAAATATTTTACTAAAAAAATATAATACCGATTCTAACCAATCTAAATATCAAAAAAGAATTGTGGTTGATGCTCCTAAATTTAAATCCAGAGTTGAATCTATTAAAGGTTTATGGGAATCTGGTTTAAACACTGATATTTCTACTATTTTGGAGAAAGAACCATTATCAAAAGAATCTCCGCCTGCTATACCTAAAGATGTTGGGAAAGTAGTAAATGATTTTTTAGGAGGTAAGAAATCTAACAAATCTAACAAATCCAAGAAATCCAAGAAATCTAACAAATCCAAGAAATCCAAGAAATCTAAGAAATCTAAGAAAAAAATAATTAAATAAAAAAATTGACATTATAATTTCAATTATTTAAAATGGATAAATAAAAATATAAAAAATGGGAATACGGTATTTAAATCGTGTTTTAAGGGAGAACTGTCTGGATTCAATCCAATGCATTCATTTATCTGATCTTTCTGGCAAAAATATTGTTATAGATACCAGTATTTATTTATATAAATATGAATCTGAAGAAGCATTATTAGAAAATTTTTATGTTATGTTATCTTTATTCAGATATTATAATATAATTCCGATTTTTATATTTGATGGAAAACCTCCTCCTGAAAAAAGAGCACTATTAATTAAAAGAAAAGATGATAGAGAAGATGCTCTTGAAGAATACAATAACCTTAAATACAGATTGGAATCTGATGATGATAAATTGAATTATAGTGATAAAAAAAATATTATTAATTCAATGGATCTATTGAAAAAACAATTTGTTCAAATTAATAAAGATAAAATTGAGAAAGTTAAAAGTTTAATTAGAGCTTATGGTGCGACATATTATGATGCACCTGGTGAATCAGATGAATTGTGTGCTTTATTAGTTATTAAAAAAAAGGTTTGGGCCTGTTTAAGCGAAGATATGGATTTATTTGTTTATGGCTGCACTAGAGTGTTGCGATATTTGAGCTTATTGAGTCATTCTGTTGTTTTATATTCTATGAAAGGAATTTTGGAAGAATTACATATGGAACAAAAAGAATTTAAAGAAATTTGCGTTTTGTCAGGAACTGATTATAATATCAATTCCGATTGTCAAACTGGTCGTGGTTTTATAAATTTAAATAATACTTTGAAATATTTTCGTAAATTTAAAGAATCAAAAAGCCATTTATCCTTTTATGAATGGTTACATTTAACTACAAATTATATTTCTGATTTTGAATTACTTGATAAAATTAATAATATGTTTGATTTAAATAAAAAAAATATTGAATCATTTCAGCACTTTACAAAAAATATAAAAATTATGAATGGTCCTATTATTTTAAACGAGGTTAAAAATATTATGAAAGAAGAAGATTTTATATTTGTATAAAAATTTTATTTTATATATTTATATATTATTTTTTATATTTTTATATATTATTTTTTATTTGGATATAAAAAATAATTATTTCTTATAAATATGCTAGATTTACAAAATAACCAATATGATCTAAATATTTTAAAAACTAATATTTATGCTGTTAGTTTATTAGATATTTTAAAGACACAAAAGTTGACTGCTGAATTTTGTGTTAAATATATACTTAATAGTGAGTTTCAAATATTAGAACAAGATCAAAATATTACTATGGATGTAGTTACTGAATTTCAACCTCATATTTTAAAAAGGGATTTAATAATTGCTCATATGAATTTAATTGATAAACAAATTAGATTCGGACAATCCAGAATTGATAGTTTTGAAGATTTTGAAAAGATTGCCAATAGAACATAATTAGTTTTTATCTCTAATCGTGTCTACTATTTGTTTGCTATCTTTTATAATAGAAGCTCCAAGAAATGCAATTTTTTTCTTTTGTTTTTTATTTACAAATAAATTTTCATGGTCAATAATATTTAAAATTTTATATATTTTCATGGAGTTTACAGCTATTTCATTATCAACAACTGTAGCTGAAGTTCCATATATTTCTATTTTTCCAGTAACGGTATAATTCCAAAAAGAAGTAGTATTTGGAACAAGTGTTTGATTAGAAAAAATAAAATCACTAATAGTTCCTATAGCTTTACGAGACCCATTAACTGGTATAGTATAAACTGTAGAGTAAAAATTATTATTTGAAGGAATATTTACAGTATAATCAGTTACCGAGCCTGTAAAACTTTCGGTTTCATTAAAACTTCCTGTTTCATTATAAGTAAGATAAGTATTAGGAGACACATTTGGAGGCTGATAATATAAAATTATATTAGTTGTGGTTATATATCCTGAGATAGTCACATAAAAACCTTGATAAATAACTTGTGGATCTGATTCTAAATCAAAAGTTGCAATTGCACCTGAGGGAAGCTTCATCTTTGAAATATAAATAATACTAATATTATTTATTTTACAAATAAAATAAAGTATTTAACATTTAACATTTTTTAAAATAATTTTAGCTATTTCTTTTAAACTTACATTTAATCTTTTTCCATTTAGTTGAATTTTAGCAACTTCACTTGCAATTTGTTCCTTTTCTACCATTTTTGTAAAACGATCTTCAGGATCTAAATTTTTTAAAACCATAAGAGCGCTTCTATTTGTATTTTGATAAGTTTGCACTTCAGCAGTAGAATAATTAAGAGATGGGGGAATAGAAACATTATTTGTAGGTTGGAATGCATAAAACATATACTGATAATATGAAAGCGTATTAGTAGGCGTAGGCGAACTATCAAAAATAAAATTAAAGGTATAAGTTGAGTCTTGATAAGTCACAGTGCCGGTAAAAAAATTAGATGTTTCTATATTATAATTAACTTCGTTTTCAGAGTTAATAATTAATTGATATGATATTGGAGAATAATTAGCATTAGCACTTAGATTTATTTGAAAATTTATTGGGTATGGGAAGAGGGATTTAGTGCTAGGAAGAAAATTAGGATCATTATTAATATAATAAATTAACAGTGGATTTTGGCTGGGAGGATTGACATCATAAGGTTGTGAAAATACAGCTTGATCAGTAATTTGTTCATCATTTAATTTATAAGAAAGAGTTACAGATGTTGGAATTGACAAAATATAAATATTTACATTAACTCCTGAAATACTAACATCAATAAGATAGACATTTGTAGAATTACCACTATTAAATCCACTATAAGTTCCATTATAATTATCACTAGGATTATTAATATTAAAAGTGTCCTCATAAAATGAATCTTGAGAACTAAACATAATACTTTGATTAAATGGGGTTAAAAAAGTAATAGTGGTATTGCCATCCGAATTTACTTCTATATTTCCAGTAATTGTATTTGTATTTGTATTAGGTAATGTATTGGTTGAAACTAAGGTAAAATCTCCACTCATTATATATACAATAGTATTATTATTTATTTTACAAAAAAAATAATTATAATAATTTTTGAACGAAATATTATTATAAATTTATAAATCTAGACAATTTTTTAACATGCCATATCAACATCTCCATCACCAGGATGTGCAAATTGTAAAGCTGACCCAATAGTTGTTACCAAGCTTTCAACAAATAAAGTTCCTGATACAGCGCCTGTAGCAAGAGATTCGCTAACCGCATCTTGTGTTTCTTCAAGCCAAATTTTTTTTTGACCATCTATTTTTCCAAATAAAACTTGAACACCCTTTTTAACATCAATATATTGTTGAATTTTAGTCAAAGGAATTCTACCTACAATTCTATCCGCGGTAACGTATACTCCAGCTGGAATTTTTGTAGTTGCAGGAATAAATGTAAAAGAAGCTGTTCCTGCTGACTTTCTATTTTTTCCAAAAACATCATAATCAATTTTCGTTTTTTTACCACAAGGGGCTAGAATTTCTAATGATACAGTGCCTCTTAATTCCGTTAATGCATCTTGGAAAGTTTCATCTGTTTGACCCTCTGTCATTAATAAACTATTTTGTAACAAACGTAAATTAGCTCTAAAATTTACTTTTCTTGTTGAGTCTCTCATAGTAAATACCGGACCTGTTCCTTCCGTTTTAGATTTTTTTACTTCAATTTTCCAATCAGTTCCATGAAATTCACCTGCACCAGAAACAGTATATCCAACTCTTAACCCAGACTCTGAAGTTCCGTCAAAAGCCTTCCATGCGGCAGATTCTCTCATTTATAAATTTATAAAAGAAAAAAATATTTACAAAATATTTAATTTTAATTTTAACGCGCTTAAATAAAATATAATAATTTATTTCTAACATTATTCAAAACTTTTAGATAGGGTATAAACCCTTTATAAGATCTTTATCTGTAAACGGATTAATTTTGGTTAAAGCTTCTTTAAAACTTGTCATGGCTAAATCTACAGCACCAACGACTAGACCTAGTTTTTCAGACACATCTTCTTGTGTTTTTTCAAACCATAATTGTTTTTCGGCATCTATTAAAGTAAAGACATTTTGAAAAGCTATTTTTGCTTTTGCATATTTTGCAATACTTGATAAAGATATCTTTCCTAATAATCTGTTTATACTAATAAATGGATATCCAATTCCATTATTAAGTAAAGGTAAACCAATAACAGAAACCGATTTTGAATTGGGATTAAATTCTACAAAAAATGTATAATTAAATTTCTTTGAATTCATTTCTGGACCTGTAAATTTAATAGAAATATTTCCTGTCCATTGTGTAGTCATTGGGGTCAATTGATAACTCATGTTTCTTTGTCCAAATATTATACCAGCTGCATTGATTTGTATTGGTATTTGAAATTCTTCTCCATCATTAAATTTAATTTCTAATACTAATTGACCATTAATAATGTTTGGTGTTACAGAAATATCCAATTGGGACTCAGATTCAGTGGGTTCAGGGGATTCAGCAAAAATTTTATCGGCACCTGTAATAGTCCAGTCAGCTTTTAACCCACTTTTACTTGTTCCATCATATACATCTTCTAAAAATTGTCCTAGGTCTTCTACTTCTACTAAGTCTTCGCCGTCTCCTGTATTATGAGGATTAGTTCCTTCGTCTCCTCCATCATGAGGATAAGTTCCTTCGCCTACGTCTCTTATAACAACACGATCGTCTCCATATCCATCGTCTTCTTTGCATTCAGAAATTCTAAAAGTGATTGTCATTTATAAATTTGTATAAGAAAAAAATGTTTGCAAAAATTTTATTTATTTGAACGCACATAAATAAAATATTTATTCTAAATTAGCATATAGGTGAATTGTATTTTTGTAATTAGTAGTCAAAAACTTAAAGTAGGGTTTAAACCCTACTTATTTCATACTTATTTTAGTGTTAAATGCCCCGGCTTCTAAAGCAGCTTTAAAATTTTGGAAGGCAAAATCGGCAGCAGCTAAGCCTAAACTAAGATTTTCTGCGACATCGTCTTGTATTTTTCCTGGCCAAACCGCATTTTTAGGATCTATTAAAGAAAAGACATTTTGAACTGCTGTTTTTACTTTTGAATATTTTACAAAACTAGTTATAGGTAATGCTCCTATTAACTTTCTTTCACTAATAAAAGAAAATTCAACTCCTTTAATAACATCTGGAACTAACATAAGAGAAAGAGATCCTGGAACTGGAGAATGTTTTTCACTTAAAAAAATGTTATATTTAAATTTTCTTAATTTATTTTGTTGATTTCTAAATTCCAAATCTATTTCTCCATTCCATGCTACACCTTGTTGTCTATCACCTTGTTGTCTATCACCTTGTTGTTGAACCCATGGCGCTGCTACTTCACCAACAAAAAATCCATTTTTTAATAAACCTAATCTTATTTCAACAGTGTTCCCTGGTTCATAATGAATTGTTGCTATAGGACCATTAACATCTGTTACTATTTCAAAATTATTTAAGTTACCTGGATGAAAAGGAACCTGATCTTCTTCACCAGCCGTAGGTTCCAAATTATCTACTTCATCAGCGAACGGTTCACAATGAATTTCATCTCCAGTTCCAAAACTTAATCCGGAACCGGGAATCTTAACTTGAGTTGCACCGTTAACTACCCATCCTTTTTTTACACCATTACCTTCTGTTTCATCATAAATTTTTTCTAAAAGTGCAGAAAATTTATTTAGTGCTTCATGGTCAGAATTATCAAAACCAATTTCACCATATAACTTCCAAATTTTTCCTAATGGATCTACAAACATATTTTATAAATTTGTATAAGAAAAAAATCTTTACAAAATATTTAATTTATTTTAACGCACATACATAAAATGTAATTTGGCAAACTGCTTATATCTTTAATAATATTTTTTTTACAATGACAAAATATTATTACATTAATGAGTTTGTCTTTTTAATAATGGTCTTAAAGCATCTCCTATTGCTCCTGCTAAATTTTCTATTCCGACTGTAAGACCGGCTCCTGCTAAAGCAATTTGGTTTGCAACTACTAATTTTGTAGCTGGATTCCAATGGATATCGTGAGGATCTATTTTGTCTAATCCTTCTGAAATCGCTTTTTTAACGACGCCTGCGAATAGAATAATTTTTAGATCAATAGAGCCAACAATAGTGTCTAGATCAAAATCTGGTAATATTACAGCAATTTCATTAGGGAAAATAAAACCAGTCATAACATTATCCCTAGTTACAAACCTAATTTTACCATTAAATATTTGTGATTTATTATCTTTAGTCAAGACTAATTTTACATCACCAGTTAATGGAACACCGTCTTGAAAATGGAAGGAAGCTGTTTTCGTGTCTATTGATTTACCAGTTAATTGTATAAAACCATTTGGTTGTAAAAAATATGTTCCTCTTGCTATAACCATTGAACCTTCCCTCAATTGCCACCCTGATTTACCATCTGGTGCTAAATCTAAAGTTCCTTTATATTCTTTTCCTTCAATTTTAAATTTGCCTTCTACAGTAAGTCCATCTTAAAATCCATATTTTGATTTATCATTATAAAAGTAGGAAAGATTATTACTTTTTAAACTTTCTAAAAGTTCTAGAAATTCTTTCATTTATAAATTAAAATAAGAAAAAACTCTTTACAAAGATTTTGATTTTAACGCATTTTATTTTTTTATTTAAACGCAAAATAAATAATTTCTATTCAAAACCCAGTGTAATAGCATTTTTAATTTGATTTATGGCTGCACCTGAGATTGTTACACCTAATCCTAAAGCTTTTGCAACCGAATTTTTTTTATCTGTAGACCAAAATTGAAATATTGGTAATGATAAAATTTTACCAACTTTCATTTTAGCTTGAATACCAGCTTCAATATCATCAGTTTGAAATAAACCTAATATTTGGTCATCAGTTAAATAAACTCCAGATATATCAGCATCAGGACAAAAGTATAAAGTAAATGGTCCAGAATAATTTGAACCTACTGGATAAGCTAGTTCCTGATGAATATCTAAATTATTGTTGAAATTTAATTTTAGAATTAGCTTAACTGAATTATTATTATTATAATGATTTAAATTTTTTAAAACGACTTTAATTATACCATTTCTAATGAGTTTTAAATGACCATTTATAAAAGATCCTTTAATATTAGCATTCCCATTTCTGATATCAACACTAGCAATAATATTATTATCTAAGCCTATTGTCCCAAATCCAACTACAGTATTATCAAAACCAGAAATAGTTTTCTTACTAAAAGAATCTTTCAATAACCTAGGATCCCCTACACAACCTTGACACATTATAAATTAAAATAAGAAAATAATAAATTTCATATTTTAACGCAGAAAAAAAACTCTAAGAACTAAAATATTATTAAAACTTTATAAAAAAATATAAACTTCTAAACTTTAATTTACAATTTTTATTAAATATATTTAATATTTAATAAAACGCTTTATATAGGGTTTGAACCTATGACCTTGAGGTTAACAGCCTCACGCTCTACCAACTGAGCTAACAAAGCTTCAAAAATTTTATTATTTTTTCTTTTTTTTATTTTCTTTTTTTTATAAAATGTTTATTTTTTCTTTTTTTTATTTTCTTTTTTTTATAAAATGTTTTGTTTTTTTAAACGTCAACAGCGGCAGCGGCAGCAGCAGCCTCCTTTAAAGCCTTTTGTGACTTCTCAAAATGAGGAGACATATACTTTTGAAGATTGAAATATGTTAGCTCGTCAGTGTTCTTCAACTTCAACAGTGTTTGAAGCTTTGGATCAGGATTGATCTTACGACCATTCTTCTCATCTTGTAAATTGTGTGCAACAATATACTTGTTAATCTCACGAGTTACATCAGTGCGTGCCATTTCAGTTCCAGATGGCTTATCTAAAAACTTGGCTAGTTCATCTGAAATCTTTGTTGGCTTAACAAAACCAGATGGAGCACGGTTACCTGACTTTCTCTTACGCTTAGCCTGTGACTTTTGTGCTACCTTCAGCTCACGAGACCACTTCTTCTCAAGAACTCTATATTCAGTCTTTACTGAGGCTAATAGAGAACCTAATTGATTCAACTTTGATAAAAACTCAGTTGATTGAAGTGAAAGATCAACGACATCTGATTCAACAGCTACTTCAGGCACAACTGGCTCAACAACAACTTCAGGAACAACTGGTTGTGCGGCCTTTGCAGCCTTAACCTTCTTAGGAGCTACAGATTCAACATTTGGATTTGGAACAGTGGTGGCCTCTTGGACCTCAGTCTTAGTAGATTTGCTTTGTCTTGGCATTCTATTATACTTTATTAATGTAGTATCTTTTTAAATTGTTTTTAGCCTTAAATATATTATTTCTTATTGTGTATGGTCTAAGGAAAAATTTGAATTCAATTCTTTTTTAAAATTTTTTAAAAATTTATATCCTACTTACATATAGGTAACAGCTTGATATAACCACGGCATAGTTAATGCTGCATCATTATTTACTAAAGTAAGTGCTCCTAAAACATAATACGCACCTAAACATTTATTATCTTTATCTATTCCGGTATTAACAAATTTATCTATTACATCTAAAATATGTTTACGAACTTCTTCAAAATTTTCCATTGTTTGCAATATATTAAAACTTGGTAATCTTTGAAAAGGATTACCTTGAGGCGGACAAATATCTCTTTTCGTTTCTAAAGTTAAGGGAGCTCTATAAGACCAAATGTCAACTAATTCTCTTAAAAATTTTATCAATTGATTTCTATTCAATGTTAAAAACCATTCAGCATTTGAATAATTTCCTAATGAATCAATATTCTGAAATAGAGATAACGCTCTTAATTCAATTGATTTTTTATTAGAAACTTCTTTAGTTACATCTTCAATTTCAGTGCAAATCTTTATTTTAAATAGCCTACTCAGTCTTAATAAAGATCGCAAATCCTCAATTACTTTTGATGAAATAGGTTTCATATTAAAAGGATTTTTTATAGCACCATTACACTTGTAAATTAAATTATGGATTGATAATAAATCAAACCCATATATAAAACCATCTTCATCTTTGAAACTAAAAAACTGTTCGGTTGGAATTTCTGGCAAATCTTCCATTGATAAAAAATCAAATGTATTTGTGCATATAAATCTATTTTTAAATGCAGGTCCATGACAATTAATTAATTTACGCTGCAAATATCCTCTTATTATCTTTTGAATTTTTACCATTGAGTTTGATAAATACAAAAAAGAATAAATTCTTGAAACTAATTGCATCTTATTACCAGCAACTTTTAATTTATATATTTTTGCAAAAACTTTTAACTGCTGAACATTATAATTATACCTTAATAAAAAATCCGAATCGCCGAATTTTGGAATATAATCCATAATTCCATTATCTATTTTTTCCATTTTTTTTGATGGTTGTAAATATTTAGAAACTTTTTCGCTTAAAAATGATAAATAATCATTATTATTTGATTCATTTTTTATAGTTTGATTCATTATATATTAAATATATAGAAATCTTTTTGTATTCTTTTTTCAATAATATATATCACTGTATAGTATGGATAAATTTTTTAATTTATATTTATATTTTGTGTGTATGTAAATTATAAAAATATTTATTTTTTTTTATTTTTTTGTTCTACATGTATTATAAAAAACTCATTTTTAATTAAAAAAAAATTGATTTAAAGGTAAGCTCTGTATTTACTGTATAACTATTATAATGGCTGACTCAATCGTTGACGGAACTAATATTGATATTAATGTTTTATCTTATTCTGCCCCTAAAGCTCACTCTTCAGGCGGCAAAGTAGTTAATTTATATAACAAATATTTTAAAGAATCTCTTACCATTTCTACACCACTTATTTTAACATGGGGTGCACAAGAAGGTCAAGAGCAAGGAACAGGAAAACCAACTGGAAAATTTACTATGGCTCTACAATTTCCAAGTGCTGAATATAGTAATCCTGATGCTGAAGCATTTTTAAAATCTTTAAGAAATCTTGAAACAAAAATTAAAACTGATGCCATGACTTATTCTAAAGAATGGTTTGGAAAGGAAATTAAAAGTGCTGAAGTTATTGATGAAAAATTTAATGTTATGTTAAGACATCCAAAGAAGGTAAAAGGAAGTGCTGAAGTTGATGAATCTAAAGCACCTACTTTAACAGTTAAAATTCCTCAATGGTCTGGTGTTTGGAAGTCCGAAATTTATGATGAAGATGGTGAGCCACTCTATATTAATGGAAAGACAAATACTCATTTGAATCCATTAGAATTTTTAAAGCCAAAAACACATGTAATCTGTTTATTACAATGTGGTGGATTATGGTTTGTAAATGGTAAGATTTCTATTACATGGAATTTAAAACAAGCGATTGTTCAAAAGCCAAAACAGACTATGGAAGGCACTTGCTTCCTTAGACCAAAAGCAACTGATGTTCAAAAGATGAAATCGTTGCCTCAGCCGGAAGAAGTAGATCCAGAAGGTGCTTGCGTCACTATTGTTGCTGATTCTGACGATGAAGACGAATTAGAAGTTGAAGAGCCAGTTGTAAAGGTTGAAGAGCCAGTTGTAAAGGTTGAAGAGCCAGTTGTAAAGGTTGTAGAGCCAGTTGTTGAAGAAGTTAAGCCTAAAAAGAAGATTATCAAGAAGAAGGTAGATGCTTAAATTATTATCTTGTAACTTTTTAATTATGTATTTTTTTTTTATACACATAATTAAAATACTTTGTAATTATTTTATATATATATATAATTTAATGAATATATTTTTTATAAAATTATTAAAAAAACTAAATGTTTGGAACTCTAAATTTAAAGACGGAGAAGATATTTATAATAATTTTTTTTTAATAGAAAATGGTTATACTTGTGATTTAGAATTATCATTAAATAATAAATACATTGTAGTTTATTATAATAAAAATAATAAAAAACTACTTGTTTATTTTGATGGAATAGATTCAGTATTTATAAATTATTTAGAAAAATTTGATTTATTTACATGTAAAAAATTGCTTGATGAATATTTAAATAGAGTTGAAAAAACAGTTAATATAATTAATCAAAAATATAAAGACTGTAAAAAATTATATTTAGGTTATTGTTTAGGAGGATACATGGTGAACAATTACGTTTTTGGAGAAAATATTACAGCATATACATATAATTCTTGGGGCATTAAACATACTAATAATAATATTCAAGTAACAAATTATTGTGAGCAATTAGATTTTCATAATTTTTTTTGGAAATTTGATCACAATACTATAAATATAAATTCACATAGTAAATTATTTATTGATCAACTTTTTAATATTAATAAAATTGATATTACTAAATTTACACTTAAATTACATTCTATTTTCACAGTTGATGAAAAAAATATTGTAATTGAATTTTAGATTATTATATATTTTTGTAAAAATAATATATAATAATTATATAATTATGTATACTATTAATGATAAAGCCTATAGATTTGAATCAATTGAAAATGTTTCTAGTCTATTTAATAATGAAGTTATTAATGCTACTTATATTATTCATTTGGAAAATAATGGAAGATATGAAAATATTTTAGAACAAATTAAACAATTCAAAACAACTAATAAAATTTATATTCTTCATAATAAGGGTTTCAAAAGTGGTTTAAAACAAAAATATATTGATAAACCACCTTTAGATTTAGTGGATGCTTTTTTAACATGCTTAAAACATGCTGCTAATAATAATTATAAAAATGTTTTAATTTTTGAAGATGATTTTATTTGTCACGAAAAATTATTGGATAAATCTATTACTAATGATATAACTAATTTTATAAAATCTAAAACAAAAAAAAATGAAAAATTTTGTTATCATTTAGGAGTATTACCTTTTGTTACTTCAAATACTTTTGAAAACCATAGAAAACTTTTTGCTGGAATTGGAACGCATGCTGTAATTTACTCTGATAAATTTATTAAATACTCATTATCTTATAAACAAGAAGACATTGATGATTGGGATTACTTTAAATTGTTAAGTTTAGAAAATAAAACATATATGTACGATAAATGTTTATGCTATCAACCATTTCCTGAAACTGAGAATTCTAAATTTTGGGGATCAAATGGTAATTTTTTAACTTATATATATTTTCAATCACTACATACGTCATTTAAATTATTTAAATTTGATACAAATCCAAAATTTGGCTTTAATAAAGCTTATGAAATGTGTATTAAAATACCTACTTTATCTTTATAAATATCTAAATCAATATAATTTTTACAATAATATCGCCTTTATTTTTAACATTATAAATATCATTTTCCAAAATTTGTGATATCCCTTGGCCTTTTAATCTATATATTTGTTCCTTTTTAAAATTTAATTCTGAAATTGGAATAGAAAAACACTTTTCTCCTATCTCTAAACTAACAAAATTCGTATCTTCCTTATTTATTATTTTCCCTAATAATTCTTTTCCATCTATTTTTTGTGTTACATGAATATTATTATTTTCATCTATTGTTAGTTCATCTGATAAATCAGGTTGGCATAAAACAATTATTTCTGAATCTTCCTCATTAATTACATCAAAATATAACTCATTATGCCACAATGGAACTAAAAATAATTTGTCATCAACAAATAATTTATATAGATTATTATCTAATAAATCTTTAATTGAAGGATTTAGTATAAAAACTCTATCATTTTTATACTTCTCTTTTACAATCAGTTTAACAAGTTCCAAAATATCATTTTTTATATAAAAAATATCCTTATATTTATATAATAAATTATACATTTCAATTGCTTTTTGTTTATCCAATTGATCAAATAATTTTCTTATGTATTTTAGAGATAATTTATCATAATTTGTTATTAATTCTTTTATAGTGGAAATGAAAATATCATTATACATATTGCTATTTTTATCTCCAACAGGAAAAATAGAAGAAATGAATGTTCCCAAAATATCAATATAGATTTTTGACTCTTTAAAACCAAATGAACTAACAAATTGATCAGAAGTATTTGAATTATTTATTATATCAATTTCTTTTGATAAATATTCATATGCTTCATTAATTTTTTTAAATTTATTTGAAGAATTTATGTCATTATTTTTATCTGGATGCCATTTTAATGCCATTTTATGATATTTTTTTCTTATATATACTTGATCCAACTTTGTTAAACTAATCATATCTATCTCTAATTCATCTAATGCTAGTTGGATGTCCATTTTTTACTTTGTTATATAATTTATTAATAAAACTTCTATATTGTAGTTATATTAATTAGTTTAATAACAACTTTTAGTATCTTGAATATTAACTATTGTTTTTATCATTTTTGGAGTATAAATTGCTAAATCTGTTTCTAATTCTCCAAACCCTCCTGTAGTATTTAAATTATATGTCCAATATATTTCATTAGCATTTTTTATAAATTCTGGGTGAAAATTCGGGCAATAATAATTTATTGTATCATTTATCAAATATTCAGATGGTATTTCATAGATAAAAATAGGACCTATCCATGGACCCTGTAAATAATCTGAATAAAATAATCCAACTTTTGGCCCATAAACATCAATATTTAATATTAGCCATTTTTTTATAAATGTAGAATAGTATACTGCACTTGTCAAAGCTAGAGAACTTGTAATTATATCCGGAATAGCAGTTGAATAATATAATTTCCATTGATTATTAGAGTATACTTGTAATGTATTCCAATTTCCATTTACAAAATTATTTTGAGAAATTCTTGTTACAATTCCATTATAAGGATTATTAGTTGCTCCAAATAAATAAATATAATTATCTGATCCTATTGTAAAAGCATTTCCTATAGTTAATGTATTAGTTATCCCTGGAATAGATGATAAATATTCATAAGTCCATTGAGATGGATCATTATATGGATAAGCATTTAATTTTAATATATCAATTCCAACTAAATTTAAACCACCATTTATCCTTTCACATATAACATATATCTGATTATTAATTATTAAAGCTGAAATAGGCCAATAATTTTCTGTTGGTGAAGCAGGATCAGGTTGAATAGGACTAAAAAACCCAAATGTAGCAGAATTTTGACCAGGCTGATTAGTATACAATTCAATATAATGTTCAAAATTTGAATTAACAAAATCGTCATTTGTTATTGTCCATAAACCAATTGAATTACGAGGTATTGTTTGTATGACTCTTTTTTGATTTACAATACTTCCATATAAGGTATCACCAAAAAACCATAAATATGTTTTTGTATTAGTATTTAAATCTGAATGTAAAAGTATAGAAGAAGCAACATCAGCTCCTAAGAATGGGGAATTAATTCCTAATTTATTAGTTAATTCGTTATCTTGGTTAGAATTAAATGATAAAGTAATATTATTTCCTTGGGGAATTAGATTTAATGCTTTTAAAGCACATGGTGATAACGTGCTTCTATTACAACATGCTCCTTTTACTCTTGATTTTTATTTATTATTTATTACTAATGGATAATTTGCAGTTGGCATTTATATAAACTAATATTAATATTATTAATATTATTTATCATTCTTAAAAGTTAAAAGCCATGAATAATATTTACTAAATAAAAAAGATAACTTTCTAAATGATATATTGGCCGATAATTATTATTATAATATTTTAAAAAACTATATGTTTTTAATAATACAGAAGAAAAATCTTTTCTTTTGATTTTATTCAACTTGATCAAATTTGTTAAAATATACCAAATGCAATCTGTTATATCTAGATTATAAATAAATATATCATATAACAAATCTCTAAATTTTAAAAATTTCAGTTCCTTAATTTCTATCATATCTTTCAAAATTTTATCACAAATTATCTTATATTGAAACATTAATTCTGGCACATTTACTTGCAAATATTTTATATTTGTAATATTTTCTAAATTTAAATCATTAGGTAATTTTTTATTTAAGCATTTAATATATGAATTTTTTGAAGGCCTACTAATAGGTATTATTTCTGAACAATTCAATATTGAATCAGGAATAAAACTTACTTCCTCAGTAAGTAAAATAAATTTTATATTTATTGAAGATGAATTATTTTCCTGCATATAACTGTAAAAATTTTCTAATAATTCACTGTGTATATTATGAAAATCCTTACATACAATTATTCCTGTTTTTTCAGTTTTTGCAGATAATATATCAATTATTTGTTGGTAAATATCATGCCATAATAATTTTGAATTACATCCTAATAATGACATATCAATTTCATAATGAATATCACTTATCTTAAATAAATATTGCTTCTTATCATATACAATCGTTAATTTTTTCTCATACTTTAAATCCGATGGGCTATATCTTTTTATTGCAACTAACATTTGACTATATTTTCCCACACCACTTGGACCGTAAAAAATTAAATTTCCTAGTTTACTAATTGAATCTGGAAATTTACTAACAATTTTTTCCAATTTAGGTTGTATATTTATCTTATTTACAGATTGAATATATTCTTCAAAATGTGTTTCTAAAAATTTCATAATATTATATTGAATAATCTTTATTTCTTTAAATAAATAAAATATATAAACTTATTTAAATTTGTTTATTGTTTATTGTATTAAAAACATATCAGTATTATTTATAAAATGAATATTATAAAAAATATTGATCAATATAATGAAGATTATGTATATTTTTGCGAACCTATTAAAAATAACATTATGAACGAAGGTAATTTTATTAGAATAATATATTCTTCACCTATTTTTGTATTAAATGGAATTTATATTTATATATTAATAAATTATAATTCTGTTGATAAATATTATAACAAATTTAAATGCACATTTGATATTATTAAATACAAATATGTTATAGATCAAATACAAATTATTGAAGAAGGCATCTTAAAAAAAGCAAATATTATAGGTAAAAATCCACAATTCAAAATTTATGAACAATTCAAAAATGGAAACTTAAAAATTTTCTCTGATAATATTGAAAAAATTAATAATACCTTTTTATTAAAAATATCCGGTATTTGGGAAACTGAATATGAATATGGTATTACTTATAAATTTCTTCCTATAACTTAATTATTTTTTATTTTTATTTTTATCCTTCAGTAGAATAAAAATTTAAAACTATTCCTAATGTTAACACAATCAAAAAGTTTATTACTGCCAATAATGATAATATTGCAAATGTTTTATTTGAAAAAAAAACTCCGGGTTTCACATTATTCATGAATGCTGAGAATATAATAGACATTTGTGCTGCTATAAAAATTGTAGATAGGACAGAAAAAGAATTATAATATGATGAAATATTTCCACCTGATATTTTTCCAAAATACGCGTATAAATAATATAATAATAATGATACAATGATGATAACATAAATTAATGGCATGAAAATTAACCAATTGTTAGAAGGAATATTTAATACAATTAAAAATATTATTCCCAATAATAAACCAGTATATCCTCCTATTAAAGCAGAAACTCCATTTTTATTTGTCATTCCCGTTGTTATTATAATAATTACAAATGATGCAATTATTACTGATAAAGGAACATTTATAACTTTTTTATATTCTTCTTTGTCAAACATTATAATTAATATATAAATATATTATTTTTATTCATCTCTTTTATTTAATTTATTCATCTCTTTTAATTCATCTATTTCTTTTTGCATTATTTGAATTTTATGCACTAACAATGGTATTATTTCTAAATAATTAATTGCTTTAACTTCTGAATAATTATTTAAATCAGGTTTAGAAAATATTAGATCCGGTATTTCTTTTTCAAAATCTTGAGCTATAAAACCATAATGCAACTGGTTTGACTTATCATTTTTAAATGTAAATTGCTTAGCTTCAATATTTAATAATTTGTTAGTTTTATCCAAATTTATATTATCAATATTGTCTTTTATATTAATATCAGATGGATTTATAATACTACCATCAACATATAAATTTCCTGGAATATAAACACTATTATATGATGGAGAAGCTGGTGTTAAAACGCCTATTGACTGGGTAGAACCTGTTGGATTATACTGAAATGAATTCCACAAAACAGCTGTATTACCAAAAACAAAATTTTTTATATATGCAGTATTATTTGGTTGTCTTCCTCCATAATTTGCCATTTATTAATATTATATATATATTCTTTTAATATTTATATAAAAAAAAAATACTTATTAAATATATGAGTTCTAAAAATTTATTTAATAATCATCCTCTTATTCCAAATTCTAATCAATATTTCTTTGAGAGAAAATATGTTTCTATACATTCTGAAGATAGGGATATCTCTAAATATCCTAATGCATCTTTATTTGAAATAGAATTACCACAAGATTATTTAAATATAGCTTCTGCACGTTTATATTCCTGGTCTTTTCCAGCAAATTATAATGTATTTTCTATTTTAAATTATAATGTTTCAATGACATTTAAATTTAGTAATTTATATAATCCTGGCGAATTTAATGTTAGTGATCCTCAATTAGAAGGTATTTTTGCCGCTTTATATAATTCTTTAGATAAAGAATTTGCTATTATTATTGAACCAGGCTTTTATAATCCTACACAAATGTCTATTGAATTAACTAACAAATTTAATGAATGCATAACAAATGAAATTAATAATTACTTCAAATCAAATTCCCAATATACTACCGAATTTATAGCTCAATTTAATATTAACGGTTATGACAGATTTAGAATTGTCTATAATACCGTTGAACAAAAATTATGGTTTGGTAATACAACTGATAGATTTGTTTTAACAAATGATTCTTATATATTTTTCAAAAAAGATTTTGTTGATGCATCTTGTATTAGAAAAAATATGCTACCTGATTTTCAGGATTGGGGATTACCAGCGTATTTAGGATTTACTCGTTGTTCCACTACAGCATTAAACGTTGAAGAAACCCTTTCTAAAGAAATTATTGATTTAAATCTAACTAGGACTTCAGCTGTTGATATTTCTGTCAATCAATCCAATGTTCCTAGATTTTATTACGGAGATGTTACTGGAACAAATGATAATGGTTATTGGTTGTTACCAGGAGCTCCCGGAGCTACAGTATATTTTATTAAAGCACCATTTAAAATTAGTTTTATGGGACCAGCTTATTTTTATATGGAAATTGATGGTTTAAATTGCATTGATGAGACAAGTCCATGGAATTTATCTCCATATACTATTACAACTAACAATACAAATGGAATTGTAAATTCATCTTTTGCAAAAATAGCCATTCCTACCACGCCAATTTCTCAATGGTTTGATACTGATATGGCTCCCTACAAATATTTTAATCCTCCTGCTGAGAGATTAAGAAGGTTAAAAATTAAATTAAGATATCATAATAATCAAATTGTTGATTTTGGACAGTTTGAATATTCATTTATGTTAGAATTAAGTTTGTTACGCCCTCAACAAGAGAGATCTTATAGTATTAGAGGTGCAGCAGATTTATTTCAAGTTCAATCATTTCCCTAAATTAATTTGGTAAAATTTTATTTTCCTCATTTTTGTTATTACTATAATATTTTTTTAACAGAATCATTATTATGCTGAAAATTAATATCATTAAATTTGATAATATAATAGGAGGTTTCTTAATTAAATATCCATATATAAGCATTAATAATGAAGCAATAATATTTAATATAAATGAAACAGTTGAAATAGAAGACGCATCTTTAATAATATATATATGATATATTTGAGGTATTAAAATTATTGTAACAAAAAAAGATCCTAAATAGCCAATGTATTCATAATTTTCCATAATAATTATAATTATAAATTATAAATATAATTATAAATAGTAATTTATTACTATAATATTTTTTTAAAACTGTAAATTATAGGTTTGATTGATCCAATTTATTAATAAATCTTTATCGCATTTTTTATAATCTAAATCAAACCCATTTAATTTTAAAAAATCGGGTTTTTTTGCCCGAGGCTTTTTATAAAAAATATAGTCTCCAAATTTTCCAGATCTTATACTTAAACATGGAGTTAATTCTCTTACTAATCCAATTGGTTTTGAAGAATCTAATACAGTATCTTTATCTAAAATACGAATCACATCAATATAATTAATCACTTTTAAATCAATAGTATCTGGAAATTCTTTAGTCAAAGATTTTGTTTCTTTTCCCCATTGGGCATATATTCCATATTTACCCTTTTTAATAAATAAATCTTGTCCTTTGTATTTACCAATTGCACCATCAGAAAATGAATTATCTAAAACGTCTTCCAATGTTATTTTATCTAAATTTTTTATTTTATTCATATCTAAATCCTTTTTTACAGGTAAAAATGAAACCTTTTTATCTTTGTCACAACATTTTATTACTGGGCCATGCTTTCCAATTATTAATGTATGAATATTATCAATTTCTAATTTAAATTTAGTAATCTCAATTTCATCTATTCTATTTATTAAATTGTTATGACAATCAAAGCAAATACTATATAAATTATTTTCTCCTTTTGATATTAAATCTAATTTATCTTCCATTTGTTTAGTATATTCATAATTGAAAAATGTATCAAATTTATTCAATAAAAATTCAATTACTATAATACCTAACGGCTCTATTACCAATTTATTTTTTTCATTGCCAAATTCTCTAGTCAATTGGACAGATGAAACATTATTATCACACCATGTATAATCACTACATGAAATCTGTTTACCAGTTATATTTTTTTTGGTAACATATTTTCTTTCTTGAATTTTATCTATTAAAGAAGCAAATGTAGAAGGTCTTCCTATACCTTTATCTTCTAATAATTGAACTAACCTAGCTTCGCTATAGTGTGATTTTAATTCAATAATAGAAAAATTGGATTCTATTTTTTTTGGAGTCATAATTGTATTAAGTTTTAAATTAGAAATATATGAATATGATGTATTATTTTTATCATTTAGAGGCTCTACTATTTGCCAACCAAGAAAAATAGGTTGTTCAGTCTTATAAATAAATTCTGTTTCTAATGGGCAAGGAATTTTGGCACTAATTGAATTGTATTGAGCAGATGCTAAACAAGATTCAAGAGTTCTTTTCCAAATAATATAATATAATTTTTTTACTTTTATAGGTAAACTCTCTTCTAATAAATTCATATTGATATTAATATTTACAGGTCTAATAGCTTCATGTGCTTCTTGAGGCGCAGGAATTCCTTTTTTTTCTGCTACTGTTTTTTTTATTTCTTTTATTTCTTTTGTTTCTTTTATTTCTTTTGTTTCTTTTGTTTCTTTTGTTTCTTTTGTTTCTTTTGTTTTAGAAACAATATTATCAATATTTTGACTAATATATTGTTGACCATGAGTATCAGTAACATATTTTTTGATTTGTTCTATAAATTCATTGCTATATTTTTTTGAATCAGTTCTCATATATGTAATATAACCCCCTTCATATAATTGCTGTGCATATTTCATGGTATCTTTAGGAGACAAATTCATTTCATTAGACGCTAATTGCTGTAAAGTGGATGTAGTAAGAGGTTCAGGCGCCTTTTTAATTATTTTTTTCGGCGATGTAGTACTACATAAAAACTCCCATGTTTTGCAATTTTCTAAAAAATGCTTGACTTCATCTTCATGAATAAATTGTTTGTCAAGTTCAAACACTAAATTTAGATTGGTAAATATTCCTTTAGTATTATATACTAATTTTCCTGGAGAGGAATTAATATCTAAATAATTTTCATAAACAAGTCGCAATGCAGGAGTTTGACATCTCCCAGCAGATAAACTAGTATCATGAGTCTTAGAAATAAATTCCCATAAAATGGGAGAAATTTTGAATCCAACTAACAAATCTAGAATTTGTCTTGATTTTTGAGATTCTACTAAATTCATGTTAATTCTTTTTGGATGTGAAATAGCAGATTGTATTGCAGATTCTGTTATTTCGTGGAAAATTATTCTTTTAGTATTTAAAACTGAAAGTCCAAATAGTTCACAAATGTGCCATCCAATTGCTTCACCTTCACGATCATCATCTGTAGCAATTATAACATCATCAGCTTTCGCAATTTCACTCCGTATTTTTTCAATTTGTTTGAGTTTTAAAGGTTCTTGAATAATTGAAAATTTTGTTGAAAACCCATTAGCAACATCAATAGAATCAATACCTGTAATGGTCCGAAGATGACCGAAAGAAGCAATTACTTTATATCCCGGTCCTAAATACGATTCTATTTTTTTACATTTAGCAGGTGATTCAACGATTACTAATGAATTAGTCATTATTATAATTTATAAAAATGTCTTTATTATTTTTATAAATTCTATAAAATTTGGTAATTTGGTAATTTGGTAATTTGATTACATGATATTGCAATTTGCAGCGCCAATATTATTTTCATTAACTTCCTCTTCTAGATCTCCATCTTTATCATCATTTTCATAACTTTCAACGATATCAATAAATTCTTGTAACTGCATATTTTTAAATCGTGAACCTTTCTCGCAAAAACTAAAACAAATATTATTAGATTCATTATAATTATCATTAATTAAGATAATATCATAATTCTGTGATTTCCATTTATTGATTCTAGCTTGTATATTCTTATCAAATTCATTATCAATTAAAGAATCAACTTGTATAGAACTTTCTATTTTATATTTAACAATCATAGCATCTTTTTGAAAATTTTGAGAAGAAGGTATGATAACAAATTGAATAGTCATGTATTTAATTAATATATAGATTGTTTTTAAATTAAAAAATTAAAAAATTTATTAATTTTTAAAATAGGATTTGATTCCAAGTTTTAATTCTAATTTACAGATTTTTTTTGCAGGAGTTCTTCTACATATCCATCCCTATACCATGATAGAAATCTATAAATTCGTGAAATGTCTTTATTTTTGTTATATAATTCATTAACTGTATAATTATTAGATTCATGATTTATTGATAAAAATAATGGTGAGATTTTAGTAAAATTATTAATATATTTTTCAGAGTTAATTATTCCCATTTCGGTTAAACCATCAAATTGAACTATCAGATCAGCCTTTAAATTATCGGTATATTTATTTGGGGGTAAAATATGTAGATAATTATCACTAGTTTCAGGATATAATGTTATATTTTCTTCACCAAGTGTTTTACCTAAATAATAAGAACTCATTATGGAAGTTGCTGGAATATCAATAATAATATACTTTTTAACGCCTAATTTCTTTGCATAATATGCATTTCTTCCAAGTCCTGCTCCAATCTCAATAATAGTAGAATTTATAATATTATCTTTTAATATTTCTTTCATTCTTGAAACCAAATGTAAAGTTTGAATTGATCGGCATTTAATTATTCCACGACTTGAATATAATCCTAAGTCTGAATTATATTTTCTGTTTTCATATTTACCGTAATTGTTATAATGATCGTTAGCAGCTTCTTCAGTAATTATTCCTGCATCTTGTAAATCTTTATTCATATTTACATAGGAAACCCAATTATATTTATCTTCTTTTTCAAAAATTTCTGGAAAATCAATTGTAAATCCAAAATATTTGTCTAAAGCTATTAATGCTTCTTCAACATCCATTGTATTGTCTTTGTTTATCCCGCCTTCTGGATTAAATACTCTTAATAAACCTAAAGATTTGCATAAATTAAAAAGACTATTTTTTATACCCTGATTAAAATGTTCCAATTCCTTAAATGATTTGAAAAAAAAATAATCATCATAACCATAAGTTATATCATTTTTATATGGATTTGATAAATTATAATATGTTTTTAAAATATTATTATTATAACAATCTAATAAAATATCATTTACTATAGGTTTAATGTGAAAAACCCACATACTATCTTGTGAATTATTATCATAATTTTCTTCATCTAATGAATATTTATAAGATTTACAAATTCGTTTTACTAATTCCATATATTATTTAAACATAATATTTTTTAAAGTAATTACTCAATTCTAAAATTATATATTAATATATTTACAAAAAACCTACTTAAAGACAATTTCACAAATTAATAGCTATTTTCCAAAAACCTTAATATGGAAATTGGCAAAAAGTCTTTTACAAAAGTCATTGGGTTTTCAAAAATGGACAAAAATAAATGTCCAAAAATGAAAATCCGAAAAAAGTCTTGAAAAAGACCCTCTGTACACAGATTCCAAAGCTTAATGCTCTAAATTATGAAATTTATTCATTTTAATTTGTTATTGTAATTTTTTTGAAAAATACTTAAAAATATTTTCTTTGGAAACATTATGAAACAAAGTGAAACAAATTTTACGCAATTTTACGCACCAGTTTTTTCATGCAAAGATTGTGACTTTAATACGTGTAAAAAAAATGATTATGAAAGACATCTCCAGACCAAGAAACATAAGTGGAACAAAAATGAAACAAAAGCGGCACTTTCTCAAAAAAGTTTCTCATGTTTATGCGGAAAACTTCTTACCAGTAGGACGTCGTTATGGAGACATAAACAAAAATGTGATAACTTTAATAATGATGATAATAATTTCTCAAAACATTATTCACAACAAGAGCAATTATTAGATTATCTTATGAAAGAAAATTCAGAATTTAAAACTCTTATGATTGAACAAAATAAACAAATGATAGAACTAGCAAAAAATAGTGGAAATAATAATAATAATACTATTAATAATAGCTTTAATATTAATGTTTTCTTGAACGAAACCTGCAAAAATGCTATGAATATTATGGATTTTGTTAATCAATTGAATGTTAGTTCAAATGATTTAGAAGAGACAGGAAGACTCGGTTTTGCAGAAGGCATTTCCAAAATATTTATTAATGGATTGAAAAATATTGACATTCCTGATAGACCTATTCATTGTTCTGATTTTAAAAGAGAAACTCTATATATTAAGGATGAAGATCAATGGAATAAAGAAACTGATGATAAAATTGTCTTAACCAAGGCTATTAAACACGTTGCTCATAAAAATATGAAACAAATCAAAGAATGGACTAAGGACCATCCAGAATTTAATAATTCTGAATCCAAACAAAATGATAAATATCTAAACATTGTTAAGGAATCCATGTCTGGATCTAGCCAAGAAGAAACTAACAAAAATTATTTGAAAATTATAAAAAATATTGTCAAAGAAACTGTTATTGACAAATAAGTTATTTTTTATAAATTTTTTATAACAATTTTATAAAAAATTTATCTATAAATATATTAATAATATGTTAAATAAAACCGGTGGCGGGATAATGATACCAAACTTGAAACAATCATTATCTAAGGAAATATTTAAACATTACTTGAATAACTTTAATAAAATTACAATTATATCTTTTGGAAGATATGGTATTGTTGTTTTATTAACATTACCAGATAATTTAGATTATAGTAATGAGGATAAATTCTATAAACAAATGTCGCCAAATGAAAACTATGGTAAAATAGTAAAAAGCTTACTTATTAAAATACAATTTGTTAACTCTACTAAAAATTTAGAATTAACTTTAGGAGATCACACATTTTCATGCGTTACTGAAGGACAAATTCAGGATGAAACAAATATTCAAACAGATATTTTTTTTAAAACCGTAAACTTTATGCAACCACTCTGTCCTTCTATTATTTACGCTGAAATAATAAAAGACTATTCAGAAAAAAATATTATTTTAAATTTATTAAAAAAAGCAGATAATTTACCGTTTCCTATTGAAAATAATATTATTTTTAATAATGATATTGGAATAATAGTTATGGAAATGATTCATAATAGTAATACTTTATTTCACTATATTTATGAAAAAAATGAAAATATAGATACAATTAAAGAAGACATAAAAAAAATAAATAATAGTTTAGATCAAAAATACATTAATTCTATTAAAGATATAGATATTATTAAAAGAGAAATACAGATAGCTAATAATATATCTAGATATGCTTTATTAAAATTAGCGTTAGAAACTGGATACAATCATAATGATTTTCATAAGGGAAATATACTTATTCAACAAGATAAAACTTATTTTAAAGATATAGAATTTTCTCCGATTTTAATAGATTTTGGTAGAACTACAAAGTTAAATTTAGATATTTTAAATTCTATTAAAGAAAAAATACAACAAAAAAATTATATTGGTGCATTAGCTGAATTATGTAAACCTTATAATAGTAAATTAGATCATACAAAAATTTTAAATTATAAATATTACAGTTGGGTTTGCGGAAATTATGATGGACAAATTTTAAACAATAGCATCACTGAAAATGATAACATAATGATAAATGATTTATTTGAAAAGCGAGAATTAGCTATTGATGAAAATATTCATAATATGTCTAAATTACATGATGCAGATCCAAATAAATATCCTTTATTACCATTAGCAAATAATATAAAAAATAATTTATATAATGGAATGATTGGAGGTTTAACAAAAAGAAAGATAAAATCAAGGAAAAATAAAAGAAATAAAATAAATAAGAGAAATAAAAATAAAACGAATAATAATAAAACGAATAAAACTATTCCTCTAGTTAAAAAGAAATGAAATATTATTTAAACTAAAAATCTTCAAAACCAGCATCTAACCATTCTGATATTCGTTTTGGATGGAAGACAACCATCATTAATTCCTCCAAAAAGATATCAACCATTTGTTTTTTCATCGTTTTATAATCAATTTCAAATATAGTCGGATTTGATGAAAAATATTCCCAAAAAATTTTATCTTGATTTTGTTCTAATAAAGGAATAGCGTTTGGATTTGCTGATAAACTATCCCAATCAATTTTATCTACATTTTTTTCTAATAAAGGAATAGCGTTTGGATTTTCTGATAAATATTCCCAATTAATTTTATCTAAATTTTTTTCTAATAAAGGTATAGCATTTGGATTTGCTGATAAACTATCCCAATTAATTTTATCTACATTTTTTTCCAACAGAGAAATAGCATTTGGATTTTGTGATAAAAACGACCAACGAATTTTATCCTGATTTTTTTCCCACAAAGAAATAGCATTAGGATTTTCTGATATCCAAAACCAATCAATGTTGTCTTGATTTGCTTCTAATAAATGAATTGCATTTGTATTTGCTGATAAAACCCCCCAATTAATTTTATCTGGATTTGCTTCCAAAAGAGAAATAGCATTTGGATTTTTTGACAACATACACCAATCTATTTTATCCTGGTTTTTTTCTAATAAATGAATAGCATTTGGATTTTCTGATAACCATAACCACCCGATTTTATCCTGATTTTTTTCTAATAAATGAATAGCATTTGGATTTGCTGATAAAACCCCCCAATTAATTTTATCTGGATTTGCTTCCAAAAGAGAAATAGCATTTGGATTTCCTGATAATTCATACCAATTAATTTTATCAGGATTTTTTTCTAAAAATTGAATAGCATTTGGATTTTTTGATAATTCATACCAATTAAGTTTATTTATATTTACCCAATCTAACGGTTTATATAAAAGTTTATACATTTTTTGAAAGTTATTTAAAGTGGAATTCTGTAATAAAAATAAATCAATTTTTTAATATTATATTTGGTAGAATTATTTTTAATAAAATTGATTTAAAATCATTTCTTTTAATGATTTTAAATTTAATATATGGATAATAAAACAATAATTATTTATAAAGAATATGAAAAAATATCTCTACTTGAAAATTATTTAAATAATGATAAAATATTAGAAACTATTGTAAGTAATTTAATTGATTATTGTATAGATGAAAAATATAATTTAGCTGAAGAATGTTTTCTTATTCTAAAAACAAAAATCTCTGATTTAAAACTCTTTAATAAAATTATTAAAATTTCTTTATCTATTATTGATAATTCTCCATTGGAATGGAATATAAAAAATAAATAAATAGCTAATTCATTTTACCTTTCATCTTCTTAAATTGATTCCAAGAAACCTCTATTTGTGGTCCTTTATACTCAGGCGACGTTTTTGAATCACTTTCATTTAATTTTTCAGCCTTTTTTAATGCACTATCTACATAAATTCTTTTTAATAGAAGACCAAATTGATAAGCTCCCTCATGTTGATCAATTTTACTATCCTCAATATCTCTTAATACATCTAAAGCCTTGAATAAAATTTTTAAATCTATCTCATCTTTTCTAATCTTATTATAAATATCAGTATAATAGGTAAATAAAAAGTTACATTCTGACATACCTTCTAAATGAACAGCATCTTCGTCAAATGGATATTTAGCTTTCAACATAATTAAATTATTTACATCCTCTCGTAAAATATGACTATGTTTAAGTTTTCTTATTAGTTCTGTTTTATCTTCTACATTATTTGCTGAAATCATATTTTGTAATTGAAGGCGCTGATTATCATCCATAGTATATATAATTTAGAATACTATTTTTAAATTTTTTACTAATTATATTATTTATTATTTATTTTTTAAATATTTACATATATAAATGAGTATTCAACCTTTTACCCAATCTACTGCAATGCCTGCACAAAAATTTACACCTTTACCTCCAGGGGCAAATAGTCCTATGAGTGCTGGAATTATTACTCAACAAAATCAAGCAAAAAATCAAATGACTTTGATTGGAGCTGGTTTAAAAAGAAGAATCAGAGGTGGTGGAGCACAAATGGTTCAAGTGCCTCCAGTTCCATCCGGAGCTCCTAATTCATCTTTAACTGGTTCTAATTACAAAGATTTAACTCAATTAGCACAAAATCAACAATCACAGGCTGTATATGATAAAGCTCAAAATCCAGATGATACTGCGCTTATACAACAACAGACATTATCTGGAGGAAGTTTAAGAGGGGGGTATTGGCCAAAATGGGAATGCTTAAGTGGAGGAAGGAAATCAAGAAATTGTAAGAAACTGAGAAATTGTAAGAAAAAATCAAAAAATTCCAAGAAAGGTAAAAAATCCAGAAAAAATAGAAGAACTATTAGACGTCAGAAATAAAATTAGAAAATAAATATATATAATAATAATATAGATTATGCCAACTATGAAAAATTATTTAAACCTTATTTATGTAAATTTAGGGTTTATTGCTCAAATTACAGTAATGATGTATTTTAAATCAGCATTAGAAATTAAAGAAAATTGGCCATTGTATAGATGTAACCCTCCTTATTGGTTTTTTTCTGATAACATTATGAACGATTTTACATATTGTGTTCAAAATAGTCAAATGAATTTGATGGGAAGTTTACTCCAACCATTAAATTATATGGTATCAGCTTTATCTTCTGTAGGAACAGGTTTAAGTGATGCTATAAATGATATTCGTGAAGTAGTTTCTAATATAAGAGATTTTGTTTCTTCAATAATTGAAAGTGTTTTTGGTGTTTTTTATAATCTCATAATTGCATTTCAAAAGATTATCATTAGTATTAAAGATATGATGGGAAAAATAATTGGAATAGTTGCTACAATTTTATATGTTTTAGATGGTTCTATAAAAACTATGAATAGCACTTGGAATGGACCTCCAGGACAATTAGTAAGAGCATTAGGATCATGTTTTCATCCTGATACTAAGGTAAATTTGAAAAATGGAGAAATTTATTTAATGAAAGATTTACCTTTAGGTGCCGAGTTAAGTGATGGGGCAAAAGTATTCTCAGTTATGAAAATTGCTAATTTTAATGGGAAGCCATTTTATAAAATTAATGGCGGCGTAAATGGTGATCATATTTATGTAACAGGCGATCATTTTGTCTTTGATAAAGAATTTAAGAAGTGGATTCAAGTTAAAGATAGTAAATATGCATTTACACAAGAAGAAATAAAATCAGATTGGTTTTCATGTCTTATCACAACAACAGGAAAAATAAGAATAGGACAACAACTTTTTTGGGATTGGGAAGATGACGAATTAATAGAATAAGTATTTAAGAATTTTTATTCCGGTTATAAAATAGTTATTATTATCCATTTATATATTATATAATAAATGAATAATAATCTAAATAATGACAATTTTGATGTAACAGCAAATTTTATAAATGAAACCTATGATAAATTATCTTATTTAGATCTTTATGGTAATTCAGTTATAATATTTATTTTTATAACATTATTTGTATTTGTAATTTTCTCTTATTGCAATGTTATGCAATCTAAAGATCAAATTGCAAATGATTGGACAAACCAAAGATGTAAGCCTCAAAATATGGTTGTAGCAGGTTTTATTACACATCCTGAAGGAAAATCAGCTATAGAATATACAAGCGAAAACTTTCAATATTGTGTGCAAAATATATTAACAAATATTATTGGTTATGCACTAGAACCGTTTCAATTTATGATGTCATCATTAACAAATATTTTTAAAGAGATGACTGAGGCTGTGCAGCAAATAAGAGGTGTTTTTAATAAATTGAGAAATGGTATTTCTGATTTTGCCTCGGATGTTTTAAATAGAATTTTAAATGTCATGATTCCGATTCAAAAAATTTTTATAGCTGTTATGGATTCGTTTAATAAAGTGCAGGGAATCATGGTTTCAGGATTATATACTATGCTTGGTTCATATTATACTTTACAAACATTAATGGGAGCAATATTGGAGTTAATAGTTAAAATTTTAGTTGCCTTAGTTATTGTGATAGCAGGTTTATGGTTAATGCCATTTAGTTGGCCCGTTGCTACATCAATGACAGCAGTTTTTTTAGCTATATCGGTGCCTTTAGCAATTATTACATATTTTATGACAGAAGTCATGCATATAAAAAGTTCAGCAATTCCTAGTCTAAGATGTTTTGATGAAAGAACACATATATTTTTAGAAAATAGAACGTATAAATATATAAAAGATATAAAACCTGGTGATTCATTGATAGATGGGTCAATTGTTACAGCAAAAATAAAAGTTTTATCAAAAAATTTGGAAATGTATAATTTGAATGGTATAGTTGTTAGTGAGAGTCATATTGTAAAATACAAAGAAAAATGGATAAAAGTAAAACAACATCCTGAAGCTAAAAGAATAAATTATTATGACGAACCATATTTATATTGCTTGAATACAACCAGTAAACAAATAGTTTTAAATAATATGATATTTACAGATTGGGATGAAATATATGATGAAAGTTTAGAATATATTTTAAATTATAAAGGAATTGAAAAACCAGAAAATATTTCAAAGAAATTGGATTATGGTTATAATGGTAATATGAAAATAAAGTTACTAACAGGTGATAAGAAGCTAAAAAAAATAACCGTAGGAGATATATTAAATTCGGGTGATTTAATTTATGGGATGGTGGAATTAAAAAAAAATAATTTAGGAAAAAATGATGTTTGTATTGATATAAATGATGAAAGTGAATGTCTTTATAATTTGTTAGTTTCAAATAAATATTTTCAAATGGGATCAAATATTTATCCTGATTATAATTACAATATAGATTCAATTCTAGAAACCCGACCAAATAAAAATATTATCTAAAGAATATGTATAATATGGAAATATCTATCGGTTCTTATAAATTAAGGGTAGAAGTTTTGATTCTAATTGTTATTATTTTTTGGATTATGTTTGGTCATATGTTATGTTCATGTTGTAAATTTAATTTAAATTTTAGGGAAGGTTTCTCAGGAGCAAATTATTCTTCGGCTGGTCCAGAATTTGCTGGTGCAAAAACTCCAGATTGGATTATGAATCCTTCAACTTGGTCAATGCCAACGTTAACTTATAGTCCTGGAACAACTCCTGATACTGGGGTTAAAGCAATTTTTGATCGTCCAAAGCAACCAATTCCTTTACCGAAAGATGAATTGGATATGTTTGCAACTACAAAATTTAAACCTGAATGTTGTCCTAATGCTTATTCAACAAGTACAGGATGTGCTTGCATGACAGTTGGACAATATAATTATTTAAGAGATCGCGGTGGAAATAATGTTCCATATTCTGAATATTAAAAGTTAAAAAGTTAAAAGTTAAAAGTTAAAAGTTAAAAGTTAAAAGTTAAAAGTTAAAATAATTTAAAGATAAAAATAATATTATATTTATATTTAATGAATTATGATGATAACCCAAATTTTATAAAAGTAGATGATTCTAAAATAATCAATGAGAAATGTATACGATGGGTAAAAAAAATAGATGAATGTTTAGAAATTTGCACTAGATCAGCAGGTTGTGATATGGTTCTTGGATTTAATTGTCATAAAGTTTGTAAAAAGAATAATCCAGATAGTTATGAAAAGTTAAATAAATACTTTGAATAATTCTTTATAAATTTTATAAATTTTACAAAAATTATAAAGATACAATAATATATATAAGATATTCTAATTATCTATAAATTGGAAAAAATATTTGTAATGTATTGATTTAAACAATCAACTATTTGTTGGAGTTTTTCAACATTAGTTGATAAATTCTCTCCAAACCCTGGCGGTAGATGTCTAATTACAGCATCTAAAACCACCGCATAAACTTCGGTATAAAGTTGATTAATATCTTTAGATCTTCTTACTAAATTTACGAGATCTGCAGAAATCCTATCAATCTCTTCACGTCTTAAAAACTTATCATCACCTGCTCCAACAATTTTAGTTAGGATATCTTTTATACCTAATCCAAAAGTAACCTCGTCAAAATTAAAAAGAGTCATGATAATATAATTAAATATTTTTTTATAAAAAATATTTAATAATTTATCCAATTGCTGGAAATGAACCGGCAATATTTCTAAAGATATAATTAAATGTTGTTTCTAAATATTGTTTTATCATATCCAAATAAATATTTATTTCAGAAAAATATGAAATCATTATATAATTAATAAATAAATAAATTCTATACTTATTTCTGAGTAAAAGAATAAAAAGGTCTATTATTTCTAATATTATTTCTAATATTATGCCTATATATTTGTTTTAAAATTTCAAAATTTATTGTTGGATAAATACCAAAACTGTTTCCTGTAGGAGGCACACCACGATCATAAAATATTGCAGTTGATGTTATCTTTCCACTACTAAATCTGGACATTGTTATATTGAGATTATATAATATATTTTATCTAGAAATAGAAATAAAATTAGAAATGCTCCTTCTAAAGAAAGGAGTAAAAAAACCTGGTCTGGCAGGTTGAAACACAGCATAATTCCCAGACGATATTAAACCAAAATCTATAAATTGATTAGGAACACCTCTACGATAAAAAATAGTGCTTGTTTTTCCGTGACTGCCTGCTCCCATTAATATATTAATATAGTAAATTAAAAAAATATATAATTTACAAATATAATTTACAAATATAAATGATACAATGAAGGATTTAATCCATCAGTTTTTTTTATCATTTTATCAACTATTTCATTCGTTACAGTGAAAGGGAATGCAACTTTTAATGACATGTCTTCTTCAAATAAATTTGAATCTGGACGCATTAAGCGGTAAAGATTTAATTTTGTATAAATTATTTCTAAACATCTTTTCAAATTTCTAACTCCATCTTCTTTATTACAGTGATTTTCAATAATATAATGCAATGTTTGATCTGGAATGATAATATCATCTGCTGCAAATTTTACCTGATCTCTAATTCTTGGTAATAAATAATCATTAGAAATAACGGATTTTTGCTTTTGATTGTAACCCTTAGTTTGAATTCTATACATTCTATCCTTTAGAATAGGGTTTACCTTTGATTCATCATTATAACTAAATATAAATAAACATTTGCTTAAATCAAAATCAATTTCTGCGAAATATTTATCATGGAATTGACTATTTTGTGATGTATCAGTTAAATGTGTTAAGATACCAGCAATTTCTTCGCCTTTTGGCGTATCACTAATTTTGTCTAATTCATCAAAGTATATAACTGGATTCATACATTTACTATCAATTAATATTTGAACAATTTTTCCCCAAGTGCTACCTTCATATGTGTAACCATGACCTTCCAAGAAACTACTATCTGTAGCACCTCCTAAGGCAATAAATGCGAATGGTCTATTTAATATTTTACTAATTCCTTCTTTGACTAGGGAGGTCTTACCTGTTCCCGGAGGTCCATGAATGGCAATAGCAGAACCAATTGCCTGTGGATTTGTAATTAGTTGACCTAACATTTGCATAATCTGCATTTTAGCGTCATTTAAACCATACACAGCATCATTTAATGTTTTTTGAGCATTAGCCATAAAATCATGACATTTTTCAACTCCGTCTTCTATACTCAATGGTAGAGATTCAATTTTACTAAACGGAATTCTCATAAAGGTATCAACCCAATTTTTAATTTTATAAAATTCTCCGGAACCTGGTTCCATATAACGTAGGGAACTGATTTTTTTCATTGCTGCAGCTTTGAATATAACTGGAATATCAGATTCTAATAGTGTTAAACGATATGGTTTTTCAATTCTAGTAATTTTATTAATTTCTCTTAATTCTTTGATAATCTTTTTTTGTTCAACGGTTTCTAATTTTTCATAAAATTCAAAATCATTCATTGTATTTTT